AGCGCACCGTTGTCCTCCGGACAGAGCCGGTGTTTGGTGCCAAGAGCAAGAGCCCTGACACTTACAAGGAGTTCTCAGATATCTTGGTTCCTTTTCTGGACCAGGAAATCAAGCTCACGGCACTCACCGATGCCCTGGTGTTTGGCGACGCGCGCGACAAGAGGTACACTGTGTACGCAGCGGGTGTGTTCTGGGGTATGTGTGACGAAGCCACGCAAAAGAGTTTCAACCCGCCAGCCGCCGCTCCAGCCATCACTGCCTAAGTGAACTTGCCAACTAACAAAAAAATACAAAAACAAAAACAAAGAAAAAAATAAACTTTGTACTTTGGACTATTTGGATTTGGCATTGGAATTAGTAGTAATGAGTAGTTCTAGCTTGCGCCAACAAAAACTTTGCTTTGAATATAAAACTAATAACTATTATAATGCAACTGTGGGAGCCCTAGCAACACTTTTTGCTACTTTGCCTACACTTGCGCTACCACCAGTTATAAAGGATCCAAACATCATAAAAGCTACAAAACCTATAAGTAGAAATACTGCTATGATTGCTACGGCAATCATAGTCCAACTATTGAAAAGACTACCAAGCATATCAAACATGGAATTAAAAACACCTTTGCTTTCCGCTTCAGCTTTAGAATCTATATGGTCAGATATTTTGTGAAGAGCCCCGGTATATTGTGATGTATCAACAATGGCTTGAGACACCACTTTAGCACCTTGTTCCTGCGAGAATCCAATAGCTGTCACACTTCCACCAACGTCGCTGAGGGATAGTGTCTGGGCCTGGATGCTGCTGGCTACTTGTTCGGACAACGTCTCATTGTGAATACTGGTTCTTAGTATATTTTTGATAGTGGTTTCTGTATCTGAGCTGGATTTGGCTACTGCTGTGAAATCACCTGACATACTTTTGGACTGATTGGTTATTGCGGATGCAATTTGAGTCTGTATTTGATTTTGCATATCATTCGAAAAAATACACTTCATATTGATACTCACACCTTGTTTCTGATTAGTTCCGCTTAAGTTTACGTCACCATGAACATTCTGTACTTTGATCAATTGTGTTTGTGAAGCGCTGCCCACACATGACTGAACATTTTTATTAACAGCGTTAAAGGCAATATCTGTTATCTTAGTTATAGTAGATTTTGAACTACTTCCTCCCATATATTATAATGGCTACATTTTTTAAGGCACTTTATTATGCCGGTAATCCTGAAAAGGATGTAATAAGAATTAGTAAAATTGGGAAGAGTACAAGGATGCCCACTGGTTGGGATCGTAATATTAGTGCTATATTAGTAGATGAAGGACACAACCTATGCATATACGATTCACAATACCTTCAAAGTGCTCCTCAAGGTAACGCTACATGTGTGGGACCTGGCGATTATCCAGATCTGAGACAGATTGTGCGCGGCAATGGACACAACTGGGATAATCAAATCAGATCTTTTCAGATACGTAAAGATTGTGATAATCCTAAGTGGACATGGGACAAAGATTGTTTTTATGCGGATCCCGAAAAAACAATTGGCAATTGCAGGGATAAAGAGTCTCAATGTTTTCGTAATCGTATGATGCAATGTAATGCAAGCGATGATCCTGATGAGAATTGTATTAACTTTTGTGTCAAAAATCAGGGTGAATGTGATCAAGCAATAAATAAATACTGTAAGAAAGAAGAAAATAAGGACAAAGATATTTGTTCGTGTCTCAATAGTCCTGCAAGGAAATATAACCCGTTATGCATTGATAGTCGTTGCGCGCGTATAGGTTATGCTACGAATAGTATGTTGAGGCAACCTTGTCCGTCAATTACAGATTGTGGTATTTATTATGATATTAAAGGCACGGGTGGCAACATAGATTTTACCGATTCTAGCTTGGAACAACGGTGTTCTAGCAGTTCCGACACCAACGTAAACGCCAAAGTCGACTTGCCGCCAAATCTATACGACAACGTTATCAAGAATCTCAAAGATAAATTATCAAACCCACCGAATCCATCAAATCCATCAAATCCATCAAATCCATCAGGCTGGAGTTGGTGGTCGTGGATATTTATTCTCATTGCCGTGTTAATTTTGATATATATTGGATCGCGTTTACAATTGCAATTTATCAAGAAGGTGCCTAGACCTACATCAGCTGTCAAATTGTTATAATTAGATTATATATATGGCTAGTTTTTATCATGATGGATACGGTGATAGGAAAAATAGAGGAGAACAAACATTAAGAATGGAAAAAACCGGAACACAGAACATTATGCCGTCTGGTTTTTCATATAATATAAGTTCATTAAAAGTAGATCCTGGATATGAATTGTGCATTTATCAGAGACCATATCTGCAAACTAGTGAGCCTGGTAATATTGTTCCCTACTGCACAGGAGAAACACGCATGGATGAATTATGGAAAGTTAAAATGGGAAGCAGATGGAATTGGGATAACAATATTGCCAGTTTCACCCTTAAAAAAGATTGCAACCATCCCAAATTTATGTGGGACAAGGATTGTATTTATGCAGATAAAGAACATACTACTGGCAAATGTAGTGATAAACAGTCACAATGCCATCGCAACAGAGTAATTCATTGCAATTTATCTGAAGATCCCAGTCATGAATGTTTGCATTTTTGCAACGAGAACCACGGTTCATGTGACCTGGTTATGAAAAAATTCTGTGCTTTGCCTTACAATAAGGACAAGGATGAATGTTCATGTATAAATAGTCCTGGATCTAAGTTTGGTCCCTCATGTTTCGATAACAAATGTGTAAATCTAGGTTATCAGACTAAGAAAATGATGGAAGAAGAATGTCCCGATGAAACAGATTGTGGCGTGTACAATAGTCTGCAAGGTCAAGTTGATTTTACTGACGGTACTATTGATGGTAGATGTAAATCTAAAACTAAAACCAATGCACCTAAAATTACACCTAAAGTACCTAATCCTGAAATACAAGTAACTCCCGTGACACAAATGAAAATCCAACCGTCTTCAAACTCAAACTCAAATGGTTCTTCCGTGTGGATGTATGTCTTGATAGTAATAATAATTGTACTAATGATTTTAGTGGCATATATACTACTTCGTGGCAGAGCTCCGGCTACTGTACCACTTAAACTTAAGTCTGCGTTTAACATGACTGTGGCGCCATTATTAAAAAGAATTAGATAAATAACAAAGTACAAAGTCAAAGTGGTGGTAAAAACCACCAGGTAAATAATTATGAATAGCATCGCTTACTGGTCAGTGGGCTTGCGCGGTCGGCGACGAGGCTTGACAGACTTGAATCCCTCGTTGTCCGTAGCTCCGCCTCGCTTGGCAGCCGCTTGGTCAGCTTGGTACTCAGACATGGTGCGTTGAGGCTTCTTGCGGTCCTCAGCAGCAGCCTTGCTCTTCTCGTGCATGGTGCTAAGGCGCTTCTGATAGGACTTGAGGTCCCAAATCAGCATCACCTTCATGCATGTGGCGGAACGCTTGCGGCCAGTGTGCTTGTCTGTAACCTGAAACTCGCGGTCTCGCCCAATCTCGACGCGGACAACGCATCCGAACAGAGCAGTACCCGCCTTCTCAGTATCCAGTTCATCGTTGATGAGCCGGATAACGGTCTTGCCACCAGGGAGCTTGCTGGCGTCCTTGCGGCTCTTCCGGTCATGAACACCTTGCAGAAGGAGAGCAATGGGCGAGCTCTTCGTGTCGATGTCTTCGCCTGGAGACACCATGTAGGTCAGGTCTTGAGGAACCTCCAGCTCGACAATCTCAGTGATGTCTCCTTCCTCATCGGTCTCTTCAATGATGTTCTTGGCCGGTAGGTAATAACGAGCGACCTCGGCGCTGTCATGACCGCGCGCGACAGCAGTTCCGGTCTTGCCCTCCTCCAGAACAACATCCTTGCGAATGCTGTCTAGAAGTTGAGCCTTGAGGAGAGCAAGATGCGTTGCCTGGCGTTCCTCCCGCGCCTTACGCGCCTCAGTTTGGTACTCGTCCCGTGTTGAACGCACACGAGCAGAACGCGCAGCGAGGGATGTGGATGTGGACTTGGTAAATACAGTAGTTGTTTCTTGTGAAGTCATGTTGACATTCTTAACTTGAAGATAGGGGACAAGTGCCGTTATGATCAAATTTGCACCCGAGACACAATAACAGAATTCCAGTTATTTAGAGCGACCAAATTTTCTTTCGGCTATTTTTACGAAGCGAAAGTAAAGTATAGTATGAACTACCAACATCACTATGAAGGTTATAATAAAAGTTATAATGCACGGTGTTAGGCAGTCCATAAAACCACAATCAAACGCGTTATCTAACATATAAACAGTTAAATATAATATATTTTACTGATTATATACCATGTCAGTGATACTCGATAAGAAACGTATTTCTACTAAATTAATTGCTAAACACGAGCAACGCGGTGGCTATCGAACTGCAGAGATTGACGCGGCTTTGGATGATCCCAACGCATACATACCGGTTACGTGGGAAGAAAGACGCGATGCCAGTATACCAGGCCAGGCAAGGCGTAAAAAATGGGCTTATCAGAATGATTCATGGTTTGACTATCTAGATATAAACAATGAATATCTTGTGGAAAAATGCGAGGCCAACGGGATCACAGATCCAGATACATTGGAAAGAGTAAGAACATGGGGTAGTGTTATATATGATACCGTAGAACCTGTAAGACAGGCCACTGGAGATGAACTCTATCTCACAACACAGGGTAAATATACAGAAGAAATACCCGATGATGTAAAAACGTCTCTAGAAGAATACAGTAAAATTACCAGAAAGGTAGCTAAAGATACAGTGCAAAAATGTAATCTTAAATATCATACTCCTGAAAGGCAGCAGATACAAGAAGCGGCACAATGTCAAGCATTAAGTTGCGATCATAGACGGACTGTTAACAACCAAGATGATTTAGACGAGATCTTGCGCGATCCCTCGTTGACGCCCGCGAAAAGAAGACAATATGCCAAATGTGGCGAATTGCAAGAATTCTGTAAACATCCTGATAATCGTTTTCCGCCAATGTTTCAACGTCAGTCATACAGACATATAACTAACTCGGGTGTAGGTGATTGTCTTTTTATAGCAGTTGCCCGTTATCTTGATATGGGCCAAGTTTTATCCGTGGAAACAGGGCAAGGTATGGCTGTAAAAACAATGGATGGCAATTATCATTTTCCTGATCATGTAGAGATTGAACAAGATGTTCCCAAAGAACATAAAATAAATGTTCCAGGCGAGGACAAAGACAAGGTGTTGAGTAATAGATTAAGAGTCATGACAGTGGAATGGCTCAGAGATAATCCTAACTATCTCATTACAGGTTCCGGTATAGTTAAGCATGAATTGGCCATATCCTTTTTAGATAATAATCCAAGTATTATTCCCGCCAGACAACAAAAAATTACTCTCATTAAATATTTCAAAGAACATGAGGAATTGGGTAATTTGTTCAAAGCTGCCAAGAATCATAAATCTGACATTCAGGCAGCAAAACAAATTGTAGAGAGTGAGCCACCTGCCGACAAAGCAGAAGCAGTTGAGCACTTTATTACTTTCTTAAATGAACAATATCTCGAACGTATGTCAGACAATCATGTGTATGCGGGACCACAAGAAGTAATAGCATTATCTCAGGTATTGAGAGTTAACATATTGATAGTTCAAAGTATGGGGGATGCATTGGTATATAACATGGGTGGAGTCGTACCGGACACAGAGAAATATATGACGATATACCACAATGTTGATGTTCAGGCCAGTGGCGGTTTTAATCATTATGAAATTATGTATCCCGAAGCCTATCTAAAGACAATAGTTAGAGTTAAACCCAGCAAATTAAAATTAAAATTAAGCGAAGAAGATCTCAGTGTAATGTATTCTGTTGTAAGTTATTGTGGAAACAGCAGTCCTAAGACAATATCCCCGGTAGCACTTTTAACTAATTATAAGGCATGTTTACAACAAACAGCGCAGACAGACAATATTCTCAAAATGCTTCTGTCTGACATGTGCGATAAATTACACATGATCGATAATGAAAATCTGTGCGAAATTACAGTAGATTTTGTAGCAAAATACTTGCCACAAGTTACAGAATCTGTTAGAGTTGATCTCATAATGGAATTAGTTGCCTATTTATCTCAATTTTATGATCAAGATGGAGGTTATCCCCAGGCAAATTTAAATTTGGAATTGTTAGAAGAAGCCGTCCATAATGCATTTGTTGAAATGAGCAGTATCAAGCAATTATACAGCGAAACAACTGGCGAATATTATTTTCAACAATTGATTCCTGAAGCTGTGAGTGATTATGCAGACGATGGTATGGAATTCATGGAACTTGCTGAACTTTGGGCAGCAACTGCTGATTTAGGCAGAGATGACAGCCAAATTATTCGTTCATTTATAGAAGATACTGTTATACCTCATATTGTTATATCATACACATTTCATAAACAAACTTATGAAACAGACCCCCAGTACATTGGTTTACAATTACCGTTGACAGCTGAATCTTTATTGTCAACATACAAAGGTAATTACGCTTTTATGGATTTTAGTATGGATCAACAGGAACAACAGGAACAACAGCAACAGCAAGAACAGGAACAACAGGAAGAGGAGGAAATATCGATTATAAGCGATGAATATGTTGAACTGTATTCACGTTTAGTTGATCTACTACCCATGCATGTGGAACTGTTGGATGATGATTCATTGAGTCAAATAGAGGATGCAGCTGAAACAATGGGTATGTCAATAGATGATATAGATGATGAACTGTTGGCTATGGTAGCATCGCAAATATTAGAGCAATAAAACTTAAAACATTAACAATATGAAATGCATCAACGAAGCTCTGTATTTCTATATGAAATCGCAATCTATTAGACTCCCTGATGATTGGAACAACAGGGAGTTTTGGTATACTATAGGATGTTACTGGATAGATCATTGTGGTGGAGGAAGTAATTTGTTGTGGTTGATAAGAAAAACATATAACTATGTTACCTTGAACGACGATCTAAGTCTTGTTGAAATTATTAACCGGCAATTATCTCTTGTACATATTATCAAACATTACCCTAGTGAAAAAGAAGTCGATCGAGTTACACCACCGCCTAGTTGGACAGATATTATTCGAAAATCAAAGTGTAGTGATGCACATATATGTAATTACAACTGGATTTGTACTATATTTATGCACGAAGAGGATAAAATCAGAGTACGGAAAACTATGTCATTGGCAATGGTACGTAATCATACTGGTTTCATAGTGACGTCCAGGTTTCGGACACAGCCAAAGATTATAAAAGATATACTCGTAGCTAAATTAGGGTTAAATGTAATTACAAGGACTAAGGACAGGTAACACACGAAGATAGACCCTAAGGAAAAATGATTTATGAAGTTTTTGTTCTCATCTGTACTATGTGATTACAACATGGCAAACAAATCACTATCTATTCTACGTATTGAGGCTGAGGCATTAAAGCAAGATATTCGTAATAAGCATCATGAGCTAATTGCAAGTTATTTTGACACAACACACTTCGACGATTGGAACGTCAGGCATATTCTTGATATGTTTAAAGAATGTTTCGCTGACGAGATCTTCAGTGATCTTCGCCTCCAGAGGAGGACGATACATATTTCGTCAAGACAGACTCTAAGCTGACAATCAGGTTTATAGTGCGTTTACCTGAATGGCAGATGAGAAATTGGGAAAAACCATATCTCCTCGATCCATTCAAAAATGTGAGACTTGAAGCGATTAAGTCAGAAATTACGGATGACGGAATGGTAGAAACTGAGTATGAGCTCACGGCTTGGGTTAGGATTAGGGTTAGGGTTAGCAGCAAACACTAATTGCTCTCAAAGTAAAATCTCAACAGTTAGGATTTTTAAAGCATTTTTTAGTTATAAATCCCACTCAATAGCGTAATCTTCTTCTTCGGAGTCCAAATCCTCAGTGTCTGCGATTTTCCGCCTAATTAATGCCATCATCTTTTTCTTTTCTTTGGCGCTCAGCTTTTTCTTGCTACGTTTAGCTTTAACCGTGTTGCCGGTAGCATTAACCAATTCCTCTACTTTCTCAAATCCAACATCTTGTTTCACAATCTTGTTCATCCATTCAACATCTCCTGCCGTATTGATTCTTCCGGCTTCCAAGACCCAACGCTCGGGGCACAAATGCCTGCAGAATGCATCGTTATGCGTAATCATAATTATACCACCTTCGTATCGCGTTATAGCGTCAGCTAGAGCACCCAATGAGTCTCGATCCAGGTAATTGGTAGGTTCATCAAGGATTAGAATATGTGGTTGATCCCACATAGCTGCAGCAAGTACAACTTTTACCTTTTGACCTCCCGACAACGCGCCAATTTTGAAATGTGTGCTGTATTCTGGTTCTAAACCAGTATCACTCAGATGTTTCTCGATATTGTCCTGTGTTAAGGCTCTGCCAATGAGATCGCGTGAGTTGACCTTCTCGTCAACGGCTCGAATAACTTTGGCATAGATAGTGTTAAACTTAAGCAAATCAGACTCCTTAAACCAATCTGTTCCAGCATTAAGCCATTTAATCTCGTATTCGTATACCTTCTTTTTACCTTCCTTATCCCTTCGTTGGTCAGTGCAGTGTGAGATGACGCGTTGTTCCTTTTTGATTTGACCCTTGTCGTCTTTCCATGTGTAAGTAACTGGTTGGCTGAGAGCTTCAGTTTCAGCATCTGTGAGTTTCATGGACGCCTTGTCTAAACCTTCACGATCGCTACCAAACCTGTAACGCCATTGAATATATTGATTCGGTGTTTTATCCAAATGATTTTCTATGTGATGAAAAGCATGTTGCGCAATGTAACCGATTTTGGCATTGGGGTATTTCCATACTGTGCCTATGGTGGGTTCCAATTCGCCGGTCAATACCTTTATCATAGTTGATTTACCTGCACCGTTCACACCTACACATGCTACTCGACTAGCCATGGAAGCTCCAACTGTAATATTCTCTATGGTTGGAGCAGTGTTGCCAGGGTAAGTAAATGACACATTGCTCATTTTCAATAGACCTTTACCGCGTGATTTTACCCCAAGAAGAAAACCAGGTTTGGGGAATGAGAAGCTAAATTTGTCAGCTTTGAATTCAAAATATGTTTGAGCTTCGGGATGTTCCTTGACGAATTCCGAAAGGTTGCCCTTGTGAGACTTAAGTTTAAGTCTATCAATCTGTAGAATGTAATCACAACATTCATCCAGCAAACCAGCGTCATGTGATACCATAATGGCAGTGGTATTGTCCAATGAGTTGATGTAACTTTTCACCCATTTTACGTTCTTAACATCCAGATGATTCGTAGGTTCATCCATAAGAATGATGTCAGCTTTCTGCAACATGGCGCGCGCCAGAGCAAGTTTCATTCTCCAACCACCAGACAGGGAAGAAATAGGATCATCGCAATCTCCACCACTTCCAGCAGACTTGCCTTCTGAAAAACCCACCTTGGTCAACATATCTCTAACCATTTTTTCAGTTGCGCCCATTTGAATTATGTTAGGAGAATTGAGTACATAATTGACACAATTCAGGTGGGATAGTTCACCTTGAATGTCAGATTCAACGAACACTGTGCGAACCTCATCGCTATCCGGAAAACCATCAATAGAATTGTCCGCGATTGCCTTCATCAGAGTGGTTTTGCCACTATCATTCTTGCCTAGAAGTCCGTATTTCTTACCGCGGACAAGTTTCATAGTTGTGTTATGCAGCAGAACGTTAGTGCCGTAAGCCAATGTGAATTCACAGTTGCACAGTAGTTCACCTTCATCAGCCTCATCAGTATTGTCAGCACTTACATTAATAACGGTGCATGCTTTTTCAAACAATACATCAATCACGTCTTGACTAACATAAGGTGATAGTTCGCTAAGATATTCATCTCTTTCAATAGTCTTGGTCTTGATTAATGAGGACGTTATTTCCGCTACATACATAGCATCATAAAGAGGCATGTTACTTACCTGTTGCTTAACGCACTCAAATATGCACGATGTCTTACGAAATGGATTCTCATCTGCAACTTTGTGAGCCTTTTTCTCCATTTCTACCAGGGACAGATATGTTTGAAGTGCAACTGAACGTGCCTCTGGGTTAGCAATAGTGTCGGCCACACGTTCTAGAGCCGGCAATAGTTCTTCGAAGAAGGGCAACGCTTCCAGGGGATCTTCAAGCAGTTTAGTCATATTTTCCACTATCCTGGCGCACACACGCTTGACAGTCGAGGTACATAGCCTAAATCCTGAAAGAATCAAGGGAACAATGACAGACAACGCGGATCCCTCCATAGTCTGCACAAACACAACACCACTTAGTTTATTGATAACTTCGGCGCTGCGGTCTCTGTTAACAATAGCATCAACAAGGTCCTCAATAAGTGGTTCAAGATCACGGTTTGTTACTCCCTTCATAGCCAGAACTAGAGTGTCACGTGCTGTTTGTGGTACATTTTTGCCAATTTGATGAAGCATGGGAGAGATCCGTGGGATTAGTTCCGGTAATGTAGCAGACAACAGATCGCGATCTAGGTCGTCTACACGTTTAATATATGCCTCAACCAAAAGTAAGGTCGAAACCTTACTTTTGTCCTTAATATTATCTTCCAATGCCTCAAACATGATTTTGGTGACATACGGAAATGCTTGAATAGATAACTTATCCACGATGAGATTTCCTAGTTTAATCGCCTGTTCGGAAACAGCCGGTTTATCACTCATCCGCTGGATAATAATGGGAAGAAGTGATTCTACCAAATACGCCTCGACTTCACGGAAGTTGAAGTCATCCTTCTCAAGGGTCAAATGCATTTTTTCTAATGCATTTAATCGGGGATTGATCGTGGTTTTTTTATGCGCATCGGTAAGTGTAGGTATCATATCACTGAGCCATTCGACAATGGATTCGTTGGAGTTAGAAGTGACTGAAATTGAATTGGAGAGCATTAAATATTTCGTAATTCTCATTTTTTAATTCAAAATACAAAGTTCAAAGTAAGTAATTACAATTTACAACTACGATTTATTTAATACCATTTTACAGCACATAATGTATATCTTAAGAATGGTATAACATGATAGGCGCAGCCCATTTCTTTACACCGTTCTCGCCGTTCTGTATTATCTATAGAATCGTACACGGCAGACAACATACCGTCCAACAATAATGTATTTACCTCATCTTCACCGAAAGCTAATTTGTCGGGTTCTGTCTGTACGATTTGTTCGAGATTGTCCTCTTCTTGTTTAGTTTTAACATATTCTTTTCCTTTTACGATACGTAGAACTTGTTCTATGGTTATGTGTTCCGTTATCAGTACTTCCAACAATAAGTCTTTCTGTTCGAGACTCAAATATTGTTTGAATTGTTGTGGCTTAGTACCATGACCCGCTATCAATAATCCTATGCACTTTTCGTCTATAACGCTAGATAGTTTTTCCTGCACAGATTTCAAATATTCATGTACGCTGTTTTCACGCAGACGCATAATTCTATTTTGGCTTTGCCCACCCCTTGAATGGTTGTTTTGCAACTTGGTATCATATTTACCCACTTTTTCAAGATGTTCCAACCCCACCGTATAACGATAGAATGTTGAACATTGTCCCTTCAAATGTAAAACCATGTGATACTCGTCTAGTGTTTGATATAACGCTTGTATACATTCCGTGTAAAAAACAGAATCACAACGGTAGAAACTGCGTTTGATGGGATGTTCTGGAGATATCACAGTAATGCTATGCTGGTTACCTTTTTTGCTAAACATACTGCCCAGCAAAAAAAGCAATTCCTTGCTCTGGCAGTTGTTTCATTTGTTTCACGGATACTTTGATGCTGGTTAAAGCATCTTGAACGGCATGACGGTTTACACGACTTTTAATATTACTGGCTGCGGAATATTCTGTTGTTATTTTAGATGTCAAATCGGAAATTTGACTGCCTGCCCGGCAAATTAGCGTAATAAAACCGGTACCTCCTTGTTTCTGTTCTTGTAACTCTTTTAGTTCTTGTAACTCTTTTAGTTTTTGTAGTTCCATTATAAATCATTTTTAAATAGGACGGTATGCTTTTTACATTTGTTAATTTAAATTGATCGACTTGAAGTTTTAATTAATGGACGCATCAGCACCTCCATCATATTACAATAACAATAACAATAACACGGATAACAAGCAGGCAAGATTTGATGAGTTAACGCATAATTTGGGTTTGGAGCTTACGATCAAACAAGAAGTTCGCCATATTCTATGTGGTAGCAAGAAAGTTGTTATTATTGATAATTCTCCTTCTATGAATAACGCGGTTAACCCACAACAAACTCATCTTGTTCCAAGTCAGTTTGGCGGAATAATCAAGAGATATACTGAGCTTAAAGAATTGTTAAAGCAAGCCCTTCCAATTTTGGCCATCGATTCACCGGACGGTGTAGATGTCTGGTGGATTAATAACCCAATGGGTCAGCGGGCATTATATTATCGGGACAAAGTAACATCATATGATGACATTCGCCAAGAAATGGAAATGAATCTACCCGCTGGTAGCACGCCGTTGGAACCTGTATTGAAAGCCGTTATGAATAAATATACAAGACATGGAGCACAAGAGACATATATGCATTGTATGGTTTTTCTCGATGGTGAACCTGATGGAAAGGAGGCAGGTAAACAGCAATGTTGTAGTATCATACGAAAACGCGGAAATCCTAAGAGAAATATTATGAACTTCGTGGCATGTACTGACAATGATGCTGAAATTGCGTGGCTTAATCGTATGGATAAATATCCAGGCATTGACATTGTAGATGACTACAATTCTGAACATATCGAAGTTCTCCGTGCAGGACGCGTAAAGACATTCACGTACAGCGACTATGTAGTCAAAGCATGTATAGGAGCTGCCAGCAAAGTTATTGATAGACTGGACGAGCCGACAATATCTCGCCGTTTTCAACTATTTTTCTCTTGTAGATAAATTATACATCTCTAACCTGCACCTGCGGTTCTTCTCGCACGCAATGGCAGTGGCATCGTGAACATATCACCATCCAGGAGAAGATAGCGCCGAAACTTACTCCTATTATAATATTAACCCAGAAAACACTTACCATATTATTTTTATCAATTCGAATTCAAATTTGATTTAGACATCTCCCACACTTACCTGCTGCAAATTATTGTCGGTCCCTTCTATCGTACGGGACCGACCATTTTTCAATCGTACAACAAGAATAGAGTATGCCTAAACTCATACATATTAGCCAAACCAAGAACGCAACCTCCATGTTATTTATTTGACTGAATCAATTTAAAAATGAATACTATAATAAGTTAATGTCTATCCTATGGCAAAAATTCAAAACTTTTTTCAATATAGATTATGAGGATGTTCCTACAAGCCCTGTAGAAGAATGTTATCACTATTCTGCACCGCTGCCTGACTGCGAAATTAAGCGATGTTACGAAGAACGTGTTCAACAAGGTAAAAGGGTATTACCTTATTGCGTTGATCATTACCGTATGATTAAAAAAGGAATAGCTATAAATTGCGTATGCGAAAATCCTTCCTGTGATGTTAATGTGCTGGACTCTAATTCCGAGTTCTGTACGAAACATAGGTAGTTTAAAAATTTTTATGTTCCTATGCTTATGGCACTTTCTTTGATACCTTCGATGTCTTTTCTACCGTAACCCTTGGTTTTTAAATGATTTTCCAAGTTGTTACAGTATTTACATGCGGTCCCCAAAAGCTCAATGAGCTTATCATGCGTTAAATCTTTATCGTTTGAATTATCTTGCAGTGCATCGCACCGTTTCTTTAGTCTTTGTATTGTGCGCTTTTGTGTTTTAGATTTTTTGTTTGCATGGGTAGGCATATAATCTATAATCATAATTTATTTTGTAATTTTTTCATCCATAATATTGTATGGGAATGAGGAATGCCTACCCGCAGCGTATCCTATACCCTTCAAAGCCCGCGCAATACGATATAGTTTATTATTGTGGATCATCCATGGCACCGCAGCAAAAAGGATTTTAACTTGTTCACAATACCAATCTAATTCTGATGCTCCACATATTAGTTGGTCAAATATAATTGCTTGCAACACATTGTCCCAGCTTTTTTCCAGCGCATTTAGTAATTTGTCCTCCTTGATGTATTCTATAGGAAATAGATCTCTTTGGTACAACAAAGTATCAAGCCAAAATTTTTTGATCCATATCATTTATTATGTATGTATATTATTCCGTTCCGTTTGTGCCATTTACTATAAAAGTTTCATTATCATAACACCCCATATCACAATATCTTTCACATATAAACTTTAGATTACCGAAAAATATCACTTCAATCGGGTTCATATGTCTACATTTGTAGCAATTAAATCCTACACAATAGTTATCCTGGCCCATAACTACCATGTTAACAGACGAGCACTCTGTGCATGAATATGTACAACCATTCACGCAAATATCTTTGTAACAACACATATCTGTTCCACAATGAGTGTGTTGATCAACACAAGCCTCCACACGATGCAACTTATTTATTGTATCACAGTCTTGACATTTTTCCATCATGGTATAATTATTAATGAATCAATTTAAAAAAATTAAAATTGAAAAATACCTGAGATTAATGGGAAAAACAAAAGGATGTTCTACTATTTACAATCTGACTGGTTTCCCAGGAGCCGGAAAAACGACAGCAACTGTCCGTTTTGCCAACAAGTTGAAACGGAAAGGTAGCAAAATAATTACATTGGATTCTACTAATACAAAGTATGATTTCAAAAAACAACGAGTACCTGTCTTGGTTTCAATGGACAAATCTGTGGCTTGGGTAGGGAAGGATCCTGACACTGTACCTGCTCATCGGCAACGTTTGTGCGGTACTGAATCATACAGTCGTTATCAATACAATATGATTGACCGTGTTCTACTTAGTTTGGTGGATTCGGGATATCAGTCTATCGTTATGGATGGATTCAGTACAATTCGCCCCAGTGTAAAAAAGGCTATATCTACACTAAAAAAGAGTAAGCGTCGCTCGGCCAGGTTTCATGTGGTACACCTAACAACACCTTACGAAGTGTCCCGCGCTTCTTGGTTTAAAAGGGAACGACAGGCATCTAAGACATGCGATGCCGCTAAACGTGCAGTTAAACGCAAGGCTAATCTGGACCCCGATGTAAAGTTGCAAGAATATCATACCAAATTAAATACGATATTTGGGCAAGCTGATCAGGTTATAGAAGTTACTCGAAACAGTGTAGAAGAGATCTTGGATGAGCTCCTATAAATTATTAAATTACTACTTACCGATTACCATACCATAAATCCACAATATAACCGAGTTCTCCTGTGGCTGTAATATGCATGTATTCAAGAGCCGCTGTGAAAGTGTGATAAATATTACCATCGGCTAGGACTGTTATTGTTTGAATGGGATACTCATCAGTATCAAACACTGCTGTGACAGTAAGTATCATACCAGCAGTAGCTGTCCCAACAAGTGTAATATGTTCCCCATAGATCGACTGGACCGTGGATGTAACAAAAGTACCTGACGTTATTTCTAGATTGTCGAAGATCCTGCCCTTTGTGAATGGTTTCTTAATGGGGAGTGGATTTGGGTCTGATACGGAAACATCGCTCAACATTAGGTTTACTTCCGCTTTGAGTTCTGAAGCGGTATCCTGAACAATTGTAAAAATACTGGCATCTAACTGCACAGGAACAGGATTCGAGTCTGATACGGCAACATCGCTCAACATTAGGTTTACTTCCGCTTTGAGTTCTGAAGCGGTATCCTGAACAATTGTAAAAATACTGGCATCTAACTGCACAGGGACAGGATTAAATATAGTAACTGACGTGTCGTTTACCATAAGGTGCGCTTCAGTTTGCAAATTGGATGGCGTATCCTGTGTCATCATTAAACTGTCAGCAAGAATGCCTGTGCTATTTAAAGGCAAGATTATTTCTGATATCTCTTTGTAGAAATATGTTTCCACTAAACATTTTATCAAAGTACCTGTACCAGTGTAGTCTATATGTACTGTAAAGTCTTGTCTACTGAACAAATCTGTTGGAACTTTACAATAAGTATAAGCAGTATCATTCAATGGAAATGATAGAACATCCACGGTTCCGTTGCGCAACGTGGCTGTGAAATCTGCATCTATTGCGTAAAATGTTATAGATATCATACCATATTCATTAGCATTGGTAACAGACGCAGTGTCCCCGCCGCCTGTGCTTAAATATGCGATATAACTGAGATCATCAATCTTCACTTTAAATTCCTTACTGCTGATTGGTACTGGGTTAAGATCTGTAACCAATGAATTATCTACCATTAAATGAGACTGTGTCTGTAAATTTAGCGCTGTGGTCTGTGAGACAGGAACAGCATTAACATTTGTAACTAATGCATTATCTACCATTAAATGAGATTGAGTTTGCAAATTTAGCGCGGTGTCTTGGGTAACTTCTATCTCTGTAAGATCGGTAGATACAGGAAGACGATTTGAATCGGATACCAGGTTACTATCTATAATGATGTTAGATTTCGTAAAGAGAGTTCCTGAGTTGTCCGTATTTAATATGCGTGCGTGGCTGGAATCGTATAATCCACCAATTAAGAGCACCTCTTGAGACAAATTAGTGTCAGTTCCGCCGGTTATTACCAGTTTACCATCACTATCTGTTAAAATAACATGATTGCTGCTACCATCAGAGCCGTAAACTAAGATATCCGATGTTTCATGATCAATGAATGTTGATACTCGAAATTCATCCAGTGCAACTGTTGCGTTAACATTAACATTATCGTTTGTATAATTAAGAAATGGGTGAGGAATCCTGGTCGCGAATTTGGTTCTGAGCAGAACATTAGGTTGAGTTATGCCTGCAGTATTTGACAATGATATGCGAGCGAAATTAGCTTTTTTGATATTATGGATACTGGAATGGTTTCCTGGGTATAACCCGAAAAGTTCTATATGTTCGTTATCTCCTGCCGAGTTGTCTGCATAATGAATTCTTAACAAAGCTTCTTCTGGCGTATTGACCCAAATACGAACCATGTTATAATTGGTCATATCATCAAAGGACCCGTTAAAACATGAATCTATTGCCAGATCATTATTGTAGGCATTACCTTCAGATGTATAACTGCCTTGATCGGTACTCATATATATACCCAATTTAAAAAAGTTTGGAACATCAGACACTTTCTATAAATTCTTCATCAAGTTCATACATATCTGCAAGTAATCTTTTAATTTACATCCTCCATCTTAAAACTTTCGTCCGCCTCCGGTTCCTCCTCCTCTTCGTCTGGTTTCTCATCTTCGTCCTGTGTATATTGACCTGATGCTGCGTTAGCTTTCTTGTAAATGGACATGACCTTCTTTTCCAAGGAATGTCTCTTGGTTTTAATTTCTTCGCTCGAGGCATCTTCTCCGTTCTCACCTTCCAACCACTCAAAACCTTCAGTATGGATATCTCTTAGTGTCTTTTTATCCTCTTCGGACAAACCACGAACGGTCTCTACCGATTCTAACACATTCTCCAAATATTCTTCGGTGTCGTTCCGTTCCTTAACCTGCGATTTGGCCTCCTCATCTTGCAGCTTAAAAGTTTCAGCCTCCTTGATCTTTTGAGCAAGCTCTTCACCAGACAAACGACCCTTGTTGTTACTAATTACTATTTCCCGAGCAGCTTTTGTACTCTTTTCTGTGGCTGTAACAGACAATATGCCGTTAGCGTCGATATTAAATGTAACCGTAATAGATGCTGCGTGCCGGGCCATAGGTGGGATACCTGAAAGTTCAAAAGTACCTAACTCATTATTGTCTTTGGTCATTTTACGTTCCCCTTCATATACTTTTACTAATACCGTTGTCTGATTATCCTTAGCGGTACTATAGCTTTTAGTTTCTTTACGTGGGATGGTTGTCTGACGTGGAATAACCACATCCATGACTCCACCGCGTGTTTCTAGACCCAATGATAAAGGTGTGACGTCAAGGAGTAGAATATCCTTGCACCCCTCTTGACCGGATAAAGAACTAGCCTGTACCGCTGCACCATAAGCTACCGCTTCATCTGGATTTATAGTCAAATTGAGTTTTTTACCATCGAAAAATTCACTTATAGTTTCTTGGACCTTTGGTATACGGGAACTGCCACCCACCATAACAATTTCATCTATTTCATCTTTATCTTTACCCGCATCAGCTAATACTTTCTTAACAGGATCGAGGCATTTTTTAAACAATGATGCACACAAAATGTTAAATTTGGCACGGGACAAACGGACTGAGCAACTGTCACTACCGATATACGACAGATCAATGTTAGCATCCCTTGATGATGATAATTGTCTTTTAGCCTCCTCGGCGCTTGTTTTTAGTTTTCGCATAGCTTTAACATCACCTTTAACGGAAACTCCTGTTTTCTTTTCATATTGTTCAGCTAAATGTTTTACCAAAAGGTTATCGAAATCTTCACCGCCCAAATGTGTATCTCCTGCTGTGGCCAAAACTTTGAATAGTCCATGTTTGGGATTTACTTTAAGAAGCGACACATCAAATGTACCGCCACCAAGATCAAAAACTAAAATGTTTGATGGTTGATCTTTTTTGTTTAGACCATACGCCATGGCTGCTGCAGTAGGTTCGTTAATAATACGTAAAACATTCAGTCCTGCCAATTTACCCGCATCCGTAGTTGCCTGTCTTTGAGAATCGTTGAAATAAGCTGGTACGGTTATAACTGCTCCAACAACTGTTTCTCCTGTAGCTTTTTCAGCCATATCCTTCAGGTACGCCAAAATAACAGATGATATTTCTTCTGGAAGGAATTCATGTGTCTTTTTAAGGTATTTTACTTTAATGTAAGGTTGATCATTCTTGTTAATTATTGTGTATGACATGTTTTTAATGTCTTCCTGTGTTTGCTTGTCACTAAATTTTCGACCAATCAAGCGCTTAGCGTCATACACTGTATTTTCCATCTGTGTAATTGCCACGTTTTTCGACGAAACACCCACTAAACGTTCGTTGTTAGTATATGTTACATATGAGGGGGTTGTGCGGTACCCCTGGTCATTAGCCAGAATTTCAACTTCGCCACTATGATTTTGATAAGCTACACAACTATTTGTTGTTCCTAGATCAATACCAATATTGATACCAGTTGATTTAGAGTCTGAGTTAGCTTTTGACATTATAACTATTACATACTCATTTTTTTATATAGTTTTAAATATATGAAGTTATTCGGATTAGCAATTGACTTTAAGCTTAACAATCCTACCACGTGGGTACTTTTGGCTTTAGCTGCTATAGTAGCTTACCATGTTTTAGGACGTCTCCAGGAAGGTTTTTCGGACGGTGAAAAGAAAACAGTAGTTCTGTATTACGCACCATGGTGTGGACACTGCAAACGATTGATGCCTGAATGGGCAAAGGTCGAAGCTGCACACAAAGCTGACCCCAAAGTAGAGGTTAAAAAGGTTAACTGTGATGAAGAACCCGAAAAAGCTAAGAAAGAGGGTGTACAGGGCTTCCCTACTATTATATTATACAAGGGCTCGGGCAAGAAAACATTTGGCGATGAAAGAACTGCCTCTGCTTTAGAGTCGTTTATTAGTCACGCTTAGTAGTCTCCTAATGACACGTCGGCGTTACGATAATATTGATAACTATAGACCTTTCCCGTGCTTTCGCCTTGAATGGTGATCATCAGAAGCTTCTTGTTATCATCAACAAAAACGTCGTCGCCTTTAATATCAGCACTAATGCACAGAGAACTCATTCCTCTGTGCATTAAGCCCTTGCCCGGATTGACATAGAAAGGTCCTCCTTTCCAGTTACAACTGGAATTAGAACTGTCTGTTTCCTTGACGGATATGGATTTTACTATGGCAAACATGAGATACATATTAATGTTATCAACAGCGTTGTTATAGCCGTACAGTTTGCAAATGTCCCTGATTTCCGCCGTGGTCCACGAAATCGCAATGCCGCCTAGGTCAGGCATTTGAATAACATCTTGACAGAGTCTCAACAGTTCTGGACTGTCATCGTAGATAGATTTCAAAAAGGTATATAAGAGTTGAGTCAGGGTGATAGACATGTTCACACATACACCAGGATCAATTTTCGATATGAGCGGGCCATCCTGCGCCATGTTCATATTGGAAAATGAACCAACCGATATTTCTAATGTTATATTTCATTTCAGATTTTGGAGATTTTAAGAACGGTCATAACCATGTTAAACCCAAAAAGTGTTTGAAGCGGTTAATATCAAAATTGCTAGAATTAGTGACCGTTGATGATTTGCTGATTTTTGGTGGTGATAACTTTTATCCGCATGGAACACGGAGATACGAAGACATAAAAGCATTAGAGGATGTGTTTTCCGTTTTACCCTGTCAGATCTGTGGAGTTCTAGGGAACCATGATTACAAAGGTAATATCAACCTGCAAACTGGTTCAGAGGTACTTAATGTCACCTCTGACGTCAAAACAATAGAACATGGTAATATGTCTATTGTATTGATCAATACTCCCGTGTTGGATCCATTGGTGCATAATGATATATTCGAGATTTGTTATAACCATGAATATTATGGACAAGTTGTAGATATGGATACTGAACTAAGCGAGAAATGTGCATCTGTTGAAAAAACGAAACAGAAACATTTGCAAGATTTGGAATACGCGCTCAGCACAATTCCAAATTACAGGAAAAAAGTAGTAGTAGGTCACTATCCGCTGAACAGCAACGGATTTTACAAACGACATATGGTGAATATATACGGATTGCTTATGCCCCTTTTTGCCAAATACAAAGTTGATTTATATCTATGTGGTCATGAACACAACATGCAACAGCATGTGTGGTCAGGTATAGAATTGCAAAACCTGCCTATAGCAGTGGATAATGAATGGATGTTCACACAATATTTATGTGGAAGCGCAACAGGTGCTGAACCATATGAGTTCCATGTTGATGACGATGATTTACTGTGTGTAGATTATGACGTTGTGAACCCTGCGTTCTTGATGATTGACAACGCGGGTAATGTAGAAGTAGAAGTTGAATTAATTTTATAAGTTAGTAATAAATCAATGAATAAACGGCCCATCCACATACATACGGAACACCTCCTATCATATACGATAAGCTCAAAATAGCCATTGAACTGGGGTGTATTGCACTGTACACAAGTTTTTTACCTACATAAGATACTACGTCTGTTGTTCGTTCCATTATTACATTTAAATTTAAATCATTTTAAATCTTTAATTTTCCTCGTGCCTTGGCTAGTTTATCGGCCACTTCATTTCCGATGGAATTAATGTCTTTGGCGTCAGTGTGTGCGTAAATATGATTAAATGTAATATCTATATGTTCCTGCCTGCACATTTTCAATAGTTTTTTACCCGTGTTGACTATGTCCAAATTAGCCTTGCTGGAATTTCTACCTGTAATTGCATTGACCGCATATTCAGAGTCATAGTTGATCACCCAAGAAACATCGGCTTCCTCGGGTAAATTCATATCAGTAAGCAGAACATGTTCCAATGACTTGATTACTCCGTGGAGTTCTCCTATATTATTTGTTGCTTTACCTTTGATAGGGGCTGATAATAGATATTCATCGACTAAATCGGTACAAGGTATAAAAACACCATAACCTCCTACAGCATTCGGTTGACCATTACCAAATGTACTACCATCCGCGTATATATTGTGTACTATTCCAGACTTTCGGTAATGAGGGTGCGCGTAATATTCTTTTCGTAACTCCTTCACCTGGATATCGTACGACGAACTAGAACTAGCTTTAGAATTAGAACTAGATTTAGAATTGGGCGGTATGCACATGATTGAAACCTCTTTTGCTAGTTCCTCGCCAGTTTTAACAAAATGCTCAGCATCATCAATACTTTTGAATTTTTTATAGATGGCGCCCGAATAACCTTTCACTGCTTTTTCGGCGTCGCTCCATGTCATGAATATGCCTTTCCTATGACCTTTATGCACGGCGTAATATATCATTATTACTTTCGATTGATCATTTTGTGTTCAGAAAGATTCAAAATCATAATGTGGTATAATATAATGACGGGTGGCTTAATGCAACTGGTTGCATATGGAGCTCAGGACATTTATCTGACGGGCAACCCAATGATAACATATTTCAAAACAATTTATAGGCGCCATACCAATTTCGCGACGGAAGTTATTGAACAATCATTCAACGGCACCACGAATTTTGGTAAGAGTTTATCCGCGATTATTAGTCGAAATGGAGATTTAATGTCTAATGTTATTATATCGGCAATATTACCGAAGCTAGAATCTGATGATGCGTCAGTTGTTCTTCGCTGGACTGATAATATAGGTCATCACTTGCTGAAAACCATTGAAATTGAAATAGGCGGCCAGCCAATAGACAAGCATTTTGGAGATTGGTTGGACATATGGGCGCAATTAACAGTTCCTGCTGAACAACAGGAAGGATATTATTCCATGATCGGTCAAGATCCGGTGGACATGTTAGGTCGTCCCACAGGCTTACAAAAAGATATTGAGGGGGAACATGTTCAGGAACGAGCTATATTCATACCGTTGCAATTTTGGTTCTGCCGTAACTATGGTCTAGCTTTGCCCTTGATAGCTTTATCTTATCATGAAGTTAAATTAAATGTAGAATTCGCACATGTCGAAGAACTTATCCGAAGTGCCGGTATTGAAATGCGTAATATTGAACTGCAAGCTCAGCTATGGGTAGAGTACATATATTTAGACGATGATGAAAGACGAAGATTTGCCCAAACAACCCATGAATATCTTATAGAACAAGTTCAGCGCAATACGGAAATTATAGAGCCTTCGAGTTCACGAGAGGCTCCCAATACGCATAGCATAGCCTTGAACTTTGTTCATCCCGTTAAAGAGTTAATATGGGTTGTACAACCCATCGAATATTTAACAGGTACGGATAGACAAAATTCTAATTATACAGCAATTAAATCGAACCCACCCGTAGATGCGGAAATTCACACGGAAACGGGTTTGTCTGTATTGAGTGGCGATAGTGGGTTAGGAGCTATAAACAACCAAATTAAACTTAGGGATATTAGCGTACAAAGTTGTGTGCGTCCACCAGGATCTAAAAATCCTGTGGTGAGAGCTAAACTTAGACTTAATGGTAATGACAGAATTGCTACGCGTCCTGGTACTTATTTTAATTGGGTTCAAACGCGTGATAGGCACACATGTATACCTAAAAGCCCGGGAATAAACGTGTATTCGTTTGCGTTGTTTCCAGAAAAACATCAACCCAGTGGAACTTGCAACTTTTCCCGTATAGACAATGCCTTCTTGGTATTAAGTACCGCTGTATTAACTACGGGTACAGAAAATATGGAAACAACCTACCCAGGTATGGGAACACCCACAAGGTTGTTGAGCGGAACGAGTCAGTGTAGGATTTATGCAGTCAATTACAACGTTCTGCGTATCATGCAGGGAATGAGCGGCCTAGCATATCGTCATTAATTTAATTTTAAATTAGAATTTGATTCAATTCCAAACTTAATGAAAAAAGCTTCAATCATCAAGATTTATTTAGGTTACCTGGCAACTGGTTTACTAGTTAATGTAATGTATTCATTTACCTCGGTTCCAATTCCAACTCCAACTGGAACGGGTGCAGTAAATAGTAGAAAATTACTGTCGTTGACTCCTGAAGTTCCTGAAATATGTATATATAACCAAGACTGTGGTCATGGTAAATGTATTCAAGAATTTAACAGAGAATATCCCCCGCCAAACGGTACACGTGTATGTGAATGCAATGGTGGTTATACTACACATGGGTATGGGATATGCAATTACAAAGAGTCATCACGCATCGCTACTTTTTGTTTGTCTCTTTTTCTGGGCGAGTTCGGTGCTGACTGGTTTCATATTGCTAGGGGAAACAGTAGGTACAACGGTATTGGCGTTGTCAAACTATTTACAGTCGGAGGGTTAGGTATATGGTGGATTGTTGATTTTGCAAGGATTGCTGCCGATCCTTGCAATCTCAAAGACGGAAATAGTGTGTGTTTGTCAAGTTGGTCGTATTAATTGCTAGTTTATTTTCTTTTTTCTGATGTTGCTTTGAGCCAGAGTTCATCAGAGAAAACGGCATGCGCAAAAGTATCGGGTAAACTACTAATTGCTTTGAGTGTAGCAACTGTATCATGCTTGAACATTTTGTTGAGCTCTTCACGTTTTCTCTCATGAGACACTTTGCGTAATAATGTATGGTATTTTTCAATCTTGAGGGCTGTTTCTAGTTCGAGAGATAACGTAAAGCCTTTGACAATATGAAATCGTAAAGCTCTCAACATACGACACGGATCCGAAGAAAAACAAACTTCGGACGACTGCACACAACGGAGTATTTTGTCTCGCGTATCCTTTTCACCGCCATGCGGATCAATGATATTACCAGATTCATCCATAGCCATTGCATTAACAGTAAAATCGCGCCAACTCAAATCATCATCGATGCCTGATGCCCCGGAACCAAATGTTTTAGCGAGACTAAAATCGACAGGCTCGCCCTTGTAATTGGCACGAATTACACCATGATCTTTCTTTTCTAAGTAAATCTTGCAACCTTTACTCGTAATAACTTCCTTCATATGTTGGAAATTACGGCAATTTATTACGGAATAGTCAATATCGTTAGGAGTTTGACCAAGAATATAATCACGGACGCATCCGCCTACTTTATAAATTTTGACAGATTCAGACATTAATTATGTTAATGTACGAATCAATTTAAATACATTGAAGTTTTAAGTTTTATTAGTTGGAATATGCCAAACCACCCATACCACTCATAATACGCAGGACATTGTAGTTGGTTGCAAAAATCTTGACAACGCCGTTGTAATCATCATCCAAAAATGGTGACAGTGTCAGGACTAATCGGGCGTTATCAATGCGCGAAAAGTTGCAAGTTCCACTTGGTTGATGATCTTCGGGTTTAAAGGCAAATGAGTACACATTTATTCCTGGGGAATCAGGGATTCTAGTATGACATCTCAAACAATGTTCAGAATTGAAATAGTAACCCTCTCTGGTGCCGAAACGATCATGTCCGTTCAGTTGAAGTTTGGCAGTTTGTACTATATTGTTAGCAATCTGTTTTTTATACGTATCTATGTCCGTGCCTATCACTGTCAAAGCAGGACCTCCAACTACAACAGGTCTGACGAAATAACTACCTGTTTCGGTAGGGTCAGATGCTAATGTAGTGTAATTATTCCATTGATTTGTAAATTCGGCGGTATTTTGTCGGCAAACCCAAACCAATTCTTTTACAGGATGATTGAATACTAAATCAATATTTATACCATTCCTGTTGTATGCTTCATCGCCAGAGAATTGCAGCTGTTCTATTAAATATTCATGAGATACTTGCGCAAAACGGCGGCGCTCATCAACGTCGAGAAATACATAGTCTGCGAACAGGCGCACTTTAAGTTCTTCTCCTGCTACCTGTGAACAGTTAAACACTAAATTTTCAAAGCGGTTGAATTCAACATTTATTTTTACCTCATGATACTGCAGAGCAATCAAGGGTAATGCCAGACCAATATTGCGGCAAAACCAAAACTGTAAGGGAACAAATAATAAGCGTCTACCACTAGAATTCGTATTTAATCCTGTACCAACTAAACTACCTGCACCTGTGGGAGTTCTTAAACCTATGTCTCCGTCAGTTCCGATAAGTTCATAATATGCGCTTGCTTTACTGCTGGATAAGGTTAATTGACTCCAAATTTCCAACCAATCAGCATAATGTCTATCAATTAGCTGGCCTCCTATTTCTATCTCTACTTCGGATATCAAGTAATGACCCACGGAATCTATCCATCTGCCATTGCCACCAACATCGGCGGTAACAAACGGTAATGTAATTTCCAGATTCACCCCCGTTAACAGCTAGACGTTGAGTTTTTTGGCTCATTGTATTTTATAAGCGTTAATCACTTTTGTTCAAGTTAAAAAAAGGCGGCATACAAAATTAATGAAAGTACTAATTTTTGGAGACAAAGGTTGGATTGGCGAACAATTCATAGAGTATATGGGTTCAGGAAGTAAAAATACAGTTGTCGTTAGGGCCAGCGATTCTAATTGCCGCGCTGATGCACCCGTAAGTGAAATAAAGAATATACTACTAACTAATGATATTACGCACGTAATTAGTTTTATAGGGAGAACACACGGTAAAAATAGTCCAAATATTGATTATTTGCAAGATATTGATACATTAAATGAAAATATGAGAGACAATCTGTATGCCCCGTTGAATTTGGTATATGTGTGCAGACTGATGAATGTTCATTATACCTACTTGGGAACTGGATGCATTTTCGAATATGATTATGCTCATCCATACGCTGACGTTAAACATGGGTTCATGGAAGATGATAAACCCAATTTTTTTGGCTCAGCGTATTCAGTCGTGAAAGGCTTTACAGACAGATTGATGCACCAACATTGCGGCTCTGTTCTTAACCTTCGTATAAGGATGCCTATTACATCTGATGATTCGCATCGGAACTTTGTTACTAAAATACTAAAATATCCAAAAGTTATCTCAGTACCTAATTCAATGTCTGTACTAAGTACACTATTCCCTTGTATATTGTCTATGATGTGTCGCCAGTGTACCGGTACGGTAAACCTGTGTAACCCTGGAGTTATTACACACAACGAAATATTAGAGATGTATAAGAAATATGTCGATCCTGAATACACATGGGAAAACTTTAGTCTGGTAGAGTTGAATGCTGTTACCAAAGCTGGTCGTTCGAACAATTGTTTGGATACTGCATTGTTAGAACAAATGTGCCCAGAAGTTCCTAATATTCACGATGCTGTGGAACAAGCTATGAAAAATTATTGTAAATCATAATTACTTAAATGAAGGAGATGTGCCGCTGCTTCCCTTTAATCTTGTAGCTAAAGATGGTGTAGGGACTTGCACTTGCACTTTGGGCGCTACAAATTTAATTTGTTCATCGGAGCCGGACACTATCGTTTTTCTTACTTCTTTCTTAGTGTCCAGCACATTACCATTTACTGTACTGATGTATGACAGTACTCCATCTAATACTTGGTATTCGTTGGGTGCACTGTAACTAGAACCAGCCCAGACCGTATCAGTTATTGCTAACACGACAAATGAATTATTGGATACAGGTATTCCATTTTTCACGATTGATTCTGTATTTTTACCATTACTTTGTAAATATACGGTATTTACGGTATCGTCATGATATGTATACGATATGCCAAAACCCTCGAAATAAGTGTCATTGTCCAAACCATATTGAAGTAAACTAAGCAATTGTGTAGCATTTAACATATATTTACGGAAATGTGCTGTCAAAGAATCAAATAAATCATAGAAATCTTCGTTATATATATTGCCTTGGGAAAAGGTGACACCTGTGAGCATATTGCTCCCAATTAAAACAACATCCGGGAGTGCATAACCCATTCTGACACTTTTAGCCAAGATGCTCCCTACAAATGTAGAACCAGTGATAGTGTTAGCAGCGGGATAAATATAGTCATTCTGCAAAATAACGTAATGGTCCCTACCATATTTAATGTAATACAAATTGTACTCTATAAGAAGCTGATAACCTGTTATGTTTCCGTAGGTTATTGTTATCGTTACTGTATCGCCCTGATTTACCGGAGTTAACACTGCTGTACTATTACTTGCTAATTCGGTGGTTCCATTTTCAACTAAAATTTCATCTATAGCGTGTTCGCAGTTAAATTCCATATAAATGTACTCATCCGCTATGGCAGTATATTGGTAAATTTTAACCTTATTAACACCCACACTTGAGCCATCTCCTAATGTTGATGATATATTCTGCAATTGTTCGGTAAATTCCATAAGTGTCGTCATATATATATTTTTAAGTATTATTTATAGTTCATGAATAGAATTAAGCGCATAATACGTGATATTGAGGATATGAATGTAAATCAAAGTCATAAAGAAGGATTGTATTATTTTTACAATGAACAGGATGTTACAGTTGGATATGGGTTAATATTATGTGATAAAGAAAATACCCACAAAGATAATCCATATTCATATGGCGCACACGTAATAAAATTCGAATTTCCGCAAGCATACCCTAACATACCACCAGCATGCACATATATAAACTACACAAATCTTCGAATGAGCCCAAATTTTCATGATAATGGCAAGGTATGCGCATCAAGATTAAATACATGGGAAGATAATATAAATGTAAATAAATGGGTAGGCACAATGGACATATATAGTGTACTCAAATTAATAAAGATATCAATATTAACCGTTGAACCGTTAAATAATGAACCACCATATGATTACAGTACATTTAAACCTATATTAGCAACTGCGTATAGTGATGTCGTAAAGTATGCTAATATGTTGGCACTTACAACAATGTTGCAGCAAAGTAAAATGTTGTTACCTGTAGATATTCATAGAGATATTATCACCGTTGTTAATAAACATGTATCGCTTTACAGAACAGATATCACACATTATCTCAAAGAATTACATGAACAGTATCAAGACACAGTTTTAAATTGTGCATTTTATTCTAATTGTGCAGTAGAATGTCATTATGATAATATACTACGGCTCATTCGTGATAAATCCTAGTGATACGGAAAGCATGAGCTGGAATATTGAAATGTTTGGCGGTATCAACAACAATGCTTCTTACAAATGTTCCACTGGAAACATATGCAGTGACTGTAATCTTCCAAATCTTGAGATCTGGTCGCGTAACGGCTAAAGTGCGCCACGTTTTGATATGTGTACTACCTTGAAACGCTACTTCACCACAACATTTGTTGACATCTCTGATATCATTACAACAATCTTTGACGTATGTTCCGATAGTTATTTGCACAGGCTTGCCTACTTGTATGTTATAAATTTCGCGTTCCATTCCTGGCATTTTGTCGGGTAAAGTGCCATTCATGGCATGTTTCCACAAGGGTTTGCTCTTGTACATGTGGCCAGATTTAGCAGGATATTCTTGGTAAAATTTGCCCGCAGATTTGGATAATTTACTAGCATAATCATCTGCTTGTTTTTGTGTAATTAGTTGAACTTCATCCATCTTACCTAAGGGATCGTAAGAGTCTGTACTTACCCCTAGAATAGCGTTAAAGCAATAACTTTTGCTTTTGCGGTTGTATTCCATCATTTTAATTACATTTTGCGAACCCACAAGAATACATGATATACCCTGTGCCATTGGGTCCAATCTTCCGGTATAACAACTCTTGATCTCGGGTGGTATGGCGTGTTGTTCTCTTACTCTTTCCATCATAGATAAGGGTGTTTCACCGATGTTCTTCCAACAGCTAATGACGCGGTGATATGCAAGGAATTCGGTATTCTGGTATACGATATGGTCTGGTGGATAAATGCCAATACTGTCAGCCTTTTTAAGCATTTGATAAACCATTTGCACCACATGTGAAACATAAATCTTGCTCAGTATGAATTTTTTCTTAGGCGTATCTATTTGCTCCTGATGTTCGTCACAGCATATCGACACTGAACATGAATTATAACAATCGCGAGCATGGCAATATTGACTGTCCGGAAGATTGCTGATGTCCTTTGTCTGTAGAGCCTGTCTATATGTGCTCAACAATTCCGTGTCTACCGTGAAATCTATCAGGATTGTGGTAAATTTGGTTGTAAAGTGGACATAGTAATCCACTATGTTACATGATAAAAAAGGCTGGATTTCTCTGAATGCAGCAATTATCGATTCTGCAGAATATCTTGTAGGTTCTAAATCAGAATTATAACAATATTGCATGTGTAATTTATCATGTAGTCAATTTTAGATCAATATATTCCGCAAGGTGTTAAAAATAAAAATAGGAACAATATTAAGGGATGATTAATCAACTCTTTCGAGAGAAACCAACTAAAGAGCTGGTCTATCGGTATTGTCAACTTTTTGGATTATCTGGGATGCAGGATCGCAAGTGGTTTAATAGAGAACATATTGTGGATACACTGTCAGCGAGTTCACTGTTAGATGATCTGAAAAACATATATATTAAATGTAAGGCCAGGTCCTATTTAACCGACATAGACGATAGAGTAGCAATAACCGTTTTGAGACAATTAATAAAAACATATGGGTACACATTGAAGACCCAGACTATAACGCGCAACGGAAAAAGAATAAAGGAATATCAGTTAAATAGGATTTAGCAGGAGTTTAATATGAATGTTTTTCAGCTCCATACTATCCTTGTCAAAATAGTGTATTTTGACAAAGACTAAACTAAGTATAAAGTATAAAGTATAAAGTGGAAAGTGGACAAAAATGATTTAATGATTATAGTATATGTCTAAAGTGTCCGAGGATAAGGTTACAATTATCGAAGAAGAATATGAAGAGGATGAAGAATTAGCTCCTCGCGATGAAATAGATAGTGAAGAAGAAGATGAAGCTGAAGTTGAAGTTGAGGGTGAAATAGAAGAGGATGAATTTGAATTCGATGAAGAAGAAGACGAAGAAGTTGAATTCGCCGCCACTGGAGAACAGTTAGAAGATATCGATCTTCAAATTGAAGATTGCGATTTCGACGAATTGGATTCTATTTACAATGATGATCCAACATTGGTGAATTCAAAGACATTAGTGTCTATTAGGACAACACCATACATTACAAAGTATGAGTTGGTGAAGGTATTGGGCCTACGCGTACAAATGCTTGACAAGCACGCACCACCCACAGTTGAAGCTAGTATGTTTCCAAATGGCGAATATCCTAATGATACCGAACAAATTGCTCTTATGGAATTGCGCCACAAGAGATTACCCTTTATTATTCGCCGCCCACTACCCAATGGACAACATGAAGATATCCCTGTATCTCAGCTTCTGATTCGTGATAATTTCTAATTGATTTAACTCAACAGTTCTTCAACCGTCATGCTGGGCAATGTGGTCGTTTTGCAGATACGGCAAATATATGTGTTAACACGGTCTTCCCTATCATGATAATTAATAATCACCATATCCGGTTGGATTAAAATACCATCATCAGTGTATCCTCCCCATTTTTCTATATCATTAGAATCACACGACGCATTAGCGCATTGAACTTTGCAAGTTCTCCTCAGCGACTGGTCGTACACTACAGAAAGATTCACATCCGTAACTACAGTTGCTTTGTAAATAGTTGATCGTAACTTAGATTTTGTAGTCATTGTTTCTTTGTAATCACATAGTTCACATTCCAGCTCACTTCCAGCGTGATTCATTAATGATTCGCATTGCGGACAAAAAGGTAATGTGGATGTCTTGTTAGCCATATACAAGAACTATTATTTCATTTTTTAATATTATGCGTTGCTTGGTTGTGGATTAAACCCAGAAGAGGGTGGTGCCCATATGTCATCGCGAGCAGACAGGAGTTTAAGTTCATTAGCTTCTTGTTTTTCCACGGTTACTAGTCTATTAGGGTTAGCATATTCCTTGTTGGATATTATAAACATAACATCAAGTTCATTTTCGGTCTTCTTGGGTATGAGTTTAAAAATTTTGGTGGGTACAAAGTCTCCCACTCTGGAGAGATTTACCCATAAAGGATGAACATATGCTTGTATGTCGTACATACCTTGTGTTTTTTTACTGGTAATGAAACTTATAAAATCCTTATTGCTGCTAAATGTTGCGAAAATACCTGGTGTTTTCTCATCTTTCAAAATGAATGGCGGTTCATCACTGTCTTCATCTACTTCTCTCTTGATAACAGCTTTATATATTGATATTTTATCTTCCCAACCAGGTGCAACCTGGACATCTTTCGTTTTAATTTTAAGACCTTCGGATAATTGTTCCAATGCTAAGCAAAATGCTGATTTGGGTATTTTAACTGGTTCTGGTACTGGTACTGGTACTGGTACTGGTTCTGGTTCTGGTACTAGTTCTGGTACTAGTTCTGGTACTGGTTCTGGTACTGGTTCTAGTTCAGCTTCTGGTTTAGGTTCTGGTTTCGTTAAAATATTTAATATGAGACTAGGAATAGATATAACCCTATCCAACAGGTTATATCCTACACATTTAACGGGGTTAACAACGCGCGCAGTTAATTCTTTGAATAAATTCAAAGTGCTGATTTTCTGGACGTCAGGACTGCACCCTTCCTGGACGGGTTCTTCTTGTGTGATATGAGTCATTAACATATATCACATTTACCCTTTAAACCATTTAAACTAATTAGTTAGCAACATCTATTGCCATGAGATACTATCCCCAATGAATCGTTTTTGATGCGTAAACTTGAACCGTGCCCAGTATGCAAATGATCATTACTTATCAATAATCCCAATAAGGAACGGAACATATCTTCAACATGTTCTCCTGTTTTGGCGCTAGTTGATATATATATCGGGATTTGTAGTTCTTCGACAATTTTATTGATGTCTTCCTGTTTTACCTTAGATTTATAATCATTCTTGTTGCCAATTAATAAAACAATAGGTTTTGCGTTGTTGCTGCATTCTTTAAGATTACTCATAAGAGATGCATGCCATGTTCTAATATGTTCTAGCGATTCAGGTGATGTTACGTCAAAAACTAAGAACGCTGCGTGTGCGTCACGGTAATAAGCTTTGGTCACTGAACGAAAGCGCTCTTGACCAGCAGTGTCCCAAATAGCCAAATCATATCTTTTGCTGTCTTCCATGTAGGTTTTTTGAGTAAAATCAATACCTACTGTATTTTTTGTCTCAGGTCTGAAGACGCCATCCTGACTTCTGATCAGTAACGATGTTTTACCCACGTTAGTGTCTCCTATGATTAGGATTTTAAACTTGATAGGATCCATGTCAACCATTTCTACCTATACTTTATCAATTTTCATTTTATTTAATCTCTGAGTCTCCAGTTAAAATACATGCGCCCCAACATCCCTCGCGGATCAGGTTTTAATATATCTCTTTCTATCAAATAGTTCATGATAATATCTACCGGTACCTTAGCGCACATCATAAAATAATAATCATTAATGGGGTAACTATGTTCAATTACCCCATTAATAATATCCTGTTTTACAGGATCCGTGTGGAAGTGCTTAGCATCTTGCAAAAATTTCCCAAACGCATATTTGTTCATTACTGCTTTAACTGTACAGAAATCCTTGATAAGATTATGCCATCGTTCAGGACGACGCGGGTATTGCGAACATCTCATGCTTTTCAAATGATCCATTAATCTTTTTAGAAGCGGTTCCATTATGCGAATATCATATTCTATATCTATTAATGCTTGGTACATTTCCAGTGTGTTATAATTTATCGTGTCTACGGAATCCATTATTGCTGACATGTCGAAAGCGTTCATACTCATACATTAGTTTGCTCTTTTCAATTTTAAAAGTTAAAACTTAATTTCACAAAGTAAAATTAAAATACAACATGCAGCGGGATTGAAACTAATTAGTTCTTTTTAGTCACACGGCGAGCTACACGGCGAGCTGGTTTCTTCTCAGGTACTGGCTCAGGCTCAGGCTCTTCTTCAACAAGTTCTTCTTCTTCCTCGAGCTCCTCTTCTTCAACCTCATCCTCTTCGACAACTTCCTCTTCCTCTGGCTCAGGTTCTGGTGCCTTCTTAGCGGCTTTCTTGACACGCTCTACCTTCGGTGGCGCAATATCGCCTAATGCGTCGGGAACTTCTTCATTGAAATCGTCCTCATCTTCATCGCCATCAAGCAAGCATTCATCATTGTTGAGACCTTCACTAGGGAATACGCGAATCTGCTGGGCCTTGGGTTTGAGGCTGGCGCCGTAAGTTCCCAATGATATGCTAGACCACATTGCCATTGTTCCGATACGTGACCAATTTGGCAAGACATCATCTATGTTATCAGTTCCAACATCAGGGACACGGACTCCTGTAGCGTCAAAAAATCGTGTTTTGAAGGTAGCTTCTGCGTGAAGCAGACCATCATCGCCTTCAACATCTTCGGCGCTGGATGTAGTAATACCGAAATCGAGACGAGGTGGATAATCCGTGTAAATACGTTCCTTGGTCTGTTTGTCAACCTTGTAAGCGTACTTTATTATACGTTTCCACTTACCCTTGTCACCCTTGTCGTCATAACCTGCGATAGAGGCACGGTCAATTTTAATTGTCTTGGAACCACCGAGCCCCCACAGGACAGAGTTCTCAATACATTTTTCAATGAAGAATTCATCGAGTTCACGACCCTTCTCATAGTAAGGGTCAGCTTCGTAGTCTTTCTGTAAACTAACGGATGTGCTGTATCCAGTTACTTTTTCATCCTTAGGATATTTACCCTTGTCTTTGGTTTTGCTAACATCCTGAGTGTTAGTGCTTAGGCCGAATGGGCACACACGTGGATCATATCGCACATAGAGTTGTTTTCCACTGTATCTCAGCGTCACATAACTACCACCGTAGTTGTTTTCCTTGGGAGCGTTAAATGTAATATTATCAGTGTCAATGTCGAGGAAATCGACAATGTGGTAGTTGAGCTCTTTTTCTTTCTTGGGTTTGTTTTGGGTTTGCCTTTGTTCTGACATTACTTACCATAAAACTATGGCGCAAGTATAAAAGATATCAGTTTTGCGTTAGATGTATGCACTCATATGCATAAATACAATCAACATCAAAAAGAATAAATGAATAATACAGTTTAAGTATATGTCAAATATAAATAAGCCAAGGGTCAAGGTAACAGTTAAGCCGGTCAAACCTACTAAACCTATTAGAGTAAGAGTTAATGTCAGTCTTAAAGATTGTCCAGAATATGAAATTTTTCGCAAATGTAGGGAAAATAAATTAATGATCAGAGGGAACACGGCTAATCTCCGTAAAATTTTAAAGTATAAGGAGACGGGTGTATATCATATGGATGATTCATATTATGCACGGAAATTCCTCGACCAATTTTTATATCATCTAGGATGTACCAGTTCAAATAGTCCAATGGTAAATGATAGTGATTGTGTAACATGTTGCCATTTTTCGGCTATTCCAAAGTCACATTATTTCGAAGTTTTGGAAGCTGGATGTGTCTATGTCTATGATGTACGAACTTTAAATTCGGAAGAGTCGTTGTTTAACCAATTTACTCATGCTCCACTGGACAATAATAATATACTGCGGTTAAAAAGAAAAATAAAATGGATGGAGAAATACGGTTATCCTGTAAAGTTTGAACAGGAAAACGAAAAAGAACTGGGCATTGGACAATTAACAACAAACGTAGTTAATCATATAAACCGGCATCATTATATGGATCGTATGTGGTTCGAAGAACTTGATTTAGTAGAACTGAAAGAACTTTATTTAAATTTGCATGACCTCTGGAACTACCGTTTGGAGCTTAGTGAACAGGAAAAAAGTAATTTAATACCACCTGACGGCATTTTTTGTCCAAATGTAGAATTGATTAGAAACTACACTGAACATATGGAAGAAAAACTAAGGAGGGAGATTTTAATTTTTGTTGATAAATTAACACAAAATAGAGTGGGTGCAATCTATTTTATGCTAGGGTTAGTACTTGTATCCGATAATGCCGCATCAAGTTATCCGGATTTATATCAAACAGCGTATCCGGTTGATGATGAATAGTAATTAAGTTATAACAGTAAATCGTCTTCAGAACCTTCGAAATACCTGACAAAATGGTAAACTAAGAAGGTAAATACTGTTGCCCCAACGGCGAATGAAATGTCTTGCCCAGCACCACCTTGGTAAGCCAATATGAAAACGAGAAGCCATTGGACAATGGTATATTTAGTGAGGTTAATAAAGACTTTGGGTGGTTCGGGGAATCCGCCAAAGGCACCAATTAGGGTGGCGCTGACCAAAACAATGTTCCAAAAAGAATCTTTACCTAATTTCAATAGATTACCTAACATATATTGTTAATAATAAAAAACTAAAAACTAATGACTTAATATATACATGGTTCGTCTCCATTACTACATTATTGCCCTCTGTATTGCTCTTATTGCTTTCACAATTTATTACTTAAGTTCAAGTTCAAGTTCAGTTAATCTTCCCACGGTGCCCAAACAAGAAATCTACTGCATCGGTACTAATAAATATCGTTACACCGCAGCCCATGATATCTGTCGAAAAATGGGAGGCAGACTCGCAACCAAAGAGGAATTACATCATGCTTATAAAGCTGGTGCGGACTGGTGCACCTTAGGTTGGGTAAAAGGTTTACATGGATATTCTATTTCTAGCGGAACATCTGAATGTTTATCTGGGTTCCGAGGCGGAAGTATGCCCGGACAGTTAAAATTAGGTGCTGTATGTTATGGTATAAAACCTCGCCTAGCAGACGTAAAAAAGATAGGTCTGAACATATTGCCTTGGAATCAGAGTAGCGGTAAATGGTCATATTACAATTGATTTATAATTTATAGAATAATACAACAGGCACGAGTCTCGTCTTGACGATCCAATTTAGCGCTGGCGCCTCCAATGACAGCCTTGAGGACGTAATCCCCACGGGAAAAAGGATATCGCGGACCTTGTTTTTTACGAATTTGCGCACTCTCTGTCATATAATCATCTGTAACATCAACGCCAGGTATGTACTTGTCCATACCGTCTAGATATTCTACGTCAGAATCTTTATCAGTAGTGACCAGGAAATTCACAATATTTTTAAGAGGACTTTTACGTCTCTTGATCCGGCGACGGAAAGCTTCTTTACCAGGAGCACCATTAATGTCAGTCGGTGTGCCATCGGTAACAATAACTGCAATGAGACCCTGCTCATCAATAGCTTTAGCATATCTACTTTGCACATTATCCCATGCTTCATTTAATGGCGTTCCTCCAGACGGAGCTTGATTAAGCAATGGCAGAGCTTGTGTAAAACTTTGAATGCCAGTATGACTGTTGCTACCTGAAATTGCATTAATAAAATATAACTCTATTCCGTTCGGGGCATCTATCGCCATGAACGGAATAGCAATCTTCATAAACTCTATAGCTTCTTCATAACGTGCTGTTGGACTACCGTCGGAGTGGCGAATTTCAGTTTTCCCTGGACCCAATGCCCAACTTTGACTACCCGAGTTGTCTACAATAATAATCTTACTTTGACCTGACAAAACGCAACGTGCTTCTTGCGCTGTATTTGCATGAATTTCATACATACCGCACAATGAGTCGAATTCTTGTCGTTTGACATCCGTCCAATCTGGAGGGTAATAAGTATTGGGCCACATAGGAGCCGAAGGTGCCGGTGGCGCTGATGCATGTTGCTGTTCCATTGTAATAATTACGAGTTCAATTTTAATTTCATTTAAATTCATTTAAAATTGAATATTGCAATAATATAATGCATGGAGGCGGATGTTCATTATGTGGGGCTGAAGGGACAAACAAGTCCACATGTCCTTTAAATCCAGGGGCTAAAAAACCAAAGGCTGATAAACACGCAGCCATACAAGTTAAACCCGTTAAACCCGTTAAACCGATAGTTAAGCCCGTAATTAGACCGATTAAACCTGTTAAACCCGTTAAACCGCCCGTTAAGCCAGTTAAGCCTGAAATCAAGATTTTAACGTACAATATATGGTTTGATGAACATAGATTGCTAGAACGTACCATACGAATTTCGGAAATAATAAAAGAAGAACAACCAGATGTTGTGTGCCTTCAAGAAGTGCGTTCAGATACCTTAGCCGTTTTAACACATAAATTAGGAAATTACCAGTTTACCAAAAAGACTATATTGCAGGGATATGATACCGTCATATTAGTCAAGAAAGAACATGAAATTCTAGGAGGAAAACGCCATGATTTTGAACATAGCATAATGGGTCGTAATTTAGAGTTGGTTATACTTGCATTAAGCAACGGTGCAGTGTGGGTTGTTGGCACATTTCATCTGGAAAGTGTATTTGGTGCTGCAGTGCATACCGAAACTAAAAGACTACAACTGAAATTTAGCCTTGAAAAAGCTAGAGAATTAGCGGACAGTATTGGAGCAAAACATGTGACTATTATGGGTGACACAAATTTGGGATTCCGTGAATTTTACAGATATAATTCAAAATGGCAAGATAGTTGGGCTGTGGCTGGGAAACCCAAAGAACACACATATACAAACGATGGCAAGCGCAACAGCAATCTTAAACACAATTACCGTAACAGGATGGATCGTATTATTATAGATAGCGACACTGACGTGCACCCCAATAGTTTTAAACTGGTTGGCACAGAAGCTCCCAACCCATCAGATCATTTTGGCGTTGTGGTTGAATTAAAGTAATAGAGCGGCTCGAGAGCTGGTATGTGAATCATGTAGTATTTATTTATCAGCTTTGGCATATTCTTGCGTCATTACAAGTGCTTGAGCATCAAAAGCTACCTTATCACGCAAATAAAGGTTAGCGGCTTGCGGGTTCAGTGGGTCATCTGGATTTGCACTGGCGAACAGAGAGCGAATAGCGATCAGGGCTTTCCCTAGTGTCCATGCAGCAGACCATTCTCCGTCAGGCTTTCTGCGCAAAATACTTAAACAAATCATACCATCCTGGCTAATGTTAGGATGATATATCTTGGTCTTAAATTTAACAATAGGAGGTTCCATGGGATATTTGGTAGTAAAACGGATGTCAACTTTGAATTCTCCATTTGCATACGGAGTATTGTCTACACCTTTAATATGACCTGTCCAGTGAAACATATCATCTTCCTCATATACTTCTCCATCTTCATGGAAATCAGATGTGGTCAGGGGTTTTACATCGAAGGCGTTCGTGTAATCAGGTTCCTGTATAATTTGCTTGTAGTCTTTACAAATGCGTTTTAGTGCGTTATTGGAATTAGAGCTCATTAGTTTGTAAAAGGAATCATTTTATGAACATGATGCAACTTAATTGAAAAATGAATTATTAATAAAAATAATGACCGAAAAAACCAGTCACATTTCAAATTTGGGCAAAATTGCAGCAATGGTAGCCGCAACCAAGGCTATAAAAGGTTTTGATATACCGGCCACCATGATGGGTTTAACACAGATGGCGTTTGAAGATGTTTGGACCACACTAGTATCCATAGATTTAAGCACATTTTTCTCTAACAATAGTACAACAACGTTCGACGTGACGGGCATGTTAAATGGAACATTTACGTATACTGGAAAAGTGTCTTCTTATATGTATAATTATGTCGTGGAATCAGACGTAAAAGATCATTTGACATGGACCAATCTTATTTATCTACAAGTGACCATGTTTTTCGTCTACTGTATTTTGAAAATGACATATGTTTATAGTTATGTAAAACACAGCTATTACGGTAGCATATTGAAACGAATGTACCGTCGAAAAATTAGCAATATGCACCGGTCGGTTTTGATGGATTACAATGATATGTCTACGGTACTTAATCGTCTAGTAGATAAAGATCTGTTTGTTAATGATTATGACCTTTACCAGTTGTTTCGCCACGAATATGATTGTTTGCCAGTAAACAATTATTCGCTAGAACTGTCTTGTTATAAAGATATGTATATCCCAGACTTAGGAGCTCGTCATTATTTTAATGATGAAGAACTGGGTGTCAGCGGTCATATAGTGTGGACAGCCAAAAATATTGTTATTAACGTCCTGGAAAGTACGGTTCACAGAAATGAAAAAGGTGAGGCAGGCACAGTGCGACAAGATCAACAGAAGCAAACTAAGATCCCTATATTGGCAGTATATGTTAATAAGCGTGTCAAATCTTACATAGATGATATTAGAGCACATAACAGAAAACGCGATAGTGTCATTGATTTATACTATGCGCATTTGTCAGCTGGAAATACTGGAGAAAAAACGTATCTGAAAAAATTTAATACCTACACATACACGGGTGATTGGATTGAGTATTTTCGCGAACATTATGCAGCGACAGAGGAAGCTAACTGGATTGACACGTTTTTCCATCCATGCAAGGCCGATATTTGGCCAAAGATCAAGAAAATCAACTTCCAACCAGAAGCATTTGATAAATTAGGACAATATGCACAGGGTAGTTGGTGTCTCTATGGACCTCCAGGAACAGGTAAATCAACAACCGTTGTCCGAACTGCGAAGGCTACCGGTCGTGGTATTGTTAACATTAATTTGGCAGGTATTAAGAGCAGTTTGGAACTAAGGCGGATTATCAACGGAACATACTTAGAGAAGGCTCAATTAACGTCCAAAGACAACAAACTTTCTATAAGCACAAATCCTAAATACATGGTCATCGTGTTTGATGAATTCGATCGGGCTATGCTGGCGCTCAAAGCCCGAGCAGATATCAAGGTTAAGAAAGAACAAAAAAATCATGAGCAGATGACTCGTGTGTTCGGCGGATATGGCGGATATGGCGGATATGGACATGGAAAGAAATATGGGAAGCGAAGACTCAAACGTGTTCCCTCCGCTCCGTCATTGTTCGGCGACAGCGATGATGATAGTGAAATGGTGGTGGGTTCAGGTACAGAGATAGAAGAAGTGCCAGATGTGGAGGAAGTTAAGGAAGAAAAGGGCGAAAAGGGCGAAGTTGGAGTTAAGGGCGAAAAGGACGAAAAGGACGAAAAGGGCGAAGTTGGAGTTAAGGTCAAAAAGAAAGTACCTAAACTTACAAAGGAGGATGAACTCAAAACTATTATCAACAATTACACAGAGATGGATGACGATGATCTTACCGTGGATAGTTTGTTGGATATTATTCAAGGTTGTTGTGAAAATCGGGGGGCACTGGTGTTTGCAATTACAAACAAATATGAAAAAATCAGAGATATGTGCCCAAGATTGTTCCGCGATGGTCGGTTCAAACCAATTTATTTTGGCTATCCTACTCGAACAACTGTCAATGATATCACTACATATTATTACGACAAAAGCATTATGGGTTCAGACTATGATTTTATACCTGACACCATCAGAATCTCTACCGCTCGTCTAACCAACCGTGCGGTGGACCTTGCAATATGTCACGAGGAAAATAAGGAAAAACAATTTCAAATGTACATAGAACATTTGAAATGGGATCTAGAAAACTATAAATTATCGGAGAAATTTACTGCATTTGAAAAGTGTATTGACAACGATATGTCTAGCGAAGCGAGCTGTGAAGTCAACGAAGTCAACGAAGACGATATTATTCAGTAGGAATGAACTTCAGAGAACCGCCGCGACCACATTGTCTGTTTCTGTCACGAAGTGTCTGATATGTATATCCGCACCCGGTGTATACCGTTTGTCCTCGTTTAATGCCACACGCTGACTTTTTAACGTCATCCCAAATAAATTTGGAAGTTCCTCCGCGACCACACTGTTTGTTACGGTTGTTTTTGCTTTGGTACGCGTAACCACATCCAGTATAAATTGTCTTACCGCGTTTCAACGAACACGAGGGTGACCCTTTACATTTTTTTGGTGGGCAAGGTCCTTTTCCGACACCACATACAGTACAAGGTTTAGGTGCCCTGCCCCCGGCCAATTGAAAATTCAATACTGGTTCCGAGAAGGCATGCAAAGATAATTACGAGACATGTGAGCAATAATATCATATATATTACATTCAGTTAATTTAATTTTATAATGGGTTTACTAGGTTTACTATTCGTTAGATATTTATATGTCATAGTCAGCATTGCCAGTATGATAATGACCACGACCATTATAGCTAGATAATAGGCGATAGTCCCCATTAATGTAGATTGAACTGGTTCTGATTCTGGTTCTGGTTCAGGTTCAACTGATTGAGCGGGTACTTGTGGTGTTTTAGTTACTCGTGGTTTGGGAATTTGTACTTGCAAAGGTTTAGGTTTAGTTTTAGGATTAGTTTTAGGTACTGGTTGCACAGACCGTTCAGGTTGACCACATTTCTGCTCGATGGCTGAGGTAAATTTAACATTGCCACCAGTTTTTGATATCTCATTATATATACGACAATCAACTATGTTAGGACAAGGTTTATTGTCCATCATACTGCGGGTTGCATATCCCGAACTAATACATGCGGAATCAATACATGCTGGATTATGGTTCAAAGCAGGACTGTTTAAGCAAGTACATTCCAGGTTATTTTTATTTTCTGCAGATTCGCAGTAACGTGTCATTAAGTTATCACATTCTCCACTGTTTACTTTACAAAAATCGACACATCTCTTGTCGCTTATTGGCGCACTTTTACAATATTCCTTTCGTTTGGCAAAGCATGCTGAATTCTTATCTGAACAGGGATGTACTACTTTTTTAGGATTGTTGATATCACAGTCCTTGTCCCAGATATTTTTATCATCGTTGCAGTTTTTCCTGAAGTTTCTGCCACATATTAGTCCTATGTTGTATAATGATTTCCCATACCGTAGATCAAGACCTACTGCTTTACCGTCAGTATATGTACCAGTCTTACATTTTGCGATAGGATATGTAGTATATCCTTTACCGGACGGGCCAGCCGTTTTCTGCCAAGTTTTGCCATCATCTTCAGTATTGAATTTAATATGATATATACGTTTGCCGGGCTGTGCCTTGATATTATCAAAACCGTCTAAGTTAGTCACGGTAAAGGCATTACCGTCGGAAGCACCATAATATCCTAAATTTGTTCCGTCCGAACATTCGGCACCAATACCATAAACAGCCTTTCCTTCCCTACCGTAGATTTTTGTAATGTATTCACCATCTTTGCACCTGATGTTCTTTGGATAACCCTTATCATTACCATATTTGGCTATTGGGTATATATCGGTTAATGACATTATAATATATACCAGTTAAATTAAATTAAATAAAACCACGAATTAGTGGTTTGTGTAGTCAAATGAATCATCTGTACGCCATCCGGTATATTTCAATATTCTTTGTAATTTAGGGCTTAGACACGATACAATAGTGATATTCATAGGAGATTGTTGCAGTTTCCTAGCTAATGATAATCCATAGCCTTGCCCACGATATACACGTTTGACCAAAAATTCTTTTATTTCCAAGGTATCGTTAACATTTATATGAACACAGTATACATCCGTATCTATATATTTGGTTCGTGTTTCGTTTAGGCTGTTGAGAATGAGCGAATATAATTCATTGGAACATTCCTGTTGCTGTTGCATAATATTCAAAGTATGTATTTCAATTATTATTAACAAGGACTATTTAATTAATCATAGGTCCCGTGTGAAAAATTCCTTCCATTCCACGTATTTTGGACCGTCATCCATCCAGGTCTCAACGCTTTGGCCGGTCAAGCGTCGTGGAACTTGGATAGTGTTAATATAAATACATTCTTCGACATCGGCACGACCTGTGTACTCAAAATTCTTCGGATGCAACTGTGCGAACATGCGATTTACAGTACTGACAGTAACGGCACGTTCATCATCTTCATCATTTGACATTTGCATGAAGTAATCAACCTCAATGCTGTTGGCGGTGGTCATGGGTACATACAGTGTAATATACATGTCACCCCCGCACACATTTGACATAACGATACGGAAAGCATAGGTCTTGTTCCGCACATTGTCATGTAGGACATGTGTTGTGATATCTCCATTATTAAGTATGTCCTTTTGAATGCACAACCAATTTCGGATTGTGCGCATATAGTCACGATAATTGGGAATATAGATGACTCCACAACTCTCGTCATCGTTGATGCCGGATGTACTCACATCCTTGAAAAAAGGGGTTGATTCCTTGATATATTTCAATATTTCTTGTCCTCCCTCGTCGTCAGGAAGGACAAGAATACAGTTGATTTCACTGTCAGACAGTTTCACTGTCAGTACATTATCAGTTTCGCTAAGAGTGGCAATCATTATATGAACAATCACCGGATCAATTTTTAGGCCAGCAACTGCGAAGGTTTAAAACCAGTGTATCATAGTTATCAATAATTTAATGCGTTTTGTACTAGGCCAAAATATACATGTTATAGTAATGGACGTCAATACTGCTTATAGTATTTTACAAGTCTCGCAAGACACATCGAATGAAGAATTAAAGAGAGCTCATTATATGGCATGCTCTCTTTACCATCCAGACAAAGGTGGTGATAGACAAACATTTGCTAAATTTCAACAGGCGTATAAAACAATAGTCCATTTCCGCAAAAATGGACATAATTTCCATCAAACTGACGCGCCTGAAGATTTCCATAGTTTAAAAAGTAAAAGCAGAAGGGAGCCGATATCGAAGGACAAATTTCGTTTTGATCCCGACCAATTTCGTCGAACTACACAGGACGGGCAAAAATTCGATAAAGAACGCTTTAACCAGAAGTTCCGTTCCCAAAAAATATCAGAAGAGGACAAATTGGATTTCACTTATGGTGTCGATGATTCTGGCGAACACGAAAGAGATAAATCCCGTTACGAAAGAGAGCAAAATTCTATTACCGCACAAGCAGAAAGTATTACTCCTATGTTTGGCAAACGCGGATTTGACAACGAAACCTTCCAAAAAGTGTTCGTACATCGTAAGAAACAACACAAGCAAAGGAAGGGGGAGCTTACTGAACGCGTCGATCCTAAACCGTTGGCCGCCAGTGGTTTGATAGAATGTACTGATGTTAATAATCCTAAACAGTCCGCCAATGTAGTTACATCAGGAGCAGCTAATTTCGGTGATGCTTATAATATGCCGAGTAATCCAGATCAATACAATAAAAAGTATATGGATGATATGAAAAAACGTCCAGACATTACCTCCGAATCAAAATTATCCAACGCTGAAATTAAGAAACGTATGAACAGATATCATACAGCAGCTGATCGGTTTAAATTTAATAAACAAAAGTTATTAACCGACAGGAACACTGCATTATTGGATATTGGTCCAGGTGATTCCGTCAAGGCAAGTGAAGCTCTTCGTGAACAGCAAATGAACTTATATCGAAGCGAACAAAATCAGCAAAATCAACAGCGTAATAGGGATGAACCTAACACCAATACTAACACTAACACTAATAACGCTAACATTAATGATGAGTATAGTAGAATGTTGCAATTGAGACAACCTATATTACCACCCATGGATCCAAATGCTTTAATGTCCCGCCCACAACCCGTAGATAGACCAGTCATGAAAGATGCCAGACTTGGATATACTCCAATCAGTCCAGCATTATTACAACCGCGTTCACAGGAGCAATATCAACAACAACAACAATACCAACAGCAACAGCAACAGCAACAGCAATATCAAAGAAATCCACAACAACAACTGCAGGAACTACAAGATCTACAACAATTACAACAATTACAACAATTACAACAATTACAATTACAACAACAGCAACAGCAACACCAGCCAAGACATAATAAACCTAATAAACCTAATTCTAAGTCAACTGACAAGGAATTACGGAAACTTAAAAAGAAACTGAAAGATCAAGAGCGTGTAATAAGGGAAATACAAAAACAACAGGGTGGCAGCAATTGGTAATTTAATTGGTTATAGTTATAGCACGTTATGATGTGATATATTTTATACATATCATAATATAATATGGCTGGCGGCTTGATGCAACTAGTTGCCTATGGTGCCCAAGACATATATCTTACGGGCAACCCTATGATAACGTATTTCAAGGCAATATACCGAAGACACACTAATTTTAGTGTCGAATCTATACAAAATACATTTGAAACCGATCCAACATTTGGAAGTCGTGTTTCTGCACTGGTGGCTCGCAATGGCGATTTGATGTCACATGTGTATATACAAGCACAATTACCCGATGTAGCAGAAAAAGGTTTACCTGATTTCGGTATAACCGATGACGGATTCAATATGCCCAACCGAAGATATACACGATGGATTGATAATGTGGGTCATTATCTTATTAAAACTGTAGACATAGAAATAGGGGGACAACTTATAGACAGACATTATAGCGACTGGTTAGAAATTTGGGCACAGTTAACTGTTCCTGCTAGTCAGATGGAAGGTTACCGGACAATGATTGGTCAAGACCCTTATAATGTATTTGGTCAGAACACCGGTTTACAGGCAGATGTTTTTCGCACGTCAAATAATAATCCTTTCACAGAACCGGGTAATATGCCAAGTTACACTCGCACAGCAGAGAATATATTAGTTGGACGCGAAATTTATATTCCCTTGCAATTCTGGTTTTGCAGAGACTATGGTATGGCATTACCGCTTATAGCGCTACAACATCATGAAGTTAAAATTAATGTGGAATTCAGCGAAGCACATGAACTGATAATGACACACACCGCTGAGCAGGCAGGAACTTCCGGCGAATGGGTTGCTACCAGTGCAGAACACTCTAGGTTAGTTGATCATGCCGCTCTGGATGTTTCTTTATGGATTGACTATATTTATCTAGATACCGACGAAAGACGCAAATTTGCGCAAGTTTCTCATGAATATCTGATAGAGCAAATGCAGACAGCGTCTGATATAGTAGAATCGGGAACAGATGCTAGACCTCAAATGAACAATGTGGATTTATTTTTTAAACATCCTGTCAAAGAACTAGTGTGGGTATGCAAGGGATTCGAAAATGGAAGAGAGTGGTGCAATTATACTAACACGCAAATGAATTTAAAGCCACCGTTAAGTTCTGTGTCGATAGACGCAGAAAGCGATGGGGTTTTTGCCGTGCCGCAAGCAGGATTAGCAGGATTGAATAACAAAAGAGTTAGTGTTGATTATGATATAGATGTAGTCTATCAAGTAGGTCTCGGTGGTGGTGGACAATTGCCAAAAGGTACTGAATTGACAGTGGTATCAGATGACTCTCTAACAACTTTGACAAACGCCAGTTTGTATTTCAATGTCAACGAAGTTATTAATTTCCATATAGGTGACTTAGTGGTGTTAAGTGACCAAGATCCACTTACTGCGGACGAAGACGCCAAATTTGTACAACTATTGGTATCTGCTACAGATTCTAATCACAAGCCAACTACTTTTGTTACAATGACGCCAACTACAGGGTTATATACATTATATTCCTTCGCGTCTACGATAGACCATACCGGAGGAACTGGTACAGTTACAGTGAATGGTATTACAGATTTAACTGCTGGTTCGACTTCGCAGATCATTACCCGTTCTGATCTCATTGATTTTGCAAGTTACAACTGTACACGTCCCTATAATTCTACAGGATTAGCCAGCAACCCAGTAAAATTTGCTAAACTACAAATAAACAACTATGATCGTATCGCTACTAGACAGGGTAGTTATTTTAATTGGTATCAGTGTAAACGTCATCATACAAATATACCCGAAAGTCCCGGTATCAATGTTTATTCATTTGCACTAAAACCCGAAGAGCAGCAGCCAAGCGGAACATGTAATTTTTCGCGATTGGAAAGGTCCCGTTTGATTTTATGGATAGGTAGTTTATACAATGGAGGGTCTAGGGGTACAGCTATGCCTGTTGGACAAAGTATGCGAATTTACGTGTACGCTAAAAGCTACAATGTTTTAAGGATTATGAGCGGGATGGCAGGGCTTGCGTACCATTCGTAATACATAGTTTATATATGCAAGTCATGACTTTTCACGTCATTGTCAAGGGTCCTAATATCGACACATCTAGATTTCCAGACAGGAAATATTTATGTGCCCTTTGAATATCCTGAGGCTAAACGGAATTATACCGTGGTTTATTGTTACGCATAACATTATAAATTTTTTTCAATATATAATAAATCATGTTAAAGATAATGAAATCCAACTGGATGTCATACGAGAGCTCGGTTTATGATAACCGAGCTCTAAAGTTGCAGCAGAGTGGTCGTCATGCGATTTCGTAGAATCTTCGCGCTTGTTTGAAAGGAATTATATGTTCATGTACATTGTCTTGGTCAAATATACCAAATACAGAATCCCTGTCTGTGTCAAACGTTTTCTTGTGTGTTAACCCATTGTTAATTTACTTGTAAGTAAAATACATTTGTTTTCCGTGACATACCAAGTATCCCAAATATCGTTCAATAACATGTTCCGTTTGTAAATCGGGTATACCTTTGTACCCATTTTGAAACAACTGGTATGCATTGGTTATATTATGATCGATTAAAAACTGTCGTGAACCTGGTGTTATAGCCACATTGAATGGATTTTTACGGTAGATCTCATAATACTTATCGAAAATGTTTTGGTCTTTCATAGCATTGACCCAAATAGTATCGACTTTGTTAATGTGAGTTAGTTCCTCATATATTTCACTTAATTTAGGTTTAAGACTAGACAGAAACTTGTATCTAGTGTTGAACATCGTCCCTCCAATGAAGGGGAATTTAGTTGTTCCATGCAATGGGAACAAATGTTCTAGTTTTTCAAATATGGTATTGTTATAATCACCGTCATTCATATCGTATTGGCATATCCATTTACCAGAAACCACTGTATCATGATTCAAATGTTTTCTTAAATTAATGTTGATTATACTGTGCAAATCACGTCTCCATGCATAGTCTCCTTTGCTGTGCAGATACATTAAATACTTAGGGTTAATGTTCTGATTTGACATATACTGCATCCCTACTATAAAACCACCTATATCATAGCCTCGGTTGGGCATAAAAATTAGAATGTCCGAATTTAATTTTTTGTATCTTAACTCTTTTTCATCTGGCGACCCATCCATATCGAACAATAGTATGTTATCATTTAACTTTTTGAATTTACGCTGTCCTGATTCAGGCGTTAATATTTTTGCTATGGTAATGACCTTGACATCTCCATCATTTATCATGCGGATATATTGAATTATATTCTTATAGTAGGATATTATGTCATTATCGTCGAGATTAATCCACATAGATAATATTACATACTGTGAACATTGGCTGTTTTTATTCAAATGACATGGTTGAGTAAAATTATCTGCTACATAACTATGAATGGTCCGTGCTTGACATTGTGTAATTTTAGTATCTTCTATTATTTGGCTGAATTTAGGTAATATGTTGCATGGGTCATTATTATGATTATCAATACTGTGTATTCCATCGATAAATGGATATTCTTGCCATACATTTCCGTCTAGATATATTACAGGAATACCTAGATATAAGGCTTCTAGCACAACATATGGGTTAAAATCTTGTCTGCTGGACAGAAAAAACCAGTCCCATGTGCTTATGTGTTTTATTACATTATCATGACTCATATTACTGTAATGAACGACATTATTAGGCATTTTAGGAAAATCGTGTGATTTTAGTTCCTGTTTGTTTCCCCCTATCCAGTAAAACTTATGTTGATGAAGTTGTTCGGCAATGCGGAAGAATATGTCAGTTCCCTTCCTAAGACACAGTGAACCAACCATACCTATATGCAGAGGCAACGTTTTTGACCGCTTGGATTTTCTTTTGATCTTTATCAACGGTTTGGTTAGATTATAATTGTTTTTTAATAGTTTAACTGTTACAGAAGATAGAAAATTAGGATTGATGATAGAATCTATGTTGCGGGTTCTCAGGGATGTCTGCATTTTCTCCTGTATACTATAAACCAATTTTCCCTGTATAAGAGAAATGATACTTTCTTTGTAATGACGGGGTAATTTTAATATCTTCATGGAAATGGAACACTGAACGCTCCGATATTTCATGTAATATTGTATTGTCGAAGTGGGTAAAAATGGAATTAAAATAAATAAATACCGGATCATACCGTATAACTAAGTCCAGGAAAACATACAAATCATTAAAGTAATAAATAATAGTCACATTATCTGGCAGTAATTCCCGATAATAATTATCATTATACGCAAAGGGTAGTAAAAAGCACATGTTATCAAATATATTACGTTTTGAATAGTGACTCACCAAGTTTGCCAAATATATGGGTGCGCCGGTTATTTCTGATTCATGTGCCACAAAAAACAAGCATGAACCCTGCTTTACAATATCCGTTTCTTCAGTTAATCGTTGCTCATGATAGCCGTGGCTTAAGTAATGTGTCCATGGATCTATTTTTTTCTGCTCAACTTCTGCCAAAGATTCAAAATTCTTCATGTAAGATGATGGAGAAAAATTAAAAGGAACGCCATTTTGGATGTTATCTTTTATTAATTCGATGTTTTTGTGGTTTGTGTTGCAATAATGGTGATATTTGTTGTAACAGATGGCGTTAAGGTATTTTCTTTTATGGTGTATATAATGATGTATGCATTCATTGTCCGTTAATTTTTTTAAATCGTAGTGCATCATTCGGTATTTCTCAGGCGTAAAATCCTTGGGAATAATATTCGTGTTATAAATGCGGCCTTCCCTTTTGCCATGTGTTATATAATGTACCATTGCTTGTGTATCATCGAGATTAGCGAGATCGCGATTAAGACTTTTATAAACCTCGGCATCAAAGTTTTTTGGGATATTCATATTATACATGCGACCTTCCTTCTTACCATGATGTATATAATGTTCAATGGACTGTTGTTCCGTACATTTTTTTAAATCTGGATGCAGGGAAATGTAAGTTGATGCCACGAAATCAGGTGGCAAATTAGGGTCTGTCATTAATTTTATATGGATAATATTATAACTTATTTACATATCTGCTCGTATATTCTTTAGTTATGGATAAATGCTTCGAAACCGCCGGGAAGTTTCTTCCATTTAGTGTGTTCGATATATGATATTGTTGCAATCACAGCAAACGATAGGTAAAACAACATTTCTGCAGCAATTTCATTGTACTGAAAAAAACAATTGAATGGCACACCTTTATGAATATAATAGTTAAGAGAATAAAAGGACAATATGGAAGTCAGGCACTGCCAACCAGCGTAAGTTTTCCATTGATTGTCTGTATGTGGATAATTCACAGTAAAATCATGTTTACTGCGAACAATGGTCCATGCAAAATTTAACACAGTTAAAATAATGAATACTATGATGATACCAACTTGGTTGCCCGCTGAACAATCGATGTTCTCGAACACATAACGGTTCATCATAGTCATAGCTATCAAAACAGCCGTCGGTGTATTGTTATGCATATACTGAATAATATTTTTGACAGCACCGGCGTCATCTGGGTCAGTTTCTGGCAAATCTAATGCAAATTCTTCCATGCTCATATACTTTAAATATTACGATCACATTTAACATTAAAAGAGCACAAAAGCACAAGAGCACAAAAGCAAAAGTAAAGTGAACATATTTGTAGTTTAATGTCTTCATCAATTGTTCGAAATGCTCTAATGTCAGCTGAAAAAATTAGTGATGTGCTAGTGGACCAAAACAGGTTAAAGTGTCTAGTCAACCAAAACCAGTATTTTACACACGAACTCGAAACTATCCCAGATGTTAGTAATCAGAAACAATCAGGTCGTTGTTGGATGTTTGCGGATCTTACATTTTACAGGACGACAATAATCAATAAATATAAACTAGACAAATCATTTGATTTTTCCACATCATGGCTCTTCTTTTATCATAAATTAGAAAAATTTCGACGTAGTCTGTTATTACTACAAGAGAATCCTGACTTACGTAAGAGTAACAGTAACAATAGTTTGAAATATGGGTATTGTACCAGTACAGGCGATGGAGGATATATGGGAGACACTCTTAATTTAATAGAAAAATACGGTATCATACCGAAAGAAGCATATGGTGAAAGTAACAATACTGAAAAAACAAGTGAGCTTAATGGTTTGGTACGCCGTTTGCTTAAGGTTTATGCATATCGTATGCAATTAACTGACGATGAGAAGTTGTTGGAACTTCTAGTTGAACAGGGCATTGCGGAGTGTCGCAATTTGTTAGAATTATGTTTAGGTGTTCCACCATCGCAATTTACGTGGCAATATCGCGGCAATGATGATATGTCTAAAAGTCGAGAAATTAAACATAGTAGTGCACCGTTCAAAAGGAAATATTACGAAATTCAGGAATATACACCCGTCGAATTCTGGGAAATGGTAAAGTATTCTGCCAAACATAATTTGTCTAGGGTATCATTGGTAAATGATCCACTGAAAAACATAGGTGTTCATGTGGCAAGTATCCCAGAATGTACAAATGTTTATGAGAATATGAGACACAGGACTTATATTACTGCGACCATGGATGTAATATTAGAGTATGTTAAAAATGTTATCAGAGAGGGGTTGCCCGTTATATTACATTGTGGTGTGGGTACTGTACATGATTTTTACTATAACAGCAATTTAGGAGTGATGGATAATGGAATATTTGACTATGAAGACTTATGTCCATCATTAAAGGGGTTTGACAATCTCAAAGACAAGGTGTCCAGTCAGATGGAAAGCGTTAATCACGCTATGTGTATTGTTGGTTATAATAAATTAAACAACACATGGAAAATACAAAATAGTTGGGGAAAAGAAAGAGGGTACTCCGGTTACTGGTTGGCCACTACAGAATGGTTTCATGCGCGAATATGCTTGTTTAATATTCCTCTGACATTGTTATCTGAGGAACATCAAGAATTAGCCAAATCTAAAACTACGGACCAAGTTAAATTGGATGATCCTTACTAATATGTACTTTAAATGGCTTTTCCGTATCCAGATTCCCGGACATTGTCTGTATACCGTTCACTTAAAATGGCTTTTTCATAGCTAACTAAATGTCCTTCGGGAGAAAAAGCAATTTTGGCTGCCAGGCCGGTATAAATTCGAGCTCCAGCGGATACTAACAATTCGCCCAACTGATCTCCCATCGTATCCAATGTATCTGAACGGATAAGTATCAATTTATATTTGCTGTCATGCTGAAAACGTTTCCATTCGATAGGCTTCTCTGTTTCTACCAGGTCATTAATAGCTTTTAAATTTTTCTGCAGTTGTAATATCTGCAAGTCTTTTTTATTACGATATTTAGAGTATATATGTGACAAAAATACACCTCCGGGTATCTTCGCGGCCAAAGCAACACATCCCGACAATCCTTCTGTTGCTAAACCGAAATCATTACTCTCCATATTAGCTAGAGTAAAACCAGCACCTTCGTCTAGTGTAACCATATATACACACGCATCAGGTGGCATAAGTTTCGATAAATTGGAAACTTCCGGTATTTTACGGTGTATGATTGTTCTTTCAATTGCTGGTTTGTTAGGACATTGGTAAATTGGATGATTGCTGTCCAGTCCTCTTTCTTTGCATCTTGAACACGGCATATAGTACTATATAGATAACTTATCTATTTCGCCCTGGATAAGTTGTAGTTCTGACAAAACCTGATGTCCAATATCTTTACGGTAGTAATCTAGGTTACGGTAGAAAAGTCTAAATACAATCTTTAAATATTCACGTGCTAGTGTGGTCTGTTCCCTATCGAAATGTTTATACCGTATGAAGTTGTGTTGTTCATCTACTTCTATCAGAGCGCGTAGTTTATCATACATGCGACCAGGTAAAACGACCGATAGTGTATCATAACAGAAATATGCTGGTTCCAAACGGGATAACACGTGATATTTGCTGTCCGACAATAACAGGTTCATCGCAAGGTAATTTCTTAGTAGATGTGTTATAACACCACCCATCGAAAAATGCTCAAATAATTCATAAAACTCAGGATGATGCAATTTCGCGTCCTCTATCTCTGTGTCTGTCAAATTGTCAGTATCGTCAGGCCAAGACGGTATATTGTAGTTTGGTTTATCACTACTGGTACTTTTAAATTCTTCTAGAGTGTTTACAAATACTTTGGCAAAATGTTCTTGTGACTTTAGGTCATCTAGTTTCAAGTTTCCCCAACGGAGCTTGTGTGACAGATGTGTCATTAGTAAATCGTTCCGGATCATTTTTACCATAACATGCAGTCACCATCTTCTATTGTACCAACAGTTTGCAAAACATTTGGTTTAACTTCTTTATATATGTTTTTTTCCTGTATATCTGAATAGTAATCAAGATAGTCATCAGATATACTATCTTTTTGTAACATTGCAGGTTCTGCTGTGAATTTAATAAGTTTACCATCTATTTGAAAACCTGTATTTTGTAATTCGCCTACACGCATCATGCTGTCTGTGTCATAAAAGTACTTGTCGTACATATAATACTGTTTTCCCTCGATCTCAACAAAATAAATACCTACATCTTCCTTGGTAGTGATGTGCGTGACTGGCGGAACTATAGATTTAACTATTTTAGATTTAGATTTAGATTTAGATTTAGCGGGAACCTCGCCCAACATACATGAGTCTAGGTCAGGCATACTGGATGAATAATTAGAATTAGACGTGGTTTCGGTAGTCTTAGGTTTAGCTGGTTTAGATTTAGATTTAACTTTAACTTCAACTTTAGCATTAGCTGCTGGTTTAGCTTTAGCTTTAGGTTTTACATTTACCTGGACCTTAGCATTAGAGCTGGTTTTAGGATTATTTTTCCGTCGCGTGCTCGGTGGTGCATGTATAGGGTCATAACCTTTCAGGGGGTCGCTCTTACTATTAATTAAAGCTGGCAATTGTTCATGTTCCAGATATGCTTCATATGTGTTTTTTAATAATTCATAACCTGGTGTCATCTTCAGATCTTCTTCTTCTAAAAGATCCGTCAGAGCACCACGCAGAGAATCATTATGTTCCTCTAATATTTCGATGTGTTTGACTAATGGTGTCATCAGTGATTTTAGCTGTTTGAGTAAATCAGTCATTGCAAAGTAAAGAGGCTCATTTTTAGTTTTTTAGTTTAATGAATTCAAGAACGTCTTACCTATATCTAACAGTGAATCACCCGACATATCATAATCCTCTGCAATCTTGGCTATAAATTTAACGCGTGCCTCTTCCTTGAAAGCTATGGTTATTATATCGTTTTCCTCAGTTTTAGTTTTGATTTTGTAGTCAACATGTTGTTTCATTAAATGTTGAGCTATTAAATGGGGCATACCTGAGAATTCACACTTTGGCATGGGACATTGTATTTTTTTCAGTTCGCATACCTGTTCATGCTCTATTCTTTTGCCATGTGTTAACGCATACCCACATTCACATTCCCATGGTATATTTTTACAATAACGTTCTAAATAAAACAAATGTTTCCAAGGCGCATCGTTGTCATTCATGCATATGGGACACACAGCCATATTTTGGTTAAGCATAAGACATTTTTTACATACAGGATGGCCACATATTTTTTCCATAGGTTCCGTCAGTATATCCTTACAAACAGGGCATTCGGTATCCATTCATTAGAATTATATCAATCAATTTCAAATACAGATTATAAATTGATCCTTTTCTATTATTAATGAATGGAATGTCTAAATATGTTGAACTATACCGTAAATTCACCGATTTTGTGGAAACCCCACCCAAGAACCTTGAATTAGGACATGTTAGCAATGCACCCACAATTTATGATGATTATGGCGACAAGAGCGCGACGGAGTCTATATTGGCCATCGCGGTAAAATGTTTGATGTCGGGCGATGAAATGGTTTCCCGCATATTTCACCAGGAAAAGGGAGTGAACATTAATATCACATATGAAGACAAATCAAAGCGGTCATACTATTATAGCGGTAACAGCACTCAAACATTATACACTTATAATAGTCGAATATTGTTAGAACATGCGGAAAAGGCACCATATGGCAATACTAAAGACGGCGTTACAGGTGTTGACGAAAGTGTTCGTCTATGTTACCAAATAGTACATGGTGAAAAGTATAAAATTCAGGACTTACCAGAAAGTCTTGTCGAAACTATCAATAACAACATGTACCCTGGTAAAGATATAAAGATAGTTCCAAACAAAATGAACATCTATTTAAAAGGTGGTCATTTTGCTCGTCACAAAGACAGTCCCAAACCGGGTGTAATTGGAACCGTCGTTGTTTTCGACAATAATACTACGTTTGAAGGAGGTCATTTGGTTCTGGAAGATACCGAGAATAACTTGTTGAAATATAACAAGGGTATAGTCGCATTTTATAACAATATTCCGCATTGGGTAGAACACGTAACTGACAAGGTGAGGATTACTACAACCTATTACATTATGGAAAACGGTGATGAGGAAGATGAAGATTCAGATTCAGATGAAGACTCGGATATGGATATGGAAGATAGCATAAAAATACTTAAGAAGCAGGAACCTTTCGGTGTAATTTTGTCTGAAACATATGGCGACGGTGAAAAGTTCCTCAAAGGACAAGACAAAATATTGGGCGATAGATTAAATTGTAATTTTAGAACTACCATGCTGCCCGTTATTTTGAAATACAATCAAACATACTGTGATGGTGATGGTGATGACGAGATAGATATTACTTGTAGTGTTTATAGGTGCATGCCAGTAGATTTCATAGCATACAGCACAAAGACAGATTACACTCGAAATATATATGATCATATTGAATTCATTCACACGGGAAGCAGAGCTGGTGCTGACGAGCAATATGGTAAGATGATAAAATCTGAACATCAAGATTATATAGAACACGTGGGCAATGAATGCCAGGAGGGATTTTACGACAATGTTTATCTGCACCGTGTATTGGTTGTTGAAAATAAGTAATTATAAGTTCATGAACTCAAGATATTGTGCAAGTTCACGTTCGTATTGCTCGTTAAACATATCCAAAACCTGTTCTTTGGTTAATTCAGGATTTTCCAAGGCATTCTTAATCTCAATTAGTCTCTTCTGTTCATATGTACCCTTTGAAATAAAATGGCTAAACTTACTGTTTTGATGATCCATTTTCCAGAGGCATTCTTCTACGTCTGACATTAAACAAATGCGACCATCTTTCCATAGTTCTGAGTCTTCGAAATGTGCTTTTAGTTTGTCATTAATTTCATTTGTCCCGTTAAAAAGATATTGTCCTTCTGCATTACATAAATACACGGCCGTACTATGAAAATTATACGATACACTTACTGTAAAATACCAAGGCTTACCATCTAGAAGTTTGCTTTCCTCGGTCCCTTCGTTGAAACGATAAATACCGTTGCAATAAATATTCATTCCTTTCTGGTTAGATACAAGGTGGATGTTAGGTGGGAGCTTCATATAATGATTGTTTGGTTGCTTCAATTTTTTAACAAAGTAATACATAACATAACGTATCTAATTTATTTATCTCTTAATAGATACGGTAATCTTGGGTTTAGGTTTAGATTTAATTTTAGGTGTAACTTTAACATTAGTTGTAACTTTGACATTAGCTTTTGCTTTAGATTTAGATTTGGCCTTAGATTTTGATTTAGATTTTGAACTAGATAGGTTAACTTTAACAGTCTTTTTGGGGCCAATTATTGTAATATCGTTGGTTTCTAGCCATTCCTTATATGTTAATTTCCATTCCGTTCGAAGTGCGTCTATGTCATCTATCCACAGATCTACATCTGTCACACTCTCTAGTTCGGTGAATTTCTTTTCTAAGGTATCCATTTCCTTTTTCAGTTGCGCTAGTTTGTTCTTAGTCAAACTGCGGAAAGACATGTTCAGTAAATAGTCGTAACTAGCGTCTTTTGTTTTTTTAGCTCCTTTTCCGTTGCCTACTATATCACTAGTGTCGGCGTTTTTAGCATACTTAGGATATGGCGGTTCTGCATTTTCAAGAATTACTATAACCTCCGATTCATCCTTTCTATTAATAGGTAATATGCCATCCATATATTCTTGAACGAAACGATAACGCGAACTAGATTTGTCAAAATCATAACGATGCGTCTTAATCCAGTATTGACGACGTTTTTCATAGTATGAACGGCGAATATCACAAAATTCACTGATGATATCCAGTGGAGAATAATATTTCTTAATTTTGTTGTCCTTGTCAAATAGATGCATATTTTTAGTACAAAAACCGAAGGCGAGTTTCATGTTTTTCTCGAACTGGTATTTTGTTGCATGGTTAAGTTCTTGCTCTAGTACACCGTCTTCAAACTCCACATCAACCACTAAATCCGTATCGGTGGCTTTGATAATATCATAGTCTTTGACTAGACCTACCAGTGTGCCTGAACCTTTACCAGTGGTCGACATACTCGAACCTTTGCCCGATGTCTTAGATTTGGACACCTTCGTGGGACCTACTTTACCTCCCTTCTTTTTCTCAGTAACCAAGTGCTTTTTCTTCGAGTCATCGCCCAACAAACCGTTTAGGAATTCAATATACCCTTTGAACGACTTACAAAAATTAGTACCAACCGGTATTTCAGTAATTCTTATGCGATCTTTACCCAACTTAGACCAGCGACCAATAGTAATAAAACTTTGTGGTCCAGTTTTTTCGACGGTTCCGTTGTAACCGCGGAACCATGGGAGCATTTCCTTCATTGGTTTTCCTTTTATATATGCCATCTGATTATCCATAATCTCGTCGGGGTTATAGCTATATACACTCGAAGAATAACCAGTACCTATTCCCTGCATACCATTGCCTATAATAAGAGGAATAGTGGGTAAATAGAAATCTGGTTCAATAACCTGCCCTTCTTCAACTTTAAAGTTAAGCAAGGGAGTATCCAGACTATTAAAGATTTTACGGCAAGCATTCGTTAGATATGTATAAATATAACGGGTGGCAGCAGCATCATCGCCTTTCTTTAGATCTTTACCACCACCCATACGACTACCGAAACTACCAGCAGGGTACAACAAGTTGATATTACAAGCACCTACGTAATCTTGTGCTAATCCTACAATGGCACTATTTAAACTCAATTCGCCATGATGATAACCTGCATGCTCTGACACATAACCGGCCAATTGCGCTACTTTAAGTTCTTCCGTCAAATTTCTTTTAAAACAAGCGAACATAATCTTTCTCTGAGATGGTTTAAATCCGTCCATTATGCTAGGTACGGAACGTTGCACATTGGCAATACTGTACTCTTTTAGTTGATTGTTAATAAACTGGACATAACTATATTTATTTTTCGTACCTATCTGTGGTGCAAATTCAATGGTGTCATCATCATTGTTCAGCCAATCTTTACGGGCATCTTCATTTCCTTTAGAAAAAACCATATCAAAATGATATGCCGTAATGTTTACCGTTTTGTATTTACCTCCTTCTTTACAATCCATGTCTGGTACATGAACGTCGTCGGTATCCCAAACATAATTCGTGACACGCATGTCTTTGATCAGTTCGCGAGCCTCTTCAGGTTCAAACGTACCTAATCCCTTGTAATACTTAAACTTCCAACCCTTTCCTTCATTGTTTTCTGACATCCATTTCTCAAACTGTGTGTCAGTGTAAAAATTAATGCTGTTGATTGTTTTTCCGCGCGCGTTTGTCTTTTTAACTTTAATAATCGGTGTCGCGATATCACAAACGAAATCTTCTAACTGAAGTAGTGACGGCCATTTGGCGCTAAACAGGTTCATAATAAGAGCTTTAATATGGTGACCATCCTTATCATAATCGGACATAATCATAAGTCTGTCGTAACGGAGTTCCTTGGTACTGGTGTAAACTTTACCCTCAACTAAGCCAAAAATCTTCTTGATCATCATTATTTCCTCATTATGTTCTAACTGTTTGACAGTGGCTTGCCTGATGTTTAACAATTTACCACGAAGAGGAAACCAGCCCCAATATTTATGTTGGTCGTTAGGCATACCCTTAATACCCTTAGCCATAAAGTTGGCGGCTGAGTCACCTTCTGTTAAGACGCATGTTGATATACCTTTGCGTTTTGGCCCAGCCTCACGCGCATCCACAAGTTTGGGATGGTGGATCTTACGAGCACGAGCATTTCCGTCAGTAGCTTTATCCAGACCCTGTTTAGTTTTGAACACTGCTAAAGCCTCAGCTCTTTTAAGAACCCCCAATTTTACAACGGATGCTACAAAATCATCATTTAATGTACATTTGCTTCCGAATTTCTCGACCAGGCTTGTCATCTTCCGCTTTGTCTGAGAGTCGAATGTAGGATTCTCTATTGAACACTTTACAAAAACCATTAGGTTTTGTCTGATAAATGATTGTTTGATATCAACCTTTTTCTTACTGTTTTCTTTAATCTGCAAACCTATTTTTTTGGCCAAATTGTCTGCTACATGGCTAACATGTCTGCCACCAATGTCCGTGCAAATGCCATTTACAAATGAAACATGTTCAAATTCACCTTTCGGGCTCAAACACACACCAACCTCCCAGTCTTCATTGACTTTTTGGAATACTCGTCCAGTTTCCTTATGATTGCCTATATATAAGTTGATATATTCCTCAAAATCGGATATTTTTACCTTTTTATCATTAAGATATACGGAAGCATACGACCGCGTGCAAGCAGCAGCGTCAATAACCCTTTTCTTTAACAACAACCAATCTTGCATTTTGCTAGGATCATCCACTTCGAATCGTTCGTAATCAGGTAAATATGTAATGCGTGTAAATGGTGCTTTGGTATACTTAACAATTTCGGGAGGTTCTACGATAGTCATATTGTCCCGGAATGTTTGTTTGTACTTAAGTTTCCGTTTTCTGTCTACTGTTTCTAACGTAAACACCTTGCTAAAAAGATTGGCAATTTTCGCTCCAAGACCATTTTTACCACCAACCTTTTGCTTTTTTTTCTTATCGAAATTGCCACCAGCCAATAAAACACCGAAAACCATTTCTGGTACATATTTATTACTCTTAGTGTGTTTTGCTATATCTAACCCGTCGCCATCGTTCTCCAATGTTATTAGGCCAGTTATCTCATCTATATTACATCGCAATTTAGTGACTTTCTTTAGGTCGGCCTTGGGGTTATTCTTCAACAAATATTCAATTCTATTGTGTTGATCTATCATGTTTACCAATAATTCATCGAATAGTTTGAAAAAGCACTCAATATAAGTAATGTTGTCTTTGTAAATTAGACCAGACTCTTCCGAGTAACACCACACAAGATCTGTCTGCGGAGTAATACTACCAGCATATGTATCTGGATCGCTTAAGATGTGGTCCCGTAATTCTTTTTGACCATACTCATCATCAATATTGCCACCCATGTAGGATACTTCTGATGATTTGGATGATTTGGATATTTCGGATGTTGTATCACTCACCTTAATTTTCATCGTTGGCTTCACCGTGACCTTTATCTTGTCAGACATTATTAGTTGAAAAGAGTATCATTTTTAAGTTAGTCTGAATGAACAATTATGACATTGAATCTTATGCACATCATCACTCTAAAGAAATCGTAGAGCAATGGATAAGAACCAAATGGTCTAAGATGAGAGAACTGCATCACGAAACTATAACATTCGGTCCTCTCAGTTGGAAAATAAATTGTATGTTTGGTCCAGGTGTTAAACAAGAATATCCCATATTAAAAGCAAAATCAGGGAATCTAATTGGTTTCGGAGCAGAATGGACCACTTATCCTGATTTAGACAAGGATAAACTTGCAGAACGTGGTCAAAAAGTGGAAATGGTACTAGATTTAGTTATATCCGAGGAAGGTAAACCTAAGTACGGGATAGAAATAGTCCATACTCATGCCTGTTCTAAACACAAACGGGAAGCTATCAAAAAACTTCGACCGGATTTCAAAGTTTATGAACTAAGCGCCAACTGGGTTATGTCGCAATTATATGGTCGTATTCCTACCAGCGTCCCCTTGGTAGAGATTATAAATTGATTGTGACAAATTATTTATCATGACCGAACCCAATTATCAATTCATACTTAATCTGGCTCTTGTGTCAGAGGGCATACGACCGGCGTACAGTTATGATAGCCGCAAAGCGCCTCCCAGTCATCTACATGATAATATTCTTATGCATCAAGATGACAATAGGGAAAAACATACATATCACCGTATATATTACAGAAATGATGCTGAAATTAAAGCAAACTTGGAAAAATATGTCTCATCACCTAAAAAAAGCAGTGAACGCCAAATAGCACTAGGTAAACTGTTAGGGTATACTAACTACTGTAGCGATTTCAGTAAACTAGTATCAGGTGTCATATATACTGCACGTATAAATGTTATCAGTGAACGTTCTGGAAGACCTGTTATGCAACGTGTGCACCTATGGGGTGAAAAAATCAAAGTAAGTCAAATAAACCTACCGCAGTTTCTGATTAATGCTACAAAAATACGAGATTGTTTATCTGAATTGAAATTATGTAAAAGTACAGCCTTCGAGATATCTATTTAATTACGCATCACGCATTATTACCTGGGTATGGCGGGGGTGGATCATAATAATCCCAACCAATCATTACTTTGTCGTTTTGAGCTGAAACAATTACAATTAAAATTTAAACTGTAACCAGATCTTGCGTATTCCCACCACACTGTGAGTACTATAACTGTCAGAATATATAGCGAAGGTATAGCCAAGTTAACCCATTGTCCTGCATTGTATCCAATATTCGCTTTTACCTGAGATACAGACCATGGATTATAGTATACGGGTGTGCTTTCTCCCACCAAGGGATAGCTGTCACGGAAATTACTGACACATTCAGTGTCATTTAAACTACAACTTTGAACACGTGTAGTTTGAACCAATCCTCCGTTAACTATGTACTCTACGTCAACGTACACATTATTGCAAATTCCCCGAACCTGTGTACATGCACGATTTTCTACGCTTCGCACACATACTGTTTCCCACCAACCGCATCGTGGATAACAATTTTGACTACAATGACGTCTAGTTCCGCTACCCGTGCATGTGGTATCGCAATGAGTGGTCCAATATCGGCACTGTTGTTCAGATTCGCAGCAATGATAACCTGTTTGGCATGGTGTGGACCATTGCAATGAACCCGGAGATAGTAGTTGTTGCGCAGCAGATGCGCAGCTTGTACCATAATAGTTTGAACAGCCGCAATTGACTGTTCGTGTACAATCATATGGTTCAGTAGTTTTTGCAGTGACATATTCGTATGTTTCTTTCCAATGATTAACTTCAACTTGATCATCATATATAGCCAAACCGTAAACTAGCCAAAACCACATCCATGCCAACAATGTGAATGCCCAGAGCCAAGGCAGCAGGGCATTGGTGTCCCGATTCAAATAAACTATAGTCATAATGATACTGAAAAGAACGCATGCTGTAGCCCCAACGCCAAACAATACATCTTTATGTTTCACAATGCCTGGCTCGCTTCCCTCTTCAGCCGATTGTGTGCGAGGGCAACTTGCAGTATCTGGTTTTAAGGTAAGTTCCTCGCAAATCTGTTCTTTCTTGTTGTCTTCGTTAATTTGATTAGCGGTGATGTTATTATTCAGCTGGTTGATGGGTACATCAATATAAAGACCCAAGAGCACCTTGTCATTATCATACACTGGTAATCCAGACGTGACCATCACGCCTAGGCCCAGCAAATCTGTGTAGGCTTCTGAATAACGAGGGACGGTTACTTTAATATGTGGCGACAAGTGTTGGTCGAATTCGTGGACCAACACTTGATTCTCGGCCTTGACCTTGTCAGAAGTGTTTATTATCTTCTTATAAAAACCTGCACCATAACACACAATACCCTGTATCTGAGCACTATCTTGAAGGGTGAATGCGCTAACAATAGAATAAGTATTGACAACCATTTGTCTCGCCGATTCATAAATGTCAGGACTGTTGATACTGCGACCTCCTTGACTGAAAAAGATAGTGTAGTTATGGCAAAAAGATGTATCAGAATCCTTTTCACTGTTGCTAAACAGAGCCCCAATTTCCTCAAACACGTTGCCCAAAATAGTACCCGTGCGTTGACTCTGAACAACCGTATTGAACCAATTTTTAGTTTCTTGTTTTCGTTCTGTGGTTGCCTGAACGAGTGTATCGGTATGAGAAATAATCCCCGTTTGATATAATACTACTGCGTAATAGTCGTAAAATGACAGTGAATCTATAAAAGTTACAAGCAAACTTTTGAGTATGGCGAAAGCTGCGGGCGTTACTGTATTTGTAATATCAAGAGCTAGAATATAATTACCCTGACCTACTATACTAGATCTGTAATAGGGACGCGACGGAGGATAATATGGCGTGTCGGCATTACACTGCCACTGCAATGCGGGTGAAACTGCAAAAGTAGTTGCAGAAGCTGCATATTGCCATGTGTTAAGGCCGAGTTGTTGTTGCGCATCCTGCCATATGGTCTTCAGTGCTTGCAGCGCACCAACTTGGTCAGGTTGTTCATTATTGATCTGACGAAACATGACAATATCCTTGTTGATTGAAATATTGTCATAATCGACGCTGGGACTTAGTGAGTAATCATCGTTACCGAAACCATGATTGTTTGCACACGCTCTATAAATGGTTCCTGCCGGAGGTCTATCGTTGCGAAGGACTAAAAACTCCCTAATCACCGTGTTCAACGTCGTTGAAACAGGCTTTAGGTAACTAGGTACGGCCATGCCTGTCATGAAACAGGTCATTATGATTATTATTGATAATTCAAATTCAGTTCGGCGAGACATGTTATTATTACTTAGAGGCATTTCATTTTTTTATGTATATATGCCAAAAGCCCAGTACATTCTAGGTGTAGACATTGAAACAGGTGGGCCAATACTCGGTACCCACCCCTTGCTGGCCATAGGATTTTCAGTACATTACTGGAACGGAAATTCAAATTCAAACTCAAAGTCAAAACTTACACTGGAAGATGTAATTGAAGTACATATGGAAGCGGATGAGTCCTGTTATGAAGATGACACTTTGAATTGGTGGAAAAAGCAAAAGGATGCTTGGTCCGTAATTAAAAAAGATTGCGTTTCAGACAAAGAGGCTGCTGAAAAACTAGTAGAGTTCCTGAAAAAGTGGCAAAAGATTGCCATAGACAAGGGTGCCTCCTTTAAAATAGTAACGGACAATTGTTGGTTTGACGATACATGGGTCAGTTGGTTTCTATGTGTTCATGGCAAGGACGTCGGTGGTTTACCATTAAGAAATAATTATTACACAGGCTACACTAAATGTTCTAACATGATTGATGTTAATCAACGAATACAGGCTGCTTCAGGGGACTTAAATTGTCCTATAGGCTCGTTCACACCTACAGTACCTCATGATCATACACCTGTCTCTGATTCCAGAGGTATTGTAGAAAAATATGTTAACTATATGCAAGTTACAGCTAAATACAGAAACAGAAAAACAATCGTCTGACTAAATCAACTTCTTTAATTCCCGCTCTAGATCAGATCGTTTGTATGAAGACTGTATAGATACACCGATTGATTTAAGGTAAATCTTAATGTCGGCCACATTCATGCCGCCAGCTGCCTTTGAAGCACCCGTGGCAGCCTTGACAGCTTCAGCGCTCAATACAATAGATTTAGATTTAGATGGCTTGACGGCTTTAACAGGTTTAACTGGCTTAACAGGTTTAACTGGCTTAACAGGTTTAATGGCTTTAACTGCTTTAACTGCTTTAATTTTTGGAGGTGGTTGTGTCCAGGCAACGGAACCGGAAATTTCTTCCAGTTGTTCAGCTTGTTGAGCCTGGATTGCAAATAAATGTCTGAGTTGAGCTAATACAGAATCCATTTTGTTCTTTTTTGGGACAATATTCCAAGCCTGTTTCTTATTGTTCCATTTAGCTTCAAATGCTAAATCTTTCAGTGCCTTGAGTTGTTTGTATATTGGCTTAGTGTCTCCGACAACATATAAACTTTTGCCAGTGTCACTCTTGATCAATCGCAAACCGACGGATTGTGTTTTAGTCATTGTTTTACTCATATACCATTACTCTTTAAAAAATTGATTCACTTGCGCAATATATAATGTCTGAAAAAGATCTTATTGACCCAGCACTTAACCGAATGCACAGATGTGTTGCAATCTTGATCAACCTATCACAGCGACCTCAAACGGATAGGACCAAATCTATTTATCATTTATGTCAAGAAACTATGGTCAGAACAACCACAACCTTGACTAATGCAAAAGGCATAGTCAAGGCTTATTTGGCGGCAAGAACACCGAAAGAACTAGCATCGGAAAAACATACTAATTTGAGGAAACACAACTACAAAGATAAGTTTCTTACCCGTATCAATGATGATATTGTCATACCTCTCATGAGCCACATAAGTCCAGATGTATCACTTGAACAACATTTTGCTAATCTTGTGATATTGGAAGATGCTGAAGCGGAAGCGGAATAATTATTAAACCTATTTAACACATACTGCAATATAATGTAACTTTTGTATCAGAGTCAAATACAACACGTAAATATCCGATGGGTACGTTGACAGGACATACTATATCTTTTTTCTCGCTACCGTGAATTTCCTTTAGCTCAAAAAAATCTTCGCCGTCAGGAGAAACATATACAGATGCTGTGTAGCTGTGACCTTCCCGTTCCTCGATATGTCCATATATGCAAATGTTACTGAAATTTCGACAATCTACTTTGGCTGTGGGTACACTTTTAGCAAGCAATCCGTTATGAAACTGCATATAGTTGTATTTTTCCTCTCTGATGAGCATTCTTCCTTTCGAATCGGTAGCTATCGGTATTTGTTTGTTGCCTAGTATTGTAATATCTTTTAGAGGTATATCAATATCGATCCCTTTGTTCAGCGTGACGCATAAATTACCATCATCGTCCTTTTTAAGGTCCAATTGTTCCGTTCGTTCTGAACGTTCAAAACGTTCAAAACGTTCTGTTCGTTGTCCTCGTAATTCAACAACAAGCGCTCCGTTACTGCTGTCTAGGCATTGACCATTAGAATCAGTCAGTTGTACAAAATTAGTGGACTTGTGTGACATGGTTTGATATTCTATATCAAATACCAAGTCTTCCGTACACGATTCATTCAATTGTATATGAAACTGAATATTTTCGGCAAAGTGAGTATTTACGGTCATCCATTGCGATGTGCCTTTGCACATTTTCACTTCGTAGTCGGAAGTAGGTACAGTGTCGATACGTAATGTACCATTAACAGGAACATTCACAGTCTTAAAAACAATATTGCCCTTGTTTGTGCTACAGCGGTTACTTGAGCCTTTCAATTGACCTGAACTTAAGTTTATTTTAATTTTTTTTGGTATCATTTAATAGTACAATATAAAATGATAAATGATCACAATAACATTGTTAGATATGGATAATACACAACTTCACATACAAATGGAAAACTACACAGAAGCCGAAGTTAATCGTAAATTAAAGCTAAGACTGAGAGAATTAGAATTAGCTTTAATGCGGTTATATCCAGCAGATGCCGGAATCATTACCGACATTGTCACTAAATACAGTTACCCTGTTACATCCACATTAAGGCTTGATATCGAGAAGAAAACGAGGAAAAAGCGAGAATTGCCTATAGAGATGCGTTGCGAAGCACGTACTGGTAACAATACACAGTGTCGAAGACCGAAAGGTAGCGGTAATATATATTGTTTAAGCCATCAACACACCTTACCACACGGTAACATTAACAAAACGCAACCATTGACGGAAAGAATAACCGGTAAAAGAGGACGAAAAAAGAAAAATAAGGAAGTATTCAAAACAGAGGACTTAGATAAAACAAAGTACATACAGGCAGTTTTAGTAGAAATCGGAGACACACCATATTTAGTTGATGAAAACCATATAATCTACAAATATGGTGGTGATAATATAATAGTAGGGCATATTAATGGTGACAGTGATGTCTGTTGGTTATAAAAATGAACATAACAATAATTTAATATGGATAATGAACAGCAATATGACCATGGCCACCCTGCCAATACTACGTGTTACACTTGTGGTAAGAAAGTCTATTTTTATAGTGATATTATGTATCATAAATTGTGTAATTTATGCCGAGGCGAATTGAATGAATATATGGAAAAGATGCGCAAGCGAAACTCGCTAAAAGATGCGAATGCGAATATAAATTAGATTAAATTTAACCACATTGTTCTAATTTCGTTATTTATCATATTTGTTAGTTAAAAAATGATCCATACTAATTATAATGTCAAACACAAATGAAAATGTAAATGTAACTGATGGTACAGCTGAACAGGTTGTTAGCACATTTAAACCACATCAAGAACGAGTGTTTGTTGAAAGCATGGAATTGTCCATAAAGATTCTTGCTCTGAGTAAATTCATCACATCATCGGAATTATTTAAGAATTTATCAGATGCAGACCAAGGCTTGCTAAATCTACAACTTTCCTTTATGAAGAGTTACCGCGACATTCTTAAGTGTCGCATATCATTGTTTTAATCATAGTCATATGTATCCACACACTTCCACAGCCAATTGACTTTGATTTTTTGTTATTCTGTATGGTTTACCACAACCATATATTAGACCTTTAGCTTTGGCTTGGTCACATACATTTTTTTTTGAATGAGGAGGCAATTGTTTTCCATTCTTGCGAAAAACTCCGTGTCTAAAGATTTTGCAATTAAGTTGTTCCTTGTCTGTTTCTATATAATCTTCACAATGTGGGCACTGATATATATAATACCCGGTTGAAGAATCAAACCTTAAATTTAACGGTCCCCCTATGACTTGACCCGATCCATATCTCTTATGCAAATAGTTGTCAACAATGCAGCGAACGTGATCTGGATCGGCTGCTGCGGCAATAGTGGCATCCCGTAGTGCTACCGTTGCATGCCTGGCAGGGTCGGGTAATCCGAAATATAATGCAATCGTAAGAAGACTCGATAATCTCTGGTTAATACTGATCATTTCGGCGGTGAGAGGTAAGTCGTTCTCTGCCAGCTCGGCTTTGTCGTCGTCGTCGAGACTATTTAAGTTTAAAAAGTTATTTGGGGTCTCGCCGATACGGAAAATGTACATAGCTGCGTCAAATGCGTCCTGCATGTTAAAACGCACCCGATAGGACTTGGGGTCGATATTTCGATTTAGCGTATCTACAACCAATTTGATAAGTTCCAACAATACGTCCTGCAACACCGCCAAATCCGGCAACGCCGCTACAGGATAACTCGTCGGTTTATCGTTAATTACACAGTTAACCAGCTCAAGTGCCTTTTTATGATGCATTATAAAAGAATAAGGTTCAATTTTATAATTTTAGCGAGGCCTATTGATGGCTTGGGTAAATTTAAATCTGCATTTGGATTTGCGTTCATATTAATTTATCATGTTATAATATATGTCTGATAGAGTTTTTACCGATCGGGAATTCAACAGCAATGACGGAATGTTGACCTACGTATGGGGACCCGCTATGTGGCATTACTTACACACTATGTCCTTTAACTATCCGATTAAGCCTACCACTGAACAACGAAAATGGCACAAAACATTTATTGAATCTTTAGAACACACCTTGCCTTGCGGTGCGTGCCGATCCAATTTAAGTAAAAATCTTAAAAAATGTGCCTTGACTGACTATGCGTTAAAAAACCGCTCAACATTTTCACGATGGTTGTATCGCTTACATGAGGAAGTTAACAAAATGTTAGGCAAAAAATCAGGTCTCAGTTACGAAGATGTTCGAAATAGGTACGAAAATTTCCGTGCACGATGCAATAAAAATAAAAAAGCAAAGATTGAAAAAGGTTGCGTGGAACCTGTCGCCGGTGTCAAATCAAAGTGCGTTATTAGTATTGTCCCCAAAGATGTAAAATGCGAAACTTTCAATATGCACGAAGATTGTTTAAGCAAAAGAAACTAATCCGTGTTTATACGAAAAGACACAGGGTAAAATGCTTCATTGCGTGATTTTTCCGTAAGAGTGATGTTTTCTTTTTTAAGAATAAGATAACAATCGTCACCGGAAATAATAGATACTGCATCCTCCTCTTGTTGTAAAATATCGCGAACATCCAATAACCTTCCCATGAATGTGCAATATATGTATATCTTGCCACCAAACGCCATTTTGTCAAGGATATTACCAATTACTCTGACTGGGTAACAAGAATATGCAATTGCACCATACACGTCGATGCATATATTGATCTGATTCAAGTCTGATGGTAGTTCATTTTCCATGTTATGGAAAATAACAGGATACTTAATATTTTCGGCTGATGTCATCGTTATCCCAGTAACATTCATATTAGGATGCAGCCGCTTTATAGTTTGACACGCATAACCCAGTCCACAACCACTATCTAATATAACGCGATCTGTTTCATTAATTACTAATTCTGCGAACAATTTCTGATACGTATCCCAATCACGACTCATTTGAAAGAGTCCTTTGGATACCATGTTTTGTATTTCTTTCTGTCTCAAGGTCATCATTGACATATACTACATGACGACTTGTTTCTTCATTTTTTGTCTGAATGTTGCTGCGGTTCCCTTTTTGCTAGAAACCTAGCAATTTGTTCATTTGCGGTTCCATTTGGATATGTCTTAGGTTTATCGGCTATCGCACATGGTTTCTCGGTTATTTCTTTCCTTTTGCTAGAAACCTAGCAATTTGCTCATCAGCAGTTCCATTCGGATAATCCATATGTGTTTACTCAAATGATCACTTTATTTTACAACTCAGCAATGAATGTATCCATACAGCTCTTCACTATCTATGATGATATGTCTTTTAGTCGCTTGATTTTTTGCTACAAGGACAATCTGTTCGTCAGTTGTCGTATCGCCCACACCACCATTGTACAACTTTTCAGATTGTATGAGTTTAACTTTAAACTCTCTGCAACATAGTTGAATATTTTTCCCTGCATCTATGTTATCTATCAAATCTTTTATACCTTCGTCGATAATCGCTTCTTGTTTTCGGTTGTCATCCCCTTCGTTTAAAAGGCTGTATTTGTCTTCCGGTAACACTGATGTGCTTTTGACTTTCTTTTTGATTATCACTACACATTTCTTAGACGTATTTGATTCATTCGAGCTATTACTACGGTTGCTTTCAGTATTAGAATCAATACTGGAAATACTGTCATCTAGGTCACTCTTTTCTAACAGTTCAGCTTCTTCCTCACTAAATTCTCCATGTGGTCTTCTTTCGTTATGCCCACCACAATATGATACATCCTTTCGTTTCCGACTGCAACGACCATTGCCATTAATTTTAGCAAGACAACGAATATTGGACGGTATGGTTTTTCTCTGTTTCTTAGCAACAGGTTCTACGGTAATATTATCCAGAACATTACCATATTTCGTCAACAAATATTCTAAAGACATATCCTCTCCCTTGGCAATACTATCCATAAGTCTCATAGCCAATTTGCGGACAGTAGCGTCCACACTCAGCTTAAGTTTGTCATTAAATTCTGATAATGTAGGAAACCTCACTTGTGTTTGTTCAAAATCCATTTAGAATTCATAAAGCATCATTTTTCGTATAATAATATATTTAATAGTGTATAATGGGAAACGGAAGCTCCATACCAAACAACATCAATAAACAAACACAATTAATACAAGAAATACATGCCGTTGCAAATGAATTAAGTAACGAATATACAAATAAATATCTGAATCCTAAATTTTGCACCACTGTCGCTTTGGTTTACAATGACAAACTAATGAATTTCCGTCATAACCAACTTGATGGAATAGCTTCCACACTCGGTTTGGTTGTGGATAATCCACGCCACAAACAGCATTTATGCTCCAGTATAGTAAAACACTACACTGATCGCTTGAATCTACTGGCTGTAATTCAGCAAAGTTTAAATTTTTGCTCAAATCGTATTTTTGCATTAACTACAGGGCCACGTTGTGATGGAAATCCAGAAATATTCGATCAAGCGGAATGTACTAAAAGTGGAGGTAACTGGATTAATACCGTGGTACCGCCAAATCATGAAATACCAGAAAATAAAGAATGGTTTAATTATCTGCAACACATGCAGGAAACTTATTTAAAAAGTTTAGCTCGTCTGTTAGACATAACTAAACAACTTAAAGAGTTTGATGAAGATATCAACGATGAAAGACTTCGAGGTCTCGGTGAAGAAGTAGAGGGTTTAATGGATAATATGAACAGCACATGTCACCAGCTTTACAAATTAATGTTAATGAAACCCACATTCACTGCCGAAGAACTAAGATTACAGGATGAATCAACTAACATGAACCAACAAGAGGCTGCTGCTCGTCATGCAGCATTGCGTGCCACGAAAGGCCTTGCTCCTATTGCACAGAAATAAAAACATGTTTGCTTTAGTACCATTGTACTATTCGGAGACCAGTAAATGAATTTTGTATGTTAACGGTAATATAATACAGACCTTCCAATTTTGGGTTTTCGGCGTATTTCCACTCTGACATAGATTCCCAGGCTGACTGCAAGTCCTTGGAAAACTGGTCACCACAGTCGTCTACAGGGCGCGTATCAACATAACAGTAAATATCAGGGAAATGTTCATAGTCTATAACACAAAACAGGGGACCCTTTTTATTTGCTTTTATTATATCATCGGTCATAGCCTGTAGCATATAATATTCGTTCTCAGCTGGAAGACTATTAACAATAGTAGACGATATACCCATAGCAATAGACGCCGCAGTAGCAGGATCTATTGACACGACATCAACAGCTTTAAACTGATAACCACATACACCATTCATGGCTTGTCGTCCAACATAGGTAATCCGGCTTGAGATTATTGTGCTCATTACAGATTTGAATTTGTCATTTTTATAGTACCGCTTACTATAACAGCCATACTTGAACGTCCACCGTTCATCACGCGATATTTGCGCTCTTTCGGCTCTTTCGACTTTCTCTGATTTCCAAAGAACGGGTGTCCAGGGTTATAGGTAACCTTAGAGAGTTTTTCTATAATATCGCCTTTATTTCCGGTTATCATGTCCTGAACATTATCTGATACTTTGCTCTCTCGCTGATTACTAGCATATAACATTGCTGAATGAACACGGGATTCTACTAATTGTTTTACTTTATCGCCTCCCCTATCGTCTATCACTTGCCTTTCTTCATTAAGATAACGGAAATGTCTGTTATCATGGCATGCTATTGAATATTTGCTAGGATCCTGATCATTTAAATACAATTTTTCGATTACGTCGACTTCGTCCACATTTTCGTTCGTCAAGTAATCTATGGCGTTATCTCTACCTAGTTTGTCTACCATGTCCTGATAAACATCAGCTCCCACAATAACACAATTATTAAGACTGACGTTAACAACAGGCATATTTTGATTATTTTTCATTTCTGTCACCTGTTCTCTTAGAGCTCGCAATTCTTCCAGTATTAAATTATCAACTGAGCGTTGTTCAGTCTTTCTTTTTGGTGTTGGGTTTTTTCTTTTTATTGTTATCTTAATCTTTTCATGTGGTTTACTCAATGTCATGGGGACACTAATGATATTTACGCATACTTTCTTTTCATGCCGATATCTGTTTGAGCGATCTGAAAATGTGGCGCCACAACCATTCCTGCATGACATTTTACAGGTTGACATTAATATAATACAACAAATAATTCTAGATCCGGTAAAATGCAATTTAAATAAAAATGACTTGCACTATTTTTGATAATGACAGACACAGAACTCCGTTGGAAATTTCGTTATAGTATTACCGAAAAAACAGGTGTATTCAACTTAAACCATCTCATGACAAACATAACGCCCACTTCAGTATAGTTTGGTCAAAAAACCAGAAATTGGATGCTGATACCATGGATGATATAGATACAAAATTGCGTCTATATCTACATGAACATAACAACGAGCTCAGATTTGTACCGCTCGTTGCCTGCGAAAATTGCACTTATGGACATATGGACGAAGAATTCGAAAAGATAATTGTTGAACTTCGTGAACTGTATCCATCCATTACAGTCGACAAGGACCTCCCACTGGCAAATACTAGGGGCGATATGCTCCGCGAGACACATCCTAATTTGCGGGAACCTGTATTTATGCACATAGCACACTCTAAAAGCACCGACGAGGATTTCAACGAGCATCTAACCAAAGCAAAAGATGTTCTTGTACTAGAGATAGAGAATTTATAACTTATGATTGATTTTCCTTTCTGTTATGATACAGTTTGATTTGGTCACTGTCTGGTTGCTCTGCCATAAGTTGGACTAACCTATCTCTTATGTATGATGTAGACATTCTTAAACTATCTAGAAGAATATCGTGACCAGGACCTCTGTACTCAAGGACCTGTTCTCTGACACCATTCAATAGATCGGTGCCATCTATGAGAAAGGGATCATACTCGCCGACAACTAATTCACTATGAATAGTGGCCAAAACACTTGCAATATCCATAAATGCGGTTATTTCATCTTTGGTGAGAGAGGTTTGAGACATAATATAAATTAATGCAAATCATTTTTTAATTGTGGGTTTTCAAATGGAATCGCACGATGTTTTCAAAGAGCTGTTTTCAATATGGACTCGCAAGCTTTTCTATAAATGGAATAGTATATGAAATCCGGTAACACACTATGACCTAACATTATACTATTCGTTATACCGCATAATAAAAAGTTATAATAGTAATAAAACACAATAACAATTATTTTAGCTGCATAATAAAAAACAAGTAAACGACGTCTGTTATGCATCTATACATCAATATGTTGTTGCGTGCATTAAAACAACAGGACAACGTTTTATACATATCTAGTGGATAGAGCTATGCTCTACTTTGTAAAAACTTACTAATTTCACTCCACTGGCATAAAATCAATAGTTTGATGCATGGAATAAAAAGTACATCAAAGTCTGTTATCAAACACCGTTCGTTTTATACTGGCTTAAAAAAACCTAATCTCTATTCGATGCATAAGATATCTTGTTGATAATGGATAATAATTTAATCCTAATAGTTGACGATAGCATTGTTTGATTTTTGCTAATGGATAAGAATTTTATGTTAGACTGACTGATACGTCTATACTTGTATTTATACTGTATTAAATCCATGATAGTGTGCGGATGTAACCAGTTGCGATACCCTGTTTCTACACAATGCTGCATTGGATAAATATAAAACAATTACTAGAAAACTAAAAGATCGTAAGTGTGTCAGATACAATTATGGATTATAGTTATACAGGATAGCGAAATGCTCATTAGTCATTTTGTTTTAACGGTATACAATTGGTTGCTGCAAATAAAATAATGCTAAGTGGTTTTGTTAGTACTTTAAAAATCAAGTTCTATTGCTTGAACTTGTATATTTATCGTAACATGTTATCAGACCAAACAAGATCATGTGTCATTATTCGCATATGCAGAACTATGCAATCGTTCACTGCTGCATAAAATCAAGATTGAGTCTGATAATGCTTGCTTGTACGTTTTTATAACAGTCTTAGCTGCATTTTTATTGATATTTACAAGTGTAGGGTGTAACGACATTCGCAATATCCCAAATATATGGTTGTCTGATTGTTTTTTCGATACTTAAAACAACATATAATCAAATTAATGCGCATAATGCGTATAAAAAACAAGTAAACAATCCAAAAAATCAAGATGACAACGTTTAGTTTTCGATTATTTTGCATTTCTATGCATCTTGTTTTTAACCTGTTAGATCAGTACAATTGTGGAGTTATGCAACAAGTGTTTTCGCCTGCATAGAACTTGTTCTGATATTAGGTTTGACATATACAATAAAAGTGCTGCATAAATTAAAATCAAGATCGCATTATATGCGTCTTGATCTTGTTGTCTCCAGCATAGAATGACTACACAACATGTATTCTATGCATCTTGTTTTTCTAGTTCTACCATGTCCAGCACTCATTAATTTGCGTCTTACCAATTAATCGCAAAATCTGCATTATATTGTTAGATTGCAGAGTATGTTATCAGACTTGTTACTTTGTTTTTACACTAGCATAATCAATTAGACCTGTATTAATTTATCCCATTATGTTAACATAGCCTAATTGATTATGCTGGACAATTGACTAGTACCTGGAACATATAGAAACGTGCTGATCTCCCAAATCCTAAACAGGCTATCAGACTCAAATTAAACCCACTCCTTTTTAATGAAGTTTTTATAGTTTGTCTAGAATATTATACCTTGATTGTAATTTAGTGTATAGGATCTTAGGATAAACAATTAAGATAAGAAAATGCATATTAGGAGTATTTAAGAGTCTTGATTGTTCTATGCATCTTGATAATACCATACAATCAAAGCAGGTGGAAACACAAATTTTAGAAGTTATCCACGGATAGACATACCTTTCATCGTTTCTATTGGTATTATCTATCCAGGAACGATGTAGGCGACTGATTAGAAGTGCATAGTATGCAAGTTGTGTATTTGATTCTATGCGCGGGGTGCACTTCCAAACAGCTATTCGTATTATCTAAAATTTATGGGGAGCAGCATTGATTGACAAGTATTCGCAACAACCATTATACCAACTATACAGCTTGAAAACAAATACACATGTCGTATAGGAAGCACCCTTGTAGAAGTGTCGGGAGCACAACTTATGCAGGAAAGCCATATTTACTTATTTTATACATTTATCAGGTAATAATTTAGGGATCTATAAAATTTAGATTACAGAGTATACTATACACAAGCATGTATACTAAGCACGTAATGTTTACAAAGTAAGTAAGTTGTTATTATTTAATTAAAAGTCGATATCGTCGCTCGATATCGACTTCACATATTTGAAGGTTACATCAACCATGTTTAATGACATGCTGCCATCAACGTTATCGCAGCTAAACTCATCACTAAAATCTGTTAGGGTAGGAGCACGCAATAAATCTCGCAGATGGTTTCTCTGCGAGATTAACTTTTTGCGATAGATATCCGAATGTTTTTCACGATACAACCCCAACAACATTTCGTTGCTGTCTTGATGTTGGCTACAGAACTCTGTTAGTTGACCATTTTTCGAAGAACGACCATATCCGCAACGTAAACATGTTATTGAATCACGCAACAATACGGAAGATTTTAGTTAATAATTCCTTGATATTTATCCATTACTTCCTGAGCTGTAAGTTCACCCTCAACACCTAGTTCTATGTAGACAACAGGATTATCTACATGGACATGTGTATCTGTCTCCATGTATGGGAGGATTCTACCACTTGCTCGAGGTAGTTGGTCCTCCACCCAATATTGTACTTGAGACCAACTGATACCTTCCGGTAATTCAGCCCTGTACATGGCCCAGTTACCTAATACTTTTTCAAGATTTGACGAGTCCATTAATAGATTGCGGGTTTCATTTTTATCTTACGTACTTTTGGAGTACTGTAAGTGCTTCGTTATGTTTAAAATTACGTGCAGCATCGATAGGTGTGTAACCGGCATTATCCGGTTCTTTTGGATCATAACCATGCTGACATAATATTTCGCATATCGTATCATGTCCATTAGCGGCTGCAGCGTGTAGTGCAGACCAACCTTCGCTTGTTCGTACAGAGTTGTTTAAGTTCGGATCATCATACAATAGACTTACAAGAGTGTCGCGACCGAAAGCGCATGCTTCCATAAATAGTGTCGTTCCATGAACAGTAAAGATAACACCATTGGATTTTTGAGAGTTCATATCGTGTTGGATATTGATATATCCGACAGGATTCTTTTTAAGATAATTTTGCACAGCAACAATTTCTCCATTTTGAGCATTAACTATAGCAGCAATTTGATTTTGCCGGTCCATTGTTCAATATTCAATTGTTCAATTGTTCAATTCATTTTTATTAGATCAGATAATTCATCCCCGAACTATATAAAATGGCAAAAGATGATAGTTATAAAAAATTAAGAAAGGATATACTGGCTTTCTTATGCAATTAATTATTTTTCATTCTAGCTATAAGCTTACGGCTTTCTTTAATGTTTTGATCAACGTGAAAGGGGCATATTTCTTCAAAAACATCTATAACTTGATCATGTACAATATCATTTTGCAGAAGACGATTGAGTCTTGCTGATTGATTATATTTAATAAAGGTTTCCACTAGAAGTCCAACAACAATACCAATGTGGCTATGTTCGCGAAATATACGACATAATTCTTCCCGTAGTTCGTCCACAATATAGCTTTTACATTTCATAGTTTCATATAGTAATATAAGTAATTCATCACTACTTCTTTCCCTTTTGTTGTTGATTTCAATCCAACGGTGCAGATTGGATACTAAAATATCGTAGTGGTAGGTTGTCTCTATAACTGTACCAAGGCATATAATAGCGTATACACGCATATTATCCGATATAGATTCTTTGATGGTTTTGACCCATCCGTCATCTTTTTCCTCTTGCACTTTATTTAGCTGGCTACTGTTCGCTTCTATTTGTCTACATAAATCTTGACAATCGGGCATATTGGCAACGGAGTTAAATATGGAATCTTTGAAAGTCAACCAAAAGTCTTCATATACTATATCTGGATTGTCGGAATTTAGGCTAGCATGATATGATTGGATACTCATTCTACTTAATTTTAAGGATCATTTTACATAAGCAATAATATGTTAAGGCGTGTTCAATATCTAAAAAAATGATATGTATTATTTCATACATGTCCGAAAATTTAAAACATTTCTCGGCCAAGAGGAAAATTAAAATAGATATACAAATGAAACCCAAGAAACCAAACGAAGAACCAGCACCGAAGATAAAACTAGACATTCAACGGAAAAAGAAAATACCGTTGGATATCAAACTAAAATCTAAACCCCAAACACAGCTTAAAATAAACCCTAAAAAATCAGGTAGTGTTTTAAACCTAATAATCAAACCAAACAAAACACAAAACAAACCAAAACCAAAACCAAATGTAAACTCAAAATTAAACTTAAACGTAAACGTAAAATCAAAACCAAACAACACAAAATCAAAACCATTAAACTTGAACATAAGGAAGAAATATCCTGAACCCGAATTCAGTTTAGATCATTCAGGCATATCCGATGCTCCTCCGTTGATCACGGACACCTATGTTCTCCCAATGTACGGTAAGATGGTACGGCTAACTCTAGATAACCGTAGAATCTACGACATGGGATGTGAAACATTGCTCGGAACAATGAAAGGTCAGGATGTTATATGGTCTGAAGCGGCACTTACCGGTACGGTATACTAAGTACTAAGGTACTAAGCCGGTAATTCGTAGAAAAATGTGGCCATACCTCTGATAGGCATATTGTCTGGCAGAGGCTTGCGATGCTTATTAAAAATAACAATATCACCTGCATGACAATCAGGAATTTCCAACTGATACTTGAGTCCGCGTATAGTGGTTGCATATTTTACATTAACTACAAGCTCACCCTGCTCTTCATTTACAAGCACAATATCAAAGTTCATATTACTTGCTTTGATATTGCGTCCAAAGTACATAAATTTCAATTTTCAAAAGGTACATATTTAACTTAATTCATTGTATTTACAATTACAACACCAGGTTGTTGTTGATGATCTTACCCATGTCAGACACAGCATTGCGACGCGTAATTGTCTTTAGACCAGTGTCATTCACACTGCTGGAAACATTTGTGTTTGTGTTTCGGTATGGTTGGTGTTCTCGAGGAGCGATATCGTATGGATTCATAATGAAATGCACGCGCTTTGTGTCCTCTCCAGTTAGGTAATAGGCAAGCTCAACATCAGTCATTTCACCTTGGTCGAACTCCTTGACAACTTCCTTTGTGAATTTGAAGCGGCGCCCATTGATGAATGGCCAACGCGGATTGCTGAAAATGTCATCATAATCGGCCATGATGTCAGACACGGTGTCCAGAAAAATGGACCTCGTGGTTTGGAATAGAGCCTGTTGGTTAGGATAATGAAGCAAATATTCTTGCATTTTCTTTCCGCTTTCAAGATAATCCATAAACTCTGGTAGAGTAGCAGGTAGTTGGTCTAGGGGTTCCTTGTTGAGCAATGCAATCCAATGTTCATGGGGGTCTGGAAGATTGGGAAGAACATCTGTTGCATGTTGGCAATTGCGGTCAACAATGCGAATCTGTCCATCATTTGTGTGCAGAGTAATACCAAATGAGTTAGCAATGACAGGACCGTAATGTGTAGGTTCCTGAAAAAGTGCGGTCGTTAGCTCCTCGCGATCCCTAGAGCTAGAACTTTGGCGATGCTCAAAATGACTGAATTCATCACTGTCCAAGAGCAAGCTATTCATAGTGGTCTTATCCACAACATCAACAAGAATGAGTTGGTTGGACTCAGGTGTGGTGAAGCTATGATGGTCGCAATGGACAAGGATTACATAGTAACAATAATCCTTGTTTAGTTTTTCAGAATCAAACTGATCCTCGACATCGCTGTACATGTCGATAATACTCCTTGCGGTGGGTGGTCCCCAGCCTCGATTTGGAGAAATCATACCGGAACTAGATACCATCGGTGTGTCATTGTGATGGTACAGGCGCAACATAATACCGTCATGTGCGTTCGTAATAGTATTACTCTCATCAAGAATCATACCTTTCAATTGTTCGTTTGTAAATGTGCTTGGTTCCAGAGGAACAGGCACTCCAGGTGCAACTAGAACACTGTTGCAAACAATAGCCCCCTTAAGAGCCTTTGCGTTAGTTGTATCCGACGCCTTCAGTACCTTAAAGATAGATAGGTCATCTTCATGCTTTACAGCAAATTTGTACTGCGAGGCGACATCCTCGACGGATGCAGCAGTAAGTAGATTTTGGATCTCTGAATGTGAAGCCATTAGTGATGTTATTGTAGGATCATTTTTTTCTACGTGTGGTTATAATGGCTGATACCTTTATGGTTAATGATAACTTTATTACACTTGAGATTATTACAGGTTTGTTTCATGATGACATTAAGGGCAATACGTATGTTGGTTTACCATCAGGCATATATGTGCCTATAAATATTAAAGATCGTGAAGATGAAGACTATGGGTTGGATTCTAAAAGACCTTTCTACGCACCCGTGGGTAAAATTGAATCCATTAAAGAAGAAATGGCTAAAGTCAATTCTGATTCAGTAACTATTGAAATCTTAGACGATAGCGGTTTACCTGAAGAATCAATTGCTATTCCTAATATAGATACACTTGAAAAGGTTCTTGTCGGAGGTTCCGTCCAGGAAGAAGAATTGGAGGAACAGGAAGAAGAAGTCGAAGAAGCAGTGGGTGTGGTCGCTGGTACCAAAACGCAAGAAAAACAAGAAGAGGAAGTAGAACTACAGGAAGAAGAAGTAGAGGAAGCTTTTGCTGAACTGGAAGGCGACGTAGAATTCGAGGAATATGATCCGTTAGATGATTTCGACCTGGAATTCGAAGAAATTCTTGAAGAAGTCAAACATGTGGGTATACTCAAAGTGTATAACGCATACGATATCACACGTGTCAAAGACCTTATTGCTGACGATGAGGTTGCACTACCCGAATTACTGGAACTCAAACGCTCCAATCTCATGAATCTGGTCAATATCAGTAATGCTGGACTTACACTCAGCAAGGGTCAACGGTTGTTGGAACATGAAGGTCTCCCCTCATGGATTGTTCCTGTTGTAGCTGTTACACAAAATAAAGTCGGAAAGTTTACCGATGACATCGAAACACCTCTATATGAAATGCAAGTACGCGACGGTTGCACACTGGAAACTGAATTGAATAGCCCATTTGTACATGTAATGCATAAAATGGACACGGATCCTATTGATCAACCAGCAGGTGGCTGGACACGCGAACGGCAGGATCATACCTTGAATGTTGTTCACCACCTTAATGGGTCGCGTCCTCTTAAGGACGCATTACAAAGCAAGGTTAAAAAACTCAAGGGAAATCAATATGATATGCATATCCAACTCAAGGATTTTGCTAGATCAAAATTGCAGAGAGCTAAGAAAGATAAGAATATGTATGGACGATTGTTGGGCATGCCAAATCAAATCGAAGGCATTAGTACCAAACAAATTTACAGCAATCACATGCATGTTGTTGGTTTTATTATCCGGCCTGTTGGAACACCGCTAGGGAAGCCTCTGTCTGGCAATGAACGTATTATACCACTGAAATGTGAAGGTGTATCCAATACCAGGGACCACGTAGCCGAAGTTTTGGACAGCATGTTTCGTACAATTCCTGATATTATCAGAGAACACAGCGATATTGTTGAGAGATGTTACAATTTAATACCTTTTTCTAAAGTGCTTGCACACTACAAATATACTATCAATGATCTTACGGTGGATGACATGGATTTGCTCAGGTCTTATCTGAGGCGCAATAACGAAGAACACACTAATACTAGGACACGATGGGCACGGATACATGCTGATAAGATCAAGTCTATTGATAAGCGAACACCTGGCGAAATTACCTTCAACCCCCTAAACCAACTGGACTCTGGGCGTTCCTACTACTGCAGTGAACTCACACAATATCTAGAGAGAGTAGGCAAGGAATCAGGTGACATTATTCGCATGGCAGATAGTCAAAATGATATTCCAAATGTGTCGTTTCCAGCGGGAACAGATGATATATATATTACATCCAACGATGTTTATTACAAATATGGTAATAAATGGTACATCAAGGACAATTATACCAAAGTCACTCTTAAATATGCGAGGAATATGTACAATACTATGGTTGATGAACATCCAGTATTGTCTGCGGTTCAAGAGGAATGCAAAAAGCTGGACTATTCGCTACAAACCATCAAGAATTATCATCATGCGAGACTGATGCGGAGTGTTATGTCAAGACTGGAAGATAGCCGTAAACAAAAACATGTAAGAATTTCCCCCGAAGTTAACCTCTTGTTATCTTTTGACTTGACCACACGTAGCGGTGAAAAGTTATTTAAGGAATATTTGGACAGTTACATCCGCAATGAAATTGCAGCAGATATTCATGGATTTTACCGCATGAAATCAACAGGAGAAATTATTTGTTGTAAACACGTTTACAGACAGGTTCATAACCAGGAATTTGACGGATTGACCAGCAGTGATGGTCGATGTATTTATTGCGGTGTAACTATTGTTACGCAGATACAGAAAGACGACTTTAATCAAATGCAACAAACCACTATGAGAGATATGTATATGTCTGAAGATATTGAAGAAGTAAACGATCCCAACAGAATGCTTGAAATTTTTACTAATGTAACACTCCGTGGTCTTAACGATATTATACAATACAAACTTACTCCTGAAAACATTGAAGATATTACTACGGCGGTCATAACATACGTAACAGAAAATCACCCTGAACTTGTCGACCCTTATCGGACAAATGACCTTCCAGCACAACCAATTGGTTCCACAACTACGGACTTGTTGACCGGTCTATTGTATAGCATGCCCGCAAGTGCTAAAGAAAATTCCACCAATCTATTTAATACTGTAACAAAAGCGAAAGGTAAGGCACTTGTCCTGAATAAGTCTATTATGTCGCAAGTATATTCCTATGTCCAGGAAATGACAGGTTTCAATCTAGCCACATATGAGGTGGATTCCAAACCCTATTATATTCACTTGCAAAAACTAGCCTCCAAATCCAAAAAGATCCTAGCTCAGGTGAATTCACGGTCCAATATTTATGCTATGGGTATGCTTAAACCATTCAGCAAGATTTTCGGTATTATCCTAGCACATCTTATTAATAAAGTCAATGAGGACTATAATACTACAAGCAAGGCCGATATTCTCAAAACTGTAGTGGGAACTTATAACGGAGGTGACAGTTACCTTATCAATCTGATGAACGATTACCACCGGGTTATTAATGAATATATTGGTACAGCTATATCTTACCTTAAGGTAGCGTCCGTTGAGAATAGAGAGTTGGTGCGTGAAAACTATGAACGTATGACTCATTTGTTTGAAGGTAATTTCAATAAATCATTGATTGATGCTAAACTCCTTGGTGATATTGATGTATGGGCACAAACCAACCAATATGTTGAAAGTGTATACACTAAAATTACGTACGGGCTTAAAATATATCAAGAGGAAGCTGAAAAGGAAATTAAGGAAGACGGACTATCTCTTGCCAAGTTCGAGAGAGACTACAACGGCCTGCAGATTAATATCAGCCAAAGCACTGGTTATACATCAGCCACCACTCATGATGAACACCAAAAATGCATAGCTGAAATGTTGCATCGTTCAGGTGAATACGGTCGTAGACTGTGGCAACATTACGTAAATATTATCGGAACTGACTTGGATCAACTAATAATTCAACCAACCTGGGAAACTGAGGAAGACACTATTAAAATATCAGACCTATTTGAAATGGAACGTAAGGGTACCAATATCACTGATGTCCGTATGTCCAAGGGGCAAACCTGTATGTATGATGCAATGGCATATTCAACTAAACTATATGTTCAGCCCGGTCTAGAAGAATTAAAAAGCACCGCTGTTCAACATTATCTGCAAAACGAACAAACATTGCAAGACTACGTAGACAGCAAATCCGACTTAGAAACAGTAATGGCGGTTTACAATGATGATGTTGGTTGTGACATGTTGTGGTCTGATTTACAAAGCCATAAAAATCTCGGATTTAAACCTGCTGATGACTTCCGTAGTAATGTTGAAGTTGTTCCTGTAATAGACGATTTTGAAACGGTTGGTGTTACTTTTGAGAAGGGGTCTGAATTAATCTCCAAATCTTTTACAAGACCGATGGATGCAGATTTCCTTAAGCGATTGCATGTACTTGTAAAATACATGAAAGATGACAAATATATACATGCACTAGATGGAGTATTTGAAAAACATAAGAACATATTGACAGCGTACATTACCGATGGTGCAGCGGACACAATCAATCTATCACCCGCGCATCAAAAGGCGCAAGATCGTGCAGGTGTGACATATTATCAATCTGACGACTTTATGCCGATCGACATGAATGATGACTTTTTAGTGTCAATGATGGGTGGCGACACATGGCCAGTTCCAACTAAAACACCCGACAACAAAGTCAATCTTGTGCGCCGCAAACTTAAGCGTAAACAACAACTCGGTCCTATGATGAAAAAGTATTTCCACTGGATAGCCCAACCCATTACAGGTGATGTGGATGAATGGAGCACTATGATGGACGGCATTGTTGAGACAGAAATTGGTTCCAACACATACACCATCGAGAAAGAGATTCTTGACATGGATGGTTACTTTCTAGAGGGGCTCTTCAATATTAAAAAATCTGGCGTTCAAGCTCATAAGTTAAGCTCATTTCAACACTATCTCCCGGAACTGTACAGTATGTCCTACTCAGAATTTAAACTATATGTTGAAGATAACCAAGATAGTCTTGTCGGAGATGATGAATCAAAGTTATTGGTTTTCGACCGCAACATTTATAGTGATATGATTACCGCGGTGATTCGCTTGGATTTGTTAATGCATTACAGGTTTGTCATTCAAAGCGACACCGAATACGATGTCAGAACTATTCACAAACTAGCCTCAGGACTAAATGTAGATGATAAGGGTACTCCCTATGGTGAGTTTCTAAATGATTTTTTCACTGCGATTAATACCGTAGATGTGTTGGACCCTGTACGTTCAGAGATAGACAAGATTTATGAAGTCCGTTTTCTAGATGATATTAAACGTCGTTTTATTAACAAGGGACACATGAAGGCAATGGGTTTGAATGTTGCTGGTGCAGGTTTGTCCACCGGAGAAGGCGAGGAAGAAGATAACGCTCTCGAACTTACCGAAGAAGAAGAAATAGAAGGTGCGCAAGGAGGCAAGATCGAACTACTAGAAACAGAGCAACTGGAATTGCTTGAAGACGACGGTAATCTAGAGCTTGAATAAGCGTAAGCATAAATTATTTTTAAATTATTTTTAAATTAGTTTAATTTACTTTGTCTATTTTGTTTTGTAATCATTTTCACCGACCTCCACTGTACCATAGTATTGCCTAGATGCATGTACTTTGTTTTCGAGCACGTGATGCCAGTACAATGTCGCGAGTTGTTCTTTCTCCTTTGCTTCTGCTTTCTTGGACTCACGAGCAGCTATTAGGTAATCAGAGTAGTCGTACAATTTAACGTCTTTGTCGCGGAGATGGCACAGTCTTCCCGATCCAACATAACCATCCCAACTGTAGTTGTGCCGACTTTTCTTTCTGACGGATATATTTTAAATGTAAAGTATGTTGTATATTCTTTTTAAATAGGCTTAAATGGGTTTAAGGTTCCAATCAACGGGTTGTTTACCGCAGCTGACCAGGAATTTGTTAGCTTTACTAAAATGATCACACTCAGTAGGAAACTTATTGTTACGAACCATCGTGGAAGGATGGCAATATTCAAGAACGAGATGATGATTTGTCTTGGAGATGAGTTTTTTCTTAGTTTTAGCTGGCCCACCCCACAACATAAAAACCAGTTTAGTATAATTATTAGAGAGCAATTCAATGATTCTATCAGTAAATGGTGTCCATTCAGCCAAATGGGTTTTAGGTTTACCCTGCTCAACAGTCAATGCGGAATTGAGCAATATCACTCCTTGCTCAGCCCATTCTTTTAGATAACCATGCTTCGGTTTGCTCTCGAATTTAGGTGACAATTGCCCATCTGCAAGCAAGGCTTTGTATACATTGTTTAATGATGGTGGAACTTTGAAACCAGGTTGAACAGAGAATGATAGACCATGCGCTTGACCTGGTCCATGGTAAGGATCTTGGCCTAGGATAATTATTTTAGGTTCAGATATGAGGTAGCTAAAGGCATTGAACATATCCTGCGGTGGCGGGAAGATATTGTCTTGCCCAATCAAATCTCCCAGTTTTTTGTCTACATCTCTGGCTAGTTTGTTGATTTTTGTGTCATTGAGAATTTGTAACCATCGGTTATCTGTTGGAAAGTAGTTGAGTATTTTAGATCCATGACCCATAGACTCTGTCTCGGATTTAGAATTAGAATCAGGTATTCTTACCAGTGTAGTAAAATCTACTTCATACAACGGATTTTCAGCATCATTAACAATGTGATTTTCATTAAGGATTAGTTTAAATATCCCAGCGTCAGTTTCAGTTTCAGTTTCGAGTTCGAGCTTAGGTTGTTTGGGTTTTACGGCAACTCTTGTTCTGGGTTTAGATTTAGTCCTTTCAGTATTTTGTTTTGTTAAATTCTGAATATTCGGTTCAGATATTCCATTGAGATAGATAATAACCTTTGGTTCTATGCCGCTTTTCAGTTTAAATGTTGCCATAAAATCAACAACCGCTTCTGTATAATCTTTCAGATCATACTCATTGCTTATGGGTAATTGCATATGCAATTCTGATACTCTGGCACTGTCGCATATTTGCTGCATACATTCCGTGAATTTTTTGACACGGACAACATTACTATCATTAAGATAACTTTTGTCATCGGAAGGGTACACTTTACAGAAAAGATTAACAATACCAGAATGACCTGAACCCATATATGATGATTGGGTAGTACCTGCCTTAGCACGTTTTCCTGCACTGTTTATGTTATAGTAATTTACCGTATCTACCGCAGTATATTTATCATACAGTTCTTTAACGTATGGTGCGTCCTTGGGACTAAATTTGCTCAGTGATATAGCAGGAAAGCATGCTACGTGACTGATACAGTTATCATCGGTTAGATCCGTTTCCTGGATGAATTTAACTATGGAATCTTCAACAAATTCAAGAGGCATTAAAAAATGTTTATCTGTCATTTTTTATATTAATGGAACATACACGAACACCCCTGGACCTATTAAATGATATCAATGCAGTCAATACAGTGTTAAAAAAATCAATCGATAAATACAGAAAAGAAATAATACCGGGCGCAAAAGTGCTCAGTATTTATCAGAGTTATGGAATTAAATTTTTTAATCTTCTTGAAGATCGTACATTCGTGTGGGAACCTGGTATGCATTTCCCACATTGCTCACCTTACAACAATAAGTCCAGTGATGCTATACATTATTTCGCATTACCCAGTTTAAATTCGGCCACATATCACCTTAAATGGACAATAATATCACAATTGATGGATATAAAAAACGACACCATGGATAGGCTTCGCTCATCTGTTAGGACAGGACAAAAATGCGATGAATACGATGATGTATTGGAAAATATATACACATATCTGACCACGGGTATAGAATATTTGCAGAGACTGCACAGAGTGGCCATATGTTGTAGAACAACTGAAGAACATTTATCATTGCATGTAGCAGAAGATGAATTTGTCCAACAACTAAGCGCTCTGTGGAAACCATTATGTTTTACTGTGTTGTCATCTATAATATTATATAACGAATCACCGGTATATTTTAACAGGACCATGTTAGATATAGGAGAACCGATGCATGGCATAATAATAACATTGGAACATAACTATCGCGAACTTATGAGGAAATATGGTGCGGAACTCCAGGGGAAGTTAAAATCTGGCTACGGTTTACCTGTACCATCTGATGCAAATTGGGAACATGGTAACTTTTAACTTCAGAGCTATATAATTTGACAGCTATTGATTGTTATTATGTCACAACAAGAAGCTCTGTGCAAATTATCAAAGGCGCTAAATATGTCTGAAAAAGACTTATCAGACATATTAAATAAACTGGAACTCCAAATTGATGTTGAACATGTCTGGGTATCAGGATATGGAGGCAAAGATGAGTATATACGCAAATCTAAAATTTTGATGGAATGTTGCTGTGGTTGCGATATAGGCCCAGGCGGTGATTATAACGGCATGGACTGTTCTAACTGTGGTCGAAGTGTAAGATGTTATGAATGTGCTTTAGGTGGAGGTAGAGGTGAGTGTGCCTTTTCATAAGTATATTGGCCCTCTTTAAAATGACTGAATTCATCCAAGTTATATATAAGAACTTGGTATTCTTTAGTGTTGGTTTCCTGGTTAGCCACCGCGGCAAATTCATCAGCTACCTGCCTGACGGTAAAAACACCGCGAATATCACCCATATTGGGAGGCGAATAAAGACAATCACAAACGATATAGACTGGAACATTATGTGACATATGGTATAGCTTATTATACTATGTCCTTAAGCCATACCATATTCACTTTTTCGAGCAGGAATATGTGGAGATTCTTGTTAAATTATTTGCACAACGCACCGACCAATATTATCTGCTCTCATATTGTATATTGAGAGCAATATACAATTTCGATAATCAATAAATAATAAGTTACGGTAATTTACCGCTTTGCTTTTTAAGAAATCGACCTGTTGTATAATAGGCAAAACAGTTCGCGGTATCATATGATCAGGAATATTACGGATGTCACAATCTATTGGTAAATGCTTACTGTAACATGTAAATTCAAATTCATCTGGTTCTAAATCATCATCTGTTTCTTTAATAATTTTCCAGGTTCTCATCCTAATCATATTACTCGGTGTGTCTTTAACCATTTACCAGTATATTTAGATACTTCATGTTCTAAATCATTCTGGAGCTGTTCTAACATGTCCGCTTTTTTACCGTTATCTTTAATTCCTTCGATTTGTTCAATAACGGTATAATATATATCCTTGATTTCGAATTCTGCAACATCGTTAAGACGCCGCATAAAACCATTTATTTGGCGATTTAATTTGTTGTGGGGCAATTCGACATTGCTTAATTTACGATACATGAATGCCAAAGTTTCACATTCTCCAGATACTTGATTTACGATGGCAGCCCCTGAACTGAACAGCGGATACAACTTCTGTGTCATATTGCGATCTTTTTGATATAATGCCTTGTTCCATAATCTTTTGGCAAGTTTCAAAGGTTTCCAATGTTCTTTACTTCCGTATTTGTCAATATCGTGGTTTAAACTCTTTACACGGTCTTCCAACGGAGCATTTAGAACTGCGTCATTACCTTTACCATCAGTCCATACGAATAAGAAAAAGTTAGTTACCTCTGTATAATTTCCATTAACAGGAGCCCATAAATCCAGTTTAATCAAACTTTGATGCGTAATAGCTTCTTTTAGACTTAAAACACGTGAAGAAATTTTCTTATTTCCCGAGATAATTTCATCAATAGTCCATCGCACAATATAATTATCACGATCATCCGCAGAAAATTTCATATCTAGACCTGCTTTAAAATCTCCCCAAAAGATTGTCTTACTCTTTTTGACTTTACATGCCATGTCCTGCAGTTCACCCGCTATTTTATTGAGAGCTGTTTCCCGTGTACAGCATATTTTCACAGGTTCAAATATATCAATATCGCCTGGATACCGATGAACTTTGTATTTAAAACTACCCACAGGTTCTGTAGAATCGGAAAATGTGATAAGTTTAATAATATCCTGAGTGTCTTGACTGAGACCTAACATATTTCGTTGACGGTAAATGTCATACTCGCTTTTGTTTGTTTGTTGATTGGATGCAATGCTGTACAACATAAGACCACCGGACAGCAATTGTGGTAATGTAATTGGCATATATAATATCATACTATTTATTGTTTTTCCTCATTGTTTCTTCCATGTCTTTGGCTTGTTTAACGGCGTAGTCAACCCATGTAGTGATTTTGGGTAAAGCATAATTTTGATCCAGATACACGCCAGCAGCGATACCTAACAAGAAACCAGTGAAAGATTTCATTATTATATTATATATAATGTTATGGCTAATTATCTTACTGATAATTACATTATCATCCGTAATTTACACATTCGATGTCAAAACCTTCGAAGGTTTTAGAAATGAAACCAGGATGTTTCCCTTTCATTCTCCATTAAGCACAGATTTTCACCATTACAAAGAACATACTATAACCATTAGTAATAATATGACTGAACGGGGAAGAATAATAACAAGCGAGCTCAAGACAGAGGTGCGGGATAACCCAGACATAAAGCTTGTACCAGAATTAGAACTATTAGAACTATTAGAACTATCAGATAACTCAAACTATAATGGTTATAGTTTTGTAGCTACTCTGCATCAACCCATTCTTTTACTGTTGGTCAGAGATGAAACAGGCATGATTGAATTTAATGACATACAACATTATACATGCAAAGTAAAAATTGGCATTCCTCACAAAGATAGTACAGAGCGTCGCATAATTTCAGACATACTTAATTATTATCCCGACAGTGTCAAAAATAATACTGATATCATACCCCTAAATAAGTGGACCACAAATCATTCTACCGTAGGACCAACATCAGGACTCATATTGGGACATGACTATCATATACATGCTCAACTTGTTTATCCTGGCAAAACTAACAGTATAATTCGCAAACTCACAGAAGAGCAACCTAGCCATTTAATGACTATGGTACGGATTAATGGTGGTAACTACTTCATAACGGGTAAAGAAAAAGCATTTTACAAGAAAAATACCTATTATGAAAAAGCACTTTATGATCTGCAGAGGAGCATCAAATTTTATCCGCAACTCTCCCGTATAGGTAGCCAACAGTATAGTTTATATTTACCCACAATCAAATGTCGATACTTGTTGTTAGCTAAAGATAGTGTAGATAACCGAACTATAAACAAGATAATCCGCAAATTATTTATTCTGTACACTTCTCGTAAAATCAAAGAGATGACTTTGACTGATATGGTTCGTAATGTTACCAAATTACCGATACATCCTGCCAGTAAAAAAATCTATGGTCATCTGCACTTGGTAAAAGATGCAGATACACGTTCGTCTATCTATGAGAACAATATTATTAACCGAATCTAAACCGATTAGACTGGAATTGACTTCGGAGCTTGCCAGATTGTACGGTCCCTGGATTCGCCCTAATTTCCATACTGGGCATTGGATTTGCGCTATCAGCATCGGATATGTTATCCACGTCGATTATGGTATGGTGTGGTATAGGACTCGTCAGCGGGATCACATTGCCCGACATATCAACAATATGATCCATGTCTGTATCAGCTATGGTATGCCTAATATCTTCTACCTCGTCACTCTGTCCCCAATATTTATTGGGGTCTAGTTTGTTACTATCCATTTCACCTTCTATTTCCTTCCAAATAAAGGTAGGCAATATTTGTCCACCGGTTGACAAATCTATTAACGATTTTGTGATAGACTTAAGAAAATCTGTCCCCGGTTCCCGTTCATCATATTCATTGACTAGTTCAGCTTCTATATTTAGGATGATGCGATTATAACCCTTGCTCATTTCCTGATGAGCAGCGGCTAGAGTTGAAGGGTCTTTACTGTTCATTTGTTGGCCCAATACACCTGAGAGGGCGGCACATATTAAAACAGCTACACCAATGCCAATTTCTGGTTTATCCAACAGTAAGTTGGTGCCTTCCAAAATCGTAGTGGTTGCGCCCAGCAATGCAATTATCATTGTTATCCGTTGAAACGATCTTTTATAATACTCATACGCTCTCGCGTGACATAAACTATAAATCTTAGATATGTCTGAATCTGCTAATAGTTTCTGTGTTTTTTTATCAGTCCATTTATTGGTATCAATCACAACGTCTGCTGCTGACATATTGTATTTTATACCGACTGATCAATTTAGATTTAAATTTAAAAGGTCTTCCATGTGCTGAGTGCCTCCTTTAAGCAAACCGTCGTTATATTTTTCTGTAATCTTAATGATCGATTTGCCTTTCGGGTGATTAGTTCGCAGTTCAGGTACAATATACCTAAAAGTTAGGTTGTATCTGACACCTGCACTACTTTTTTCTGCAGGTATAGAGTGTTCATAATGTTGTTGACAAGTATTTTCCATTAGATTTATTTGAAGAACAGTTAGAATTAACATATGACAAGAAGGCCAAAATGAGAGGGAAAGTAGTAAACAAACACGCAAGACATAATTTGTGTTTTGATCACGAAGCGCAAGAGGCAGCATATGAAGAAGGTAAAGGTACCGTTGTACCTTATAGAGATGTACCGTTGCTGGCTAAATTGCGCGAAGTCTACAGTGAAATGGGAGAAAGTAAAGGTTATCCTGAACTCAAAGTTGAAAGTAATTATTATTACGATACAACAACCTGCGGTATTGGATATCACGGTGATACAGAACGTAGCATAGTGATAGGTGTTCGGTTAGGAACAACCATACCATTAGTTTATCATTGGTGGTACAGCAAGGAACATCGCGGAGAAGCCATACCCGTAACGTTAAATCATGGTGATGTTTATTTTATGAGTGAAAAAGCAACTGGCAATGACTGGAAAAAGTGGTCTATGGTAAATCTTAGGCATTCAGCCGGCTGTGCTAAATATACTGTCCCCAAAGCAAAAAAAATGAATGTATAAATTTATTAATGTTTGTTATTTGGTCACTTGCTGATGGAGACATATATACCTTCTATAAATGCTCGGAAGATCGAGAAAAGTTACTAGATTGGCTGGACAATCATTTGAGAACTAAATACAAATACAAGACCACGAAGCCCTTGGATAAGGACGAGTTGGTTTGCGGGGGTGAAACAGTATACATCAATGATTGGATTCATTTAGAGGACGTTGAACTGTTGTAGTGATGAAACGCGGTTTCCTACAATCTTTCGATTGCAACAATGACACACAAATGGTGAAGACATTGAGGTTTCGCTATCATTATAGTTAAAAGTTATTTGGTCACCTACATCCACTGGTTTGACAGTAATAAGAACCCAACTGCCGTGAAGTTTAATAACTTTGCATGTTGGATCGCAGCTGTGGTTAACCATTGCTCCCTTAACATCCTCAACATGACCCTCATTGCCAATCTGAATGGATGTTCGAGTTGGTTCTTGCAAGACTGGTCCTGATAACACAAGGACTACTGTGTCAATGCCTAGTCTAGGCTTGGAACCGGTATATGCGAGCCCGCTATACCCCTGTGTGATTTGTTCGATATTTGTTTGTACTACCATTATTCACATATTTGATTCAATTTATAAATTGAATTGGTAATCCATATAATGTCTTTTAATCTAGTTCGATTTTATAACCTTAAGTATATTCGTTCTTATTTTAATGCTCTGACAGTCTTGTATGAAACAGCTAAACCGGCAGGAGTTTTCTGCAGACAACAGAATTTGTTAAATTGTCCGTCATTTGAACAGTTTATAGACCATGTAGAGGAAAGTAATACAAACATCCATGTGTGTATCACTGGATTTGAGGGTATTCAAAACGATACCGTGAGTATGCATGTGATGGAACATAATCTGTTGCAGCTGAAAAATTACAATTACAAACACAAAGACGCGAGTAAAATAGATTTGACAGTATTGGCACTGACCGACACACAGATCCCGCATTTAGAGTTGTTTCGTGAGCACATATGCATCGGTAATTAATCTTAACTACTTATAACTTACAGGGATTAGTAATTAATATGATATTGGGTTATTGAATTTAATGAAGATGAAGATGGTGAAAGAGCTAAAGATGTACTAGATGGTTCGCCAAATGGGACACCATTCTGTGGTAATATTCTGCATATCAAAGGTAATAAATGGATAATATGGATAGCTTCGCAATGCCTGGAGCATCATTTACAAAGACTAACATAACATATCAAATCCCGGTTCCAGAAACTGTAGTATCTAGGGATAATGTGCGGTTTAATCTAATGTTAGACGACATATTTCACAGATACCTAGCTTAATTACATTTCTTACATACCTGCGTTATAAAACACATACAATTGGCACAATGTTTACGCTCGCACTTCGAACACTTGTCGTGACTCCTAACTCCATAACCGTCGCAATCACTGTGATATCCTATGTCTTCGATATTTTCGCATTGCACGCAAAAATATCGATCGCAACCATCGCATCGCCAAGCTGCTGGTTGCTTTCTGTTACATAAAAAACATCTTTCCTTAGGCATTGAACTATTTTATTGCACAAATCAATTTTAAGGTTAATAATTTAAATCCTGCAATGTCGTACAAATACACCCTTTGTCACATGAATACGGGGATGGACAGCATTTTGGTGAGCAACGGACGTTTAAGTTGTGAAACGTTAATAAAGGGTTCCACATAGGCCCTGGTTTATGATCTTCAGAACGCTGGGGTATACCGTGACCATAATGTGTGGGATCGGGTTGGCCAAAATTAAAACCCGCAATAGGCCATTTAGGATTGCGGTCCGATGGCAAGTTGTTTTTACCATCATAGGAACCAGGGACTCCGTTACCTATACTTTGACCTATATCAGCAAATGGACGTGGTTTACCACCACCTAACTGTTCTGTCAATATATTTCGGCCTTTATACAAAGCAAAACCGACTATTATTAGCAATAGTATTGTTAGTATCATATTATATTATTACAACTAAATTAAACTAAATTTAAATCCAAAACTGAACGTTTTGGATTTAAATTATGCCTTCTGTCTTGTGCAAGAATGAATATGTGACCGTTGAAGTTTCTATTGAGACATTTTGGAATAACTTGCATACTAGAGCGTTATATGTCATAACTATAGTATATTTAGAGGACGAGGGCGTGACCTGCCCTCATGCAGAAATAATACATACGGAACAATTATCAATTAAACAGTATTTGGAGTATGAAGACGTTCAATCATATGTACTCACTATAACAGAGAACAATAATAAGCACGTTATAAGACGCATATCCCGAGACAGTATGGAAAAAATAATAAACCTATTGTTGGTGACATTCGCCTGGGCTATCACCGTTCATTTGAACAAATTGAGCGCCGTTTTGACTTCCCCTCATCATGAATTGTGGCATACCGCCATGCATACTCATCATTCTTTGACGTTGTGCCATCATATGTGTCTTATAGGCCTCGGGTGTCATTGAATTAGCTGCTACATCAAAATAAGGTGACTGTACTTTTGGTATCTTTTGGCAGCATAATGACTTAACGGTAGCAATTTCTCTTGTCTTATTCTTTCTAATTGAACTGAAACCCTTGTGATCAATACTTACAACAACAAGCAAGTTGTCGTTATCCGTCAATCCTGAACCGGTAACGATGTAGATCTGTTCACCATCGTCTTCTGGATGATCGTAATAATCACTGACAACATATGTTTTTCCATCAGGGTGAAGGAATGAAAAATAAAACGCTCCAAACGCGTCAAGTGGGTTAAGAACATGTCTGTAAATCAAATCACCATTGTTGATTTCAAACTTGGTAGGTTCCTTGTTCCAGTTAATATCGAGTTCAATAACAATGTCACCTGTGACATAATCAGGTCGTTCAATACCCTGATGTTGAACAACTTGTTTTTTGCCCAGAGCATCCGGATCCATCTCAAGTTCAAGTTCAAATTTTTTGTTGCTCTTTTTGGCGCCTTTGTCGTCCAGAACAGGAATATCCTGACTAATTTTAAGTTTCTTGCGTTGTACGACCTGACGCAATGACACGGGTAGCTGAATACCGAAAGGTGGGCAGACGCGGGATTGTTGTTCCATTGCGTCTCTTCGTTGCTTCAACATATTAACCATATCCCATCCACCTCGTTGATATGCACGTTTGAGTTGCGGGTCCTGCAGATCCATGAGCATACTCTGGGCACTACCCAATTCCTGGAAACGTTCCTGTGCATCGGGTGCCTTATTACGGTCAGGATGAAGTTTGATGGACTTTTTCTTGAATGCCTTTTTGATGTCTGTTTCCGTACAATTCTTCTCCACACCTAGCACTTTATATGGATCAATGTTATTGGTTGAGTTGTTCATTAAAAAAACAAAGAGATCAATTTCATTTAATCTATTTTCATCCCGTATTAATTATTCATGCAACAGAGAAGCTACACACTCTTGTGCACACAGGGGCAAAACATCGACATTGTATCCACCTTCCAGTACAAGACCTACATTCGGTGTTAAATCTAATAACATCTGTGTCATAATACCATAGCATTTAGGCGTGACATGTGAAGCGTCGCCACCAACCGGATCACCTTCAGCAGCATCGAAACCACATGAAACAAGTATCAAGTCTGGTGTGCCATTATTTAGTTTATATTGATTCAGGAATTCAGCTAAATTACTTGTAAATATTGAATCTGTGCACGGGACATTGATACCATAGTTTGTTATTTGCCCATTGTGATAACTACCTGTCGCTCCACGTTTTTTGAATGGGAACATGTTACAGTTGTCATAGTAATGCATACTCATAACCTGCAATTCATTTGCGGTATAATCTTTTTTGCATAAAATGTCGGAGCTTCCATGATGATAATGAAAATCCCAGTCTACAACTAGAACTTTGAAGGCCAGTCTTTTTTCAAGTGCATATAATGCTGCTACCATAACTTTGTTAAAATAACAAAAACCGGAACATTTCTTTTCACATGCATGATGTCCAGGGGGTCGCACCACTGCAAATCCTGATGATATCTTACTGTTAACGTCGAAAATATCATCAACGAGATTTAACGCTGCGCCGGCGGCGAATAGTGCAGCTTGTGGCGTGTGTTCATCTGAATACATATCGGGATCATTACCGGTAATTTTGATAGTATCATGTAATACATTGTACACGTATTTATCTGTATGTGCCAGTGCCAATTCTGACTCTAGTGCTGCGCGTTGAGTTTTAAATACAACATTAGGCATCGTATCGAAACTTTCATGAAGACCATTCATAATAGCAACGGTACGATCAGCAGATTCTACGAATGCTTTGCGTAAACGTACAATATGATTGTCCGAAGAAGTGTGGTGATAAATTGCTACTGACATTAAAAAAGAATAAAACTCAATTTTAACTGTTCAAAGTAAATATTCATTTGCAAATACAGTATTAATTCATGTACAAACTTTGTGGAACCACAATGTCGCGGATGATTTTGGATTGGTGATTATCTAGCAAGCTAAGTATTTTGTCATTTTGGGAAATGTGGGCTATCTTAACACATTCGCGGCAAATATTGTTTAATTTCAACATCATGCGCACAAACTCACCTGAATAAATTTCGGATTCGGTATTATGTATTATACTGTTGAAATCCATACCCGAAACCCACATTGCAGCAATATCTGTATATTCGTGCGTATAACTCCAGTCAGAATACCATAACTGTTGTTGTGCTTCGTAATTCTCGAATTCAGATATATCATCCAGATAGTGCTGTATGACATCTGGGACAACGTTGTCGATCCACATCAAATTTCGGTCACTGGGTTTTGACTGCAGGAATAAACTTAAGACTGATATCAACTGTTTGAAAGTAGTAATCTCATCTAAGTAATTGCCTGTCAACAATTCTGTCAACATAATAGGATTGCATTCATTTATATGTGCTGCTATTGTTCCTGTCATAGTTACATTTTCTGATGAACAATTATCCATGGACGTTCCACTTGAAAGATACCCAAATTCTATCAACATATCAATTACTTGCGATAACCAAGACGAATAACGGCTGTCATGAGCATCGTATTCATGTTGTTCATGGTCAACTTCCCCTTGCAGGTCCTGCAACTCCTTCAATTTCAGAGTAAACGCCTTAAATTCGCCCTCATTCTCAATAATCCATGGTTTAATGTTCTTGAAATAATGTTTCTTGGCAGCTTTACCCATACCCTTCTTCTCTTTGGATTTCAAATGTTGATCATACATCTGCTTGACTGTGCTTTCGTTGTCGCCATCACAAGACAATCCCGTAACTTTTTTCTCTAGGATTTCTAACTCTGATTTCAGCTTTGCTAGATAACTACCACGATTGACATTAACCTTATTTTCCTGCACAGCCATTAACGATTTGTTAGCGGTATCCAGAAGTAAACGTTGAGCCTTGCTAGCCAATTCACCTCCTGCTAACATATTTTTAAGAATATATGAGTAATCCATACGAAATCTAGAACGGATTTTGCTAATATCGCCACACATCATATCCCTGGCATCGTTAAGTGACGGCATACCATAACGAGCATTGAACGGTAATAAGATAACTGTTCCTTTTTCGTCAATGCCGCGACGACCAGCTCGGCCAGATATTTGGCCATATTCTTCTGGCAAAAGTGTGCGGAAAGTAGGTCTGCCACCATTAGCTAAACTTTGGCCGTCAATCTTCGATAAACCACATAGCACAGTGGTTTTGGCTGGCATGTTGACACCAGCTGCGAATGTCTCAGTTACAAACAATACTTTAATCCATCCTTTAGAGAAAAGTTCCTGCACAATTTCCTTAAGTGGTGGAGGGAGTCCGGCATGATGATACGCAACACCCTTGAACAGCAACGTTCTTAGTTCCTCGGTTTCTGCCATTGCGTCATATGAACTGCTGAAGTTTCGTAACATCTTTTCGAACTCTTTTATCATTGTATTTCCTAGTTTTGCATCGATCAATGAACGAGTGATGCTAGCGGCATATTCTTGGCACTTTTTTCGGCTGAAGCAGAAAAATAATGCAGGCATGTCGATCCTGGGCAAATAGTTATCTAATTGGTCGGATGAAAACGAATAGTCTTTGCAGGCCTTCATGTATTTATCCTTGTTGAAATTGCCCATATTGTCCATAATTAACAGTTTCTGCTTGTGTGTGAGGATATAATGTGACAACGGAACAACGCGATGTGGTGTAGTTGTATATGTCAGATCTTTACCTTTACAGTCCACAATCCATTGAGCAAAATCGACAGCGTCCGGTAACGTAGCAGATAACATTACCATCTGAATATGTGACGGCATCTTAATTATCGATTCTTCCCAGACTGTGCCACGATTCGGGTCTTTAATCCAATGAACTTCATCAAACACAACTACGCTGACATGATCCAGATTGAGACCGACAGCTCCGCCAACAGCACCTGATTCGTCCTCATTCTCCTTATCCAGATTAAATAGAATATTACGGAGAATCTCGGTGGTCATGATAACTACTTGTGCATCATCTGAACGTTCATTAATATCACCTGTTTTGATACCAATGTCCCAATCTGGATATTTGCGCCTGAAATCGCCATAGATCTGCATGCTAAGGGCTTTAATAGGTGACGTATAAATAACTTTTTTGCCTTGTTTAATACCATACGCGGTAGCATATTCGGCCACGCTGGTTTTACCTGAACCAGTATGAGCGGTGACAAGGACATGTTCGCCGCTTTCGATAGCCTGAAATGAATGTTTTTGGAAATCATCTGGTTGATATGGGAATGTTAATGAACATTCACCATCTACCATATCTGGTGCTGTACCTGTTCTGACATGAAGTGACATTGACAATTGTGCACTATTCATTTTTGATTTGTAAATGAAAATGATTAGACTTATTTAACAATGTCGGTATTCCGCTTGAGTGTTAGTGTTGATGTATTTACCCCCGAGACAGCGGCTAGCGAGAGCTACATCCAAGAATTAAAAAAACTGTGCAAACCCTACATTGGAGGGGGAATGCCATTCGTTTATAACTACACTCATATCTATATTGTTAAGGCTATGGATCAAAGTAATGAAATAATAGGAGGTGGTGTCGGTACAGTTTACAAAGAAGATACAATAGGTCGTTGCGATCAATGGCATTTCGGAACTAATTATCAACGAATGTTGTGGATAGACAAATTGTGGGTTATAACAAAAATGCAGGGATGCGGAATAGGTCGGCAAATTGTTAAAAAGCTGGAAAATGTTTTATCTAAACATATAAATGAAGCCAGTCGTCCCAACATATACGTTATGGGTGTTACAGGTAGCGGTGGGTTTTATAGAAAGTGTAACTATCAACTGGTTGATACACCAGACCACCAGGAGGATGAAGACTATCCTAGTTCATATAAGTATGGTGCTTGTGTAGGTTTTTGGTATGCTAAGAACCTTTTAAATCCTGAGAAGTTTCCATCTAACGAAAAATCTGACCACATGGATCTAATATGTGCCGTTAAAAATCGTCTGCAGTCAGATTATCAAAGCTATTTTCTAGATCCTGTTCCTGATCTAGATTTTCTTATCCAGTGGTTGGAAAACGATGACTATTCAAAGGTTGATCAAAAAGTAATTGACCAAATTAGACCCGAAAATGAGTGTGCTATTGAATGCTACACCGAAATGTTGGAAAATTAATGTAATTATGGTGTGCATGATGAGTCGGGTAAAATTTCATGATTGGAACACGTCTTCCCTGCACTCTTTACACAACATCTTTGATTACCATGTTGTGTTAGACATCGTTCTTGCGTGTAACGCTTCCTGTTGTTCGGTGAAGTGCAATATGGTGTTCCTTTAAGGTTTTTGAAGAACAGTTGCGTAATATGTACACGACCCTCAGCAGACCACGCAAATCCACAACTCATATGTGTCCAACTCAAGGACATCATCTGTTTATGATGTCCCTGTGGTTGTGTATCAGGATACAGTGGTTCATTGTACATTTTTTCTAGACAACGAAACATTTCATCTCTGACTCCTTGATATGTAAGATGTTTGGCTCGGTCAAATCGTCCCCATGAATACTGACCTCTAGAACAACATGAATTATGTGCTCTATTACCACAAGCAAAACCTTCCTTGTGTCCACCTTCACAACCACCGCCGTTACCATAGTTGAAAAAAAGCCCACCCATAGCAGATGCGCTGGAACATGTGTTCATTCCATAAGCATGAAGAAACGGATATGTTAGTCCTTGGGAAACCCTATATGGAATGGAGCCGTTCTTGAATGGAATCAGACCAGCACGGGCATCATTATGAAACTTTACACAGACGTTGTGTAACTTTTTTAGTTCGCATTTGCTGATACTTTTTGGTCTTGCTACGAAATTGTATTCGTAGTTGTTCCATGGTTCAGTACCTGTACCTGTAACATAGCGACCAGATGGCGGAACACCGTTTGAATATATCTTATCCTGATACCATCCACGGAGTTTGTAATTAGGGCAACCACCACAAACGATGGCGAAAAGGGTAAATAATACGGACATTGATTGATAAGTCATTATTATAAAGCGTCGATCATTTTCATATCAGTTGAACATCAATACTGGAAAATAGTTAGGTCTTATAAATGTTGGCGACAGTTATCACGCCAGTTTCCGCAACGTTCTTGACCTTCGCCAGTTTTACTGGCTTTAGCCCAATAAGGACTGCCATTTCCGCGCATTAATAGACATTTGAGTTCGCTACCGTCTCCGCGGATATCGCAAACATCGCCAAGGGCTTCGTCACCGTACATATCATAATATGAACGAGCAGATATTCTACCACTCTTACCATGGGCCTTAGTTGTTGTAGTTTTAACCTTTGTAACCTTGGTTGTCTTCTTAGTGTCAGGATTTAACTCAGCACCTGCTAATATTAAGGCATATTATGATAACCCGGAACTCGCGTTGGATTATGCCAACCATGAATAAATAACTTCAATGCAGGGACAAAACAAATTCCAATTCCAGTT